GCAGCAGATAAAGTTAAGCTCAATGGATTGAATATTAATAACGTTAGTAATATATCATTCTCATCAGATGCAGCTAAAGTAACAGCAACTATCAGCAAAGATAATGGTAATGCGGCTGATACTTCTACAACTGTGAATTTACCAGTAGCATCCTCTACTAGTGCGGGTTCTATGAGTGCTACTGACAAGATAGAATTAGATAGAATTAGTACTGCTAACTTTGCTCTTGGAGCAGTAACTCCTACTGCATCTACTGTGGGAATAGCTGCTAGTAAGACTACTATCTCTAGTGGAGCTAGTGCAGCCAACAACATTACTCTTCCAGCAGCTACTCAGTCAGTGGCAGGTGTAATGACAGCAGCAGATAAAGTTAAGCTCAATGGATTGAATATTAATAACGTTAGTAATATATCATTCTCATCAGATGCAGCTAAAGTAACAGCAACTATCAGCAAAGATAATGGTAATGCGGCTGATACTTCTACAACTGTGAATTTACCAGTAGCATCCTCTACTAGTGCGGGTTCTATGAGTGCTACTGACAAGATAGAATTAGATAGAATTAGTACTGCTAACTTTGCTCTTGGAGCAGTAACTCCTACTGCATCTACTGTGGGAATAGCTGCTAGTAAGACTACTATCTCTAGTGGAGCTAGTGCAGCCAACAACATTACTCTTCCAGCAGCTACTCAGTCAGTGGCAGGTGTAATGACAGCAGCAGATAAAGTTAAATTGGATGTTACACTTCCCAATTTAATCGATAGCAACAAAACTAATATAGATAATTACACTGTTAACGGCTTTAAAATTTCTACTAACCCTGTATTAGATGGAGCTGATATCAAAATAACTGGATACACCAAACCTTCTACTACCGGAGCTTTAGCGGCCGCTGATAGTGTCAATGGTGCTCTTGGTAAGTTAGAGAAGAAATTGGATGATGAAGTAACTAACAGAACTAATGCTGTTTCAAATCTTACCAATACAGTAAATAGTAATAAGAGTACTATTGACAATTATACTATTAACGGTGCTAAAATCTCTACTAACCCTAAAATAACTGTAACAGTAGGAGGATCTGGTAATGCTGTAACCACAGCTTCATTTAGTGGGACTGTGCTGACTCTTACTAAGGGAGCTACGTACAATAACTACTCTCATCCAGCTGGTTCTGGGGCCAGTAAATCTACTGGCTTGTATAAATTTAGTACAGATAGTACTAGTCATATCAGTGGTGTTACAGCAGTAACTAAATCTGATATAACTGCCTTAGGTATTCCTAGCTCTGATACTAATACTACTTACAGTTTCTCAAGTGGAAATGGTGGCTTTACTGTAACTCCTAGTGGAGGTTCCTCACAGACAATATCAATAGGTAAGCCTTCTACAGCAGGTACAGCAGACAAAGTAGCTAATACATTAACCTTTACTGGTTATCAATCTAAATCGTATAATGGATCTGCTGCTGTAAGTGTAGCTATTCCTAGTAAAGTCAGTGACCTAACTAATGATAGTGGGTATATTACTAGTTACACAGATACTAAGAATACTGCTGGCTCAACTAACAGTTCGAGTAAATTATATTTAATTGGAGCTACATCCCAAGCTTCTAGTCCTGTTACTTATTCTAATTCAGGAGTATATACACAAAGTGGTGCTGTTTATGCATCTGCTGGGTTCTATGATACTTCAGACATGAGAGTAAAGGATAACATAGAATCCATAGATGTATCTAAAGCTGATAAAATACGATTAGTAGAATTTGATAGAACAGACAGAGAACATCATGGCTATGGAGTTATAGCTCAAGAACTTGAAACCGTATACCCATCAATGGTTAATACCGATGAGAATGGCTTTAAGACAGTTAACTATAGTGAAATATATGCAGTTAAAATAAAGTATCTTGAAGATAAAATTGCAGCTTTAGAAGCCGTAGTCGATAAATTAATAAGTAAATAATTATGGCAAATAAAGTAGCATCTAAACGATGGATTTATTCAAACTTCTCTGTAGGAAGCTCTAGTAATGAATGTGCTACTAAAACTGAAATTCTGGGATTTGGATTATATATAACTAATGATTCTAGTTATGCATCTAATCAACTAGTAAGGGAGGAAGATATTTACCTTCCAGCTTGGACATATTCTTTCTCAGTTTCTAATTGGGATAAAAATGTTGGAGAATCTGGTGGAACTACTTCCTCTATTAGTATATCTTCAAGCAAATCCAGACTAGGAACAACTGAAAGTGTAGGATGGAGTATAGATTCTTCTACAGTACCTAGCTGGATTACTTGGAATTCGTCAAGTATGACGTTTACAGTAGCATCAAATAGTAGTACCTCGTCCAGAACTGCTAATATCTATTTCGAGCAGGATGAATCCGGTAAGAGAGATTACGCTAGAGTTACTCAGGCTGGACATACTCAAGTTACTACCTATAATTATGTCTTTTGGACATCAACTAGTGGTGGTACATCAACTAGTGGTTCATTTGGACAATCTGGAAGTAGTATTCAGCCCCAAATTTATAGCTACAGAGAAACAATAGTAGATGGTACAGTAACTTCACGTGATGCAATAAGTTTTAGCTATACTGACAAACCTAGTTGGATTACTGGAGAAGCTGTTAGTACAGGTTATAATCCTCCTAACTCCCCTACGTATTATGCTAAAATGACAGCATCAGAGAATACTTCAGTAGATGCTAGAAGTTATGATGTAGTTATAACTCAGAGTGGTTCTGATAAGGAAATTACTATCTCAGTAAGCCAGCCTGGTAAAGCTAATGAGTACACGTTTGAAATTAGGAAATCTGATGAGGAATATACTGGTAAAACAAGTATTACATTTGATGTTCCTGCAAGCACTGTTGGTTGGTCTGGAAACTATGCATATAGATCTAGGAAGAATGGAGAACAATTTGCTAATGTAAGCTTCTCATCTAGTGCGAGCTGGCTTCACGTTGAAAGTAGTGGTGCATACACTGTAGATCATAATACAGGTAGCTCATCTAGATCCGGTACTATTACATTAACTCAAGCTGAGTCTGGATTAAAATGTTATGTTTATATTAATCAAAGCGGTTATACTCCTACATATACGTTTAATGTATCTCCAACAAATTTAAGTGTGACTGCGGCGGAAACTAATGAGACTCTTACAGTGAATTCTTATAAGACTGTACTTGAAAGCGACGGTAGTAAAACTACAGAATCTCTAGATTACGAATTCTCGTCAGATGCAAGTTGGGTTAATGCTGCGAGAACTACAACCAACACTACGTATATAACTATAGCAGAAAACTTAACAATTGTCAAGAGAAATGCTAAGATTACTTTAACCCAAGCAGAGAGTGGCGCTCAAGCATTTACCAATGTTACCCAAGCTGGGAAAGTACAATCTGATAATAAGTTAACTATTACAAGTGTAACTTATGAAGATGCATATCTATTTCCACCAGGAATAACACCAGTTGTAGGTTCTGAAGTATACTTAAAGGTCCTGCTTCCGAATACATTTACTTGGAAAACTTCTTCTGGATTGGCTATAAACAGAGGAACAGCTTATGCTGGAAATATATGTAATATTTATGTATTTGAAAATAGTAGATATAAGTTAGTTAAATCCTTCGAACTAAAAACTGGAACACAAACTGTTATTATATAAAGATTAATATAAGTTAGATAAGAAAGGTCGTACTAATGCTGCACTCACACTTGGTATTATCGGAACAGCACTTGGTGCATTCTCAGGTAATAACGGAGGTTGTGGATGTGGTAATGGTGGCGGACTGTTAGGTAATCTCTTCGGAGGTAACAACAATTGCTGCGCGATGCAGCAAGCTGAACAAGCTAAAACACTAGCTATGGCTCAAGGTCAGCAAGCTGATAACCTATCATGGGCAAATAGAGTGCAGTCGCTACAAGATGATGTAGACCTATATACTTACATTAATAGCAGGGTACTTGCTACTAATGAAAGAATAGGTAACGAAAGTCAAGTCCTAACAAATCAAATTTGGAAGGGTAGAGTAGAAGATTTACAAGAGAAGAGTGGAATGTATGTTGATTTGATTACTCGCGATAACGCACAGAATCAAAGACTTTGCGATGAACTCTATAAAAGGAGAGAACAAGATGTACAGGAGAAAGCTGACCTGTTCGCTAGACTAGGTTCTAGAATTTCTGAGTTAGAGAAGAAAGAAGCTGCTACAGCTGCTGCTCTTCCTTTAATGTTTGAGCTTAATAAAGTTAATGCTGAGAGATATGCAGACAACTGCTGCTGCAAGACTGAAAAGGCTATTATGGCTGTAGATGCAGGATTGCAGAGACAACTAGACCACAAGATTGACGGACAGCTGAAATATGCTTATAGTGACTTGTGTGCTCCAGTTCCAAGCATTGCACCACTATACTGTAGCCCGTTCACAAGTTATGGTACTGGTATGTATGCCGGAACTGCTGCTAGTAACTTCAATGCTATAAACACAGCTATTAATACAGTTACTGACAGATGTCCTTCTTGTACAGCCCAATAACTTAAGATAACCTACAAGGGAGGCTACGTTAATTCGTGGTCTCCCTTTATTTAACCCTTATTTAATTATCGTATGAAAGTTAAAATTACACCAACAGGAGAAAGTGCTCAAGTAATGGAATTTAATGTATCGTTACCAGGAGGAGCTAATGCATCAGTAGCTCCTGTGTCTACATTAACAGTTACTCAAAGATGGGCAAAGGTCGTTAATGTTTCAACTACTGGAACAGAATACGTACAAGTTACCAAATTTGATGTCATTCACAATTTACAGTACACTGATTGTAAAGGAAACGTTAGAGTAGCTACTGAATCTACTTCTACTATTATGGAAACTTCAGCTACTAGTGAAACTATTACTACATTAGTTCCAACAGTAACTAAAGTAATAGATGTTATTATACCTAATGGAGTTAGTATTATTAATCAGCAGATTTTGGATGAACTGCCAACTTCTCTTCCAGTTAAGGGACATTGTGCATATTCAGTATTCGATGTTAGAATAACACCAACTCCTGCACCATAAAACTAGTGATTTATGTTTGGACAACCATTCGGTAGCAATTATGCCGATTTACAGAACCAATACATGCAACAATTACAAGCTATGCAACAAGCACAGCAAGCACAACAGAAGACCCAGCCTATCTTAGATGAAATAAACAGAGAGGTTGGGTCTCTGTCTTTAGACGAACAGAAAGTTCTAGCAACTATGCAAGAATACCAAATGGCTAAAAGTACTTACGAAGCAGGGTTCATGGCATTTCTAGGTAATAAATTTAGTCAAGAATATGTTGCATCTCCAGATGGTAAAATAGCTGCTGATAACTTATTAGCTACTATTAGAAAGAGCAAAGAGCATATACATGCTCAGCTTAAAGCTAAGGAAGATAAAGTAAATACATTATTAGAACTAGTTGAACAAGATCCTGAAATTAAGAAGAGATTAGACGAAGTAATGTTAAATAAGAATAAGTAATGAGTGATAAAGAAATTTTATTTCAGGCATTTAACAAGTATGCTAAAGATTTAGCTTCTAATTTATTTCATTTAAACAGTGTAGCTAGTCAAGCGGTAATTACGTATGTAGTTAAGAATATGGAAGATAAATATGGTAAATATTTAGAGATATTTACTGATGTAAACGGCAATATTAATGTAGATTTGTTAGGTAACGCAGCTAAAGCAGAAATGAAAGATAAATACCCAGATGGATACGTTACTAATATATTTGGTAAGCCAGTTAAGTTTAATGATGAGGATATAACTCAATTACTTAATCTATTTAAACAATTTAAACAAAATAAATAAATCTAATTCGAGCCATGATTAAATTACAATTAAAGCGCATATTCAAAGGAAGTACTTATACAATAGGTAAATTATATGTAAATGGAGAGTACTTCTGTGATACTTTAGAAGATACTGATAGAGGATTAACATCTGAAATGCCTATTAGTAAAATAAAAGATATTAAAATATATGGTAAGACTGCAATCCCTACCGGAACATACAAGATAGTTATGAATGTGGTAAGCGAAACATTTAAGAACAGATCTTGGGCTAAGCCTTATGGAGGTAAACTTCCTAGATTAGTAAATGTTCCTGGTTATGAAGGAGTTCTTATTCATGTAGGTAATACTGCTGACGATACATCTGGATGCTTATTAGTTGGAAGAAATAAAGTTGTTGGAAAGGTTACTGAAAGTACTGCTACGTTTGTGGAATTAATGAACATATTAAGAGATGATTCTAATATAGAGATAACAATAGAGTAAATATGGAAACTTTGTTTGGAAGGACTTATGATCATATAGGAAGTACCGATTCCGATTTTATTATTAAAACTAGAGGCCAAGTTAAGATCCAATGGGGTAAAGTGTTTATTGATCTTATAAAAGATGGTAAGATAAACGTCAACTCTGATATATTTAATATAGTAGATACTGTAAATGATGTAAAAGGAGCTGATGGAATTTACTATGTAAAAGAAGATGGCTCAGTGTATATTCTTATTGACGGCAATGTAATAAATATTGCTGGGGAATTAGGAACTACTTATGTTTCTTTTAAGGGACCTCAAGAGACTACTGGAGACGAGAAGTATACAGCCTTAGCAAATATAGGATTCATATATAAGACCTTAAAAGAGGCACAAGCTTCAGGTATTCCTAATAGTATGTTGTATGTAGAAGAAACTGGGTTGTTATATTATATAAGGAATGGAGAGCTAATAGAATTTACTACTAGTATTCCTAATCCATATACTGAACAATTTGTAGTTAGTAAGGTAGATCAATCTTCTGAAGGAGCTATAGTCGTACAAGGGTCAGGTAAAGAGAATAGCCTAATTGTAGGTAATATGTATCTTTACCAGAATGAACAAAGATCTATAATTTACAGTCCTAATAATATAGTTTTAAATGCCGGAAATACTGATATAGTAGAAGTAACACCCCAAGAAATGAAAGTTAACTATCCTGCTAATTTTAAGAGGGAAGTTACTTCTAACATGTTTATGTCTCCTGGAGCTACTGAGAAACTTGGATTTAGACTTTACTTAGAAAGAGGTGAGTCTACCCTAGAGGTTGATAATATAGTAGTTAGGAAGGGAATTCCTGGATATATAGAAACTACTCATAAGGAATTATTACAGTTAATAGAAGATAGGGGTTTAGGACTTTTACAGAAATACTGTATTATGGATTTCCAGAACGAATGGGAGTTAACTACCGAAGATGATACAATTGAAAATGAGAGTGAAGTAGAGGATGAAGATTCTGACGATTCTAAGGAATCAACTGAGGCATATAATACAAGACCGATAATAGTTACAGCCGCAGGACCTAACAGCATTACTAGGACTGGTTATTTCAGAGATAAGCCCGAATGGATTATAGAGTACGATATTAACTATCAAGATAGAATATTAGTTCCTACTATGGATGAGAACGGAGCTATAACAAGGACTCCAGTAGAAGCTAAGGGAAGAATTACCAAACTTACAGATGAAAACGGAAATAGCTGTAATTATGATTTTAAACATCTGACATTCTTAATAAATGATAATCTATATTATACTTTCGGAGGAACTACTGATTTAAGTTCTACAGATTCATTTAAGAATGTTAGATTAAATTTAACTAATCCAGCTAGATATGGTAATAATGGTATTGATTCTATAAGCGTAAATAAAGGTAATAATATAGTTCTTAGCGGAACTTATAATAATGTACAGTTAGGTACTATAAACAATTCATTTACTTTCGATGGTACTATGAGCAATGTCAAAGTTATAGGATCATTATCTAATGTAATATTTGATAAGAATTCTGGATCTACAGTGGTTAATAATTGCATGATAGACAACCTATCAGAAATTACATTCAGAGGTCCCATAGAGTATTGTACATTTCATAATACATTATCTGGATATGATTTTACTAAGGAGAAATATCCATTACTATATGACAGCTCTAAAGTTAAGGATATATATTTAAACAACTCTAAAGTAAACATAATCTGTATTCCGGATATAGTATTCCCGGGAATGATAGTAATGTATAATGGGCAGGCTCCTATACCAACTGGCTGGCATATCTGCGATGGAACTGGAGGTACTCCCAATTTAGTAGGAAGCTTTATTAAGGCTGGCATATCTGCTGGAGAAACTGGAGGTAAGGAAGAGATTGAACTAAAGATAGAGAATCTGCCTCCACATACTCATAAGTTCTCACAATCTTCAGTAACAACCTCTGAAAGTGGGGAACATTCTCACATATATAGAGCACCAGTACCAGGTGATAGTGATAATGCTAACGATAGAACAGTACAAAGAAGTTCTACAGATGCATTAACTTCTCCAGCCGGAAATCATACACACACAATAGACTTATCTTCAGCTGCGCTTGAGGAAGTAGGAGAGGGAGTTCCATTAAAATGGGAACCAAAGTATTATTCGTTAATATTTATTATGAAAGTAGATGCTATGTAATATATATTACAAATAAAAGTATGCAATAAGTTAGTAATTAAGATAAATTACCAATCAGTTTTAAGGTTCAAAATTTATGCTTAAATTTGCAAATAACTTTAAAGGGAATTAATATGGAAATGGAATTAGCGGAATTAGGATTTGACGACGAAGACATCTTAGGTGAAGAAGGTCAAGTACATACTGGAGACCCAGATGATGATGTCAAACGATGGATGGAAGGAGATGTGCCAGAAGGTGATTATCTGGACAATAACTCCGATAACAATCCTGATAATAATCCAGACGAAGAAGACGACTTACTTACTAGTGTACTAAAAGCCAAAGGAATTAATCCAGAAGCTATTAAGGTACGTAATGACGAGGGGGAGATTGAAGAAATACCTTTCACTAGTCTTACTAAGGAGGAACAATTAGATTTACTCAATTACAGTCCAGCCGAGGACGAATACGGTCTAGAACCTGAAGAGATAAATCTGATTAACGAACTCAGACAGAATAATCTAAGTGTACAAGATTATTTAGAGGCTCACAGACAACAAGCTATCCAAGACTATCTCGATGGATTAGAAGAACAGCCGCAGTATCAAGTAGATGATTTGTCAGATGAACAACTATTCTTAGCAGATTTGAAAGCAAACGTCCCAGACCTCACAGACGAAGAAGCTCAAGCCCAGTTGGATTTAGAGAAACAGAATGAAGCTCTGTTTACTAAGAAGATGGCGGGCCTTCGTAATGTCTATAAAGAAAGAGAGGATGCTCTTATTCAGCAGACTCAGCAGGACTACGAAGAGAAACAAAGACAAGCTGATGAAGCTTATGAGAACTCTATTTTAGAGGCTATTCGTGATAATGAGACTATAGATTTCGGGGAGTCTGAACTTACCCTATCAGAGGACGATATGAATGAAATTGCTTCCTTTATCTTAGATTCAGATGCTGCTGGAGTCAGATATCTTGCTAGGGCTATACAGGACCCACAAATGCTAGTACAAATGGCATGGTTTGCCCTTAAAGGACCTGAAGCATTACGTCAGATTTCAGAATATTATAAACATCAGATAACTGAGCAATCTCGTACCAATTATAAGAAAGGGTATGAAGATGCTAAGGCTGGTAGAACCTCTAATCCTACTAAGACTGTAGTTAAGCGTCCAGAACCTAGGACGGCACCTACTAAAGGAATGAATATTAACGATTTAGATTAAATCTAATTAAATAACTATGATAGTAGCAAATTTCGTAACCAATCGCGCCACTATGGGCGACACTAGAACTTATGAGGATTTCTATAAGTTCCTAGGCACTAAACCAACTAGACTTGGTGTAGTATCAAGACTCTACCCAGAGTTAACTGCCTCCTACTTAACTGAATCTTTGAGAAATATCTTCTACATGGATTCTAAATCAAATAATAAGTACAGAAGCATTGATAGCATGTACTTTGAATGGGAAGTAGAAACCAATTACATTAAGAGAGTTGAGTTCGCAGATGTACCAACTGAAACTGGAGAGAACGGAACTGAGATTGTAATGGCTTTCAAAGAGAACTATTACCAGAAGTACGATATCTTCAAGATTGACAAAACAATGCAGCAATGCTTCGTTACTCAGAGACCAGTTCGTAAAGCCGATAATTACTGGGAAGTAACTGTTAGATTGATTGATAATGATTATTCAAGTGTTCTTGATCTTAGCGGTTGCCAAATTGGTGATACTACAAGATTCCAATCCAATGCTATGCCTGAAGCACATGAAGAAGGATATGTAAAATATCAATCTAATATTGAACGTCATAGAGGATACATTACTACTCACAGATGTGATGATAGTTATACTGCTCTATATGCTGCTCAAGAAGATGTTCTTATCAAGATTGGAGAAGGTAAGGATAAGGGAAGTATGTCTGAAACCATGTATAGAATGGATAAGACCCAATCCAACTTGCTGAAGAACTTCTTGTATGTAAGAAATAATGGTCTGCTGTTCAATAAGACTAATGTTGATAAGAATGGTAAACCGACACTGTTCGATCCAGATACTGGTCGTCCTATCTATATTGGTGATGGTATCATCCCACAAGTTGAGAGATTTGCATCTAAATATGCATATAACAAACTTACAGTTGAAGCATTCACTACAGCTATTGCTATGATGAATGAGAAGAGTGAGAACCCAACTGGTAACAAGTACGTGCTTATCTGTAACGAGAAGGCATGGGGAGATGTACAAACTTGTCTGTCAGAGTGGCTTGCTAGATTCAAAACTTGCGGAACTTATCTGTGGTCTAAGAAAGCTAACGGTTATGTTGACGTTGGTGCTACATTCCAATCTTATGAAATCGGTGGTAATACAATTTCATTCAAGGTTGATAGAACATTCTCTCGTGAATGGGGTAGCGATAAGGGCTTCATGTTGATGCTTGACTTGACTGCTGATAAAGTAAGTGGTGAACCTGCTATTCAAATGTTTACGTTGAAGGGTGGAGACTTTATTTCTAACAAGTATCCGGGTGTTGGTGGTCTTGACGGACTGAGCTCTGGAGTTGTTTCAAGTCCTGTAGCTGCTTCTAAGCTTATCAACTGGGGTTACTCTGGTGTAGGTGTATTCTCACCTTACAGAAGCTTCATTATGAAAGAAGTGTAATAAGTTTATAATAGATAATGTGGGGAAGGCATAAGACCTTCCTCACACTATTTTAACAAGATATTAATAATATAATTAAAATGATAGAATTAATATGGCTGATGTATTAGACAACGTAATTGTCTTAAGAAGTGTATTCGGTAAAGTGGGACAGAAGTATTTCTTAAATCCAGTAAGAGACCCTCAAACTGGCAGATATCCAGACTGTGTGAGACCTGTAGATAGTAAGGGTGATATAATCTTTCAATCTGAAGCTGATAAAGGGAAACCGCTTATTGCAGAGAATAGAGTATTTATTATAGAAGACGGAAAGACATTTAACCTAAACGATCCTTGGCAAGCCGCTGAGTGGTATTCTATTCAACACTGTCCGATGATTGCTATGTCACGTGATCAACGTGATAAGAACGGAAACTTAGTAATTGATGGAGACTCTAAAAGGTATGGTAGTGCAGAACTCTATGTAGAGAGACCAGGCTACGAAACTAATAAACGTGTTAATAAGAGAAGACTTATTCATGACGCGGAAGAATACATTATTAGAGACCCACAAGGTGCTGATGGTAGACTTAAAATGGCTAAGTTGCTTGGACGTAACATGCGTAATGCTCCAGATGCCGATGTAGAAGACTTCTTGATGAATATTGCATCTAAAGAACCAGAGAAGATTATTAATCTTTATCGTGGTGATGATATTGCACTTAGACTGCTATTTATTGATGCTAAGGACAAACGTGTCATTTATGTGAAGAATAAAGTTTATCTATATAGTGAGAATCAAATTGTACTTGGAGCAACTGACGACGCAGTAATTTCTTGGATGAAGAATCCTACTAATGCTAAAGTACTTGAACTCATTAAGAGAGATGTTTATCCTGAGTTTTATGATGACAAAGGAGCAAAGAAATAAATAACGTAAACTACTAAGAATGACAGCTAGACAGGTCTATGAAGGAGTTCTGATAGAACTTAATAAGGTAGAGGCTCCCAGTTTACTTTTAGAAGATTTTAATTACCTATTTAACAAAGCTGTCTATCAATACATTAACACTCGCTATAATATCTATGATATTAATCAGCAAACTACAGATGATGTACGTGTATTGAAAGCTACAGCAATTTTACCAGTAAAGCTGGCTGCTGATGCATATACTGGCGATGATGTTACTGGCGATGATGTTACTGGCAATGGTGTTACTGCTTCTAATGCACTTTATGGAGCCACTTATGAGGTAATACTTCCTTCAGATTACTTACATATTCTTAACTGCGTATGTAATTATAAAGTTAAGAAGCAGTTTAAATGCTATAATCCTGATTCTTTTGTACAATTCTCTGCTAGAAGATTGACATCTGACTTATGGTCTCAGATTATTAACAACTTCTACATGAGACCTATGTACAAGAGACCGTATTTCTACATTCATAATGTAAATACAAATGTAGCTAATCCCACTAATCCTTACCAAGCTTCCGCTAATAGTGGTACTGATATTACATCAGCAACCACCTCAGACGGAACTACTACTGTTACAGGAGGACTACCCAAAACTATTAAAATCGGTAATAATGCTGTAGACGCTGTAGAAAGGTCTGGACAAATTAGATTTGGTAACACTTCTCAAGTTAGAATGGAGATTAGATACGGTAAAGACACATCACTATTTGAACTAGTTAATGTGTACATTGATTATCTGAAAACTCCTCAGAATATCAGACTTACACAGGAGCAATTAGACTTAACAGAAGATACATCTCAAATGATGGAATTCCCAGATTATGTGTGCCAAGAGATTATAAATGTGCTGGTTAAATTAGTCATGGAGAACTCTAGTGACTCAAGACTTCAAACTCATATTCCAGTTAATACGACTATTGCTAATCCAGCTCAAGCACAGTCACAACCTAATAAAAAGTAATAAATTATGTTTAAATGGACTAACACACTGATTGTTAATTCTAATTTAGATTCTAGCGGTAAAGCTAAATGGTCTGCACAACCAGAGGATACAGGTAGTGGTGTTGTAGGCAGCTTTGAATTTAAAAGAGTAAACAAATTCCTCAAACCTAATGTAGTACATATTTATAAAAGAGCTGCATCAGACCCAGTACTTGGTAAAGTAACATTTACTATGGATAACCAGGGTGTAGGTAACTATAGAGTAGCTCTCTACATTAGATTGTCAGGGAGTCAGAATTCTTACTACTCTAATGACTTTGTATTTAAGGGTAAACCTCTTATGTACGAATTTGCTGTTAAGGATGCTTCTGCTACGGCAGCTGATATTGCTAAAGAGGCAGCTAGAGTAATTGAGAAGATTCAGACCATTTATGGAGACCACTGGATTAAAGCTAGTGCTAATGGTAACAATTTAGTTATTGAAGGAATGGATGAATATCAGCTATTTACTAAAGCCGAAATTCAGAAATTTGATCCAACTCTCAACACAGCTCTTGTAGGTGGAGAGTTTGTAACTATTGCAACAGCACTTCCTGCTGATGATCCAGACTACGATGGAGTTAATACCATTGTTAAATCTAAAGAAGGATTCGGTACTTACTGGATGATTCTTAAAGACCTTAGACTGCCGACTTTGGAAGCTAGACGCTTTGCTGCTCTTAATGAAGAGGAGCTTCCAGTAGCTGGAGCTAAGTACAGCCAATATACTATCTACTACTGCAAGGAAAGAGGTATTATGGGTGGTGATGCTGTAGGAGAAGTTACTAAGTCTATGACTACTCACGTATTCTACGTTAAAGAAGACTTGGCAGCTGATTTTGAAGCAGCTTTAGGTAACATCGGTACTGTAGAAGCTATTACAGACTAAACAATCTAAATTAAAATAGGCAGTAGCACACCAATGCTGCTGCCTATTTCTATTTTATACCTATGGGATATTACGAGAAATTAGCATCGGCTATATATAATGATATTATGAGTGGACTTAGAGGCTATAGTTCTAATCCATCTATGTCATTAGAGCAGTTAGAAGATGATATCATAGACGAAAGACTCCAAATTATTAAGGAGTATTTTATTAAAGGCCTAGTTCCTAAAAAGGACTTATTAATGACAATTCCATGTATTCAAGTAGACTGTAAAAGTATTGATAGATGTAGATGCAATGCTAGTGTATGTGACCAGGAAATAGCTCATTTTGAATTGCCTCAATTATTAACAGAGTTTGGAGACGATGGTATAGAATATATAGGTACTACTGATATGACATACCCATTTATATATTATACTAATCCTACATTAATGACTTATCATAAATACAGAAGGAGAGGCAAACGTAAGCCTTATGTATGGATAGATACTACTCCTAATGAGAATAATATGTATGATGGGTTTATATTTAATGCCCCGCTTATCAAGCAATTAACAGTAGTGGCTATACCTAAAGACCCTAGACAACTTGATTACTATGGATGTTGTTCACCAGTAGACATTAATAATATGACCTTTATTGATGCAGAAATTAAGAAGAGACTAACTGAGAAGAAGATAAGATATTATAGAAGCTTACAGGCCCCGATAGTTCCTAATGATCAAATAGCAAGATAATTAGGATATAATATATAAATGCATGTCTCTTAAAAGAGATATTAACTTACACGTATGTTAGAGAATTTTAATGCAGCATATTATACTGCTAATCTATTATATAATCTGGAACTAAAACCAGAGGAATTTGAAGAAATTGGTCTAATTGCATGGAATAAAATAGGCAACAGAAGGACTAGACTATATAGATATACTACTAGCATTCAATGTCCTGATAATACTGTAGAACTACCATGTAATTGTGATATAATAGAAGCAGTTACATATAATTTTGAAGAATGGAACTACGTTACTAATGACACAGTTAACGGAGATTATGCTTCACAGTTTATTGAGAATTACATAGAGACTAGAAAGATGTATAGTGATCCACTCTATACAAGTGGTAAATATGCCAAATATGAAAGAGTAGGAGATACTTTATACTTTGACAAGAACTATGGTCAAGTCAATATCTTATATAAAGGCATAATATTAGATGAGGAAGGTCTTCCAGAGATTAATGAGAAAGAGAAAGAAGCTATAGCTTGCTACTGTGCAGTTACTAAGAGGTTTAAAGAAGGTTGGAAGAATCACAATCAGAACATGTTGCAAGAGGCACAATTATTAGAACAAAGATGGCTCAAATTGTGTGATGCAGCTAGAGTTTCTATCTACATTAATCAAAATGAAATGAATACCATATTAGATGCTAAAACTAGTTGGAATAGAAAGATATTTAATAAAGGATACAAGCCTATACATTAATGTTTAAGGGATACATCTATAAGTGTACATGCGTTATAAGTGGTAAATCTTATGTAGGATTAACTACTAAAACGATTGAGGAGAGGAAGAAAGAACACTTACATTCATCTTACAATCCTAATGATAATACGTATAAGACTCACTTTCATTCGGCTATACGAAAGTATGGCATAGAGAATTTCGAATGGAGTATTGTAGAAGAGATAGAAGGTTCAGATATTACAACAGTCATAGCTACACTAAGAGGTTTAGAAGTCAAATATGTTGCGTTTTATGATTCGTTTCATAATGGATATAATCTTACTCCTGGAGGAGAACTTACCTTTAGAGGCGAACCCAAAGTGGTAAATATGTACAGTGAGGATGGAATACTCCTAGACACGGGAACCGTTGGGCATTTAGCTAGTAAATACAATTTGGACGATTCCGCTATATGTAAAGTATGTAACAGACGATACAAATCAACTGGTAAGTTAAATGGAAAGCGTTTAGTGTTTAGGTATACACATGATAAGTTTACTGTTTCCGATAAGAAACAACTAGCAAGTAACAATAAAGGATTTAAGTCTGGAAAGCCTGTAGCTGGATATTCCTTTGATACTGGGGCAGAATTGTTCAGGTTTGATTCTGTGACCAAAGCAGCTAAAGCACTTAACTTAGATTCTCATTCTATTTCTAGCTGCGCTAGTGGTAAGTATAAGTATTCTGGAAAGATAGATAGTGTTAAAATAGTTTGGAAATATATAGAATAATATGAATTATGCTTTAGGGTACGCCTTCAATATTCATGATATGTTTGCTAACTTTGATACTAGTAAACTTGATTTAGAAACTAAGAAGTGCGAGGAATTAATAGGAAATAGACATAAAGAAGTAATTGCTAAGAAAGTATTTAAGTATGCAGTTAAATTAGTAATAGATGATGTTATTAATAATAGTGCTAGATTTGAACTGCCAACTGGAGGTAAGAAGTCATTTATAGCTATGAAGAAATTTAGTGGAGATGATTTCAAGAATGCTAGAAGGCATGGTAAATGGAAGGATATAGATTTCTTAAATTCTAATTTCTCAGCATATTCTATGATATTTAACTATCAGAATCATGGCATATTTAAAGAGAAATTAGTATACTTGGACAATATTAATAAAGACATCATAACTGAGAATACAAATGCCGGAAAGCAGTATTATTAAGAAGTATACAGACTATATAGAAGCCGTTAAGAAAGAGTTTCCGTATCTTAGTAATGCTGATATTAGAAGGATTCTTAAGTATGGATGGAGACAAATATATATTATTAATGTATCTGGAGGCGATACTTTAATTAATAGTCATAAATATAAATATTGGTTCTATATAGGAGAACTAACACGTAATTCTATAAAGCATTTTAGATATTACAGAAAGAAGATGCGAACTAAAGTAAGAATGATGTATAAGAGAAAGAATATTCAGTGGGATGGATATTATTATATAGCTATTACAGATGAAGAATATGAAGACTTTATGGCATCAAAGAATAAAAGAGGGCGCAAGAAGAAATATTACATATTCGAGAATAAGTTCGTATATAAAATTCTAGACGAATGTAAGTTAACGTTCTCCGGCAATAAATACTTTCTTAAATTTAAAATGCCTATAGATTTAGGATACTTTTATAAGAAGGATAAACTTAGATGTGAATCTCCAGAGATTGCATTTACAAGAGATAGGGCTGCTAAGTTTGAAGATATCTTAGTAAGCAATAATAACTACGAATATTTATAATATGAAGAAAGAAGCAATTAATACATTTGGGGAAGGAATAATAATGGATTTAAATCCATTGACTACTCCTAGTAATGTGCTTACTAATGCTCTCAATGCTACTATAATAACATATAATGGCAATGAGTTTGTACTTCAAAATGATATGGGTAATGGTAGAGTAGAGACTGCTTACTTACCTGCTGGTTATGTTCCTGTTGGAATTAAAGAGTATGGAGGGATTATATATGTTGCATCTTATAACCCCCTTACTAATAAAGGACAGATAGGTTCATTTCCTTCCCCTGAACGAAACATTAGTAGTCAAGAATTAGAAAGAGCTAAAGTAATTATATCTCCAAGTAACTTTAAATATTTAAACGGAATTTTAGATCAAACTATAGTAAAGGTTGAAATATTCCCCAAAGATACTATTTTACGCTCTGGAGATAAGTTTACTATACTTCTAGACTCTGCAAATGTTAATAGCTTAAAGCTATTTATATCAAATTTCTTAAATGCGTCCGGAAGTAAGGCAACATCTCCGAAGAATAAACTACTAACTCTGTCTGTAGCAGTATTAGACTCTAATAATAATCTTAGAGACATTACTAGCCAATTAAAACGATTTGATGCTAATAATAAAGTTATAACATTTGATGCATCAGCATCTCCAATATTGAAGTTTAATTCTGGATACTTTATTCAGACTATGAGTAATTCTGAAAGTACAGATGTAGACGAATTTAGAAAGAAGCATGCAGTAAATACCTATAATAATAAAGTATTTGGGAATTTATACTTAGTAGCTAGTTTAAATGTTATAGACTCTATAGGAGTTTCTACATTCGGATACAGAAATACCACAGATGTAGATGTAAGTTATGATGATATAGAGGTAACTGTTCCGGCTAAAAATGCGGCTGTTATCTTTGAAGTGGAGTATAAATACAATTGTCCAGACGGAATTTATGGTTCTCCGGACAGTAGCATAGTTACAAACATTGCTGATGTAAATACATCTTATAATTCCTATTACGGTAACTCTTCTGAATATTCTCCCAGCAATGTTATTCTAGGGACTCAGTTCAGTACTTCCAGGGATTCTAGCAAAGCTACTTATACATTGCCATTTCATACAAATCCTGCTTCTGACAAATCATGGCCTATATACGACTTAAATACTGGTTTATATGACAGAAAGGTTAGAGGACAACTCAATTTGTCAATAAAGGAGGACGTAGAGAATGATACTTTAGTGTATAGTGCTATTCCGTGTATGGAGTATACTAAGTTACCTGGATTAGAAATTAATGGGTCTATTAACTTAGCAAAGCTAGGTAGTGGTGATATAAGTATGAAAGTTTGGAGATATTATTGTAATCCAGATTCTATGACACTTACTTGGGGGCTTGAAGCTTATCCTAGACATGGTACAGCTATAGAATCTGTAATATTTGAATTTTATGATATATTCACTGCTTCAAAGGTAATGACATATACAGCTCCAAGAAGAAGAAGTTACAATGGTTCATTTACCGAAACTTTTAATTTTGGAGTTCTACAACCAAGAAGACTGTATCTAGTTAGAATAGCTTATAAATTAAATACTGACAATAAAGACTACTACACTACAGTAGGATATAGATGGATGTTTACAACTACTCTATATAATGCCCAGTATTTTAGAACCGATGAATCATTCGTAGATGACTTTGCTAATTTAGATGTAGATACTCTTAACAAGTTAGTATTTAATATAGAGGATGCACTTAAATTACTAAGTAGACTTCCTAGTGCTCCTATTATTAGCGACGAGTCTTATATGACTAATGAAGCTAAAGAATATAACACTTATAAGAACTCTAAAACTGAATTTGTATATTCAGTAAATCCAGTGCATGAACTTGAAGGAGCTGAAAAGTATCCATTTAAAGTAAATGAAGCTAGTATTGAAACAGAAATAGAGGTATCTAGAGATAATGAAGAAACTAAGCCTAAAATGACAATTCCTGAAATTACTCTAATAGGTACCGCCAAACCAGGCAATATTAATGGATATAAGGAGTATAAATTCCAAATAGATAAAACTTCTACCTGGGATGAGTCTAAGGATGATGTTGACGATAGTAAATTCTTCGATGCTAGTAACAACCTTATAGGACAACAATTTAAATTCGATTGGGATGATACTGCTAATAGACTAAGGTTAACTGTGATTACTTTATCTAGACTATACACTAATACAGTTAGTACATCTATAACTCTAACAAACCCATATGTACCGTTTATTACTAAAGATACTATTCCAGACGTATTTGGATTTAATCCGGTAGAGGATTTAGATGGAAGACTTATCAATACTAAAGAAATTGGATTTAGAACTAGGGACAGAGGTCGTGTTGAGAGAGAAATAATAGACTACTTCTGGAGAGATTCTACTAATGCCAAGAGTAGACCCAATTACTATGGAGGAATGGGAGATACTGGTGTATGGCAGATAAAGGAGAAGGACGATTTGCATGTTAGAGATTTTAGAGATAAAGTAAAAGAGGTTATTCAAAAGGTTATTGCTGAAAGACCTATATGTGTAATTGTCGGAAATCCAGGAGCATACAATCATTCTAACGTATTTGATGATAGCTCTAACACCTATGAACATATAAAGAGTAAAAGTAATAAATTTTTAGGAGGGCGCTCTAACCAAATATTGCTATGGTACGATGGTAACGATTATGTATGGGTAGAAGACTTCTGTTATGGTAATTCCTCATATCCTACCTTGGAAATGACTGAAATAGTGTACAGAACATTTAAAAATGTACTTATTCAAAAGGGGACAGCAGTAGCTCATACATTCTTCTCTTTGAATAAGAAACACTATGCATACAACGCTGAGTATGATGCTTCAGTAGAAGGTAATCTTACTTGTTCTTCTACATATAGTGACGAGGTTTTAATTTCAGAGGATGGTTCCTTTATATATACTAGCGACTCTATTAAGGAACAAGTTAATAAGGTGCTAGAACAAGTGGATGCTATCATTAGCGGAGAAGAGCAGGCTAAGGAGGAGGATGTTACAGAAATAGTTAAGCTAGCAACATTTAATCATGTAGACAATGAAGATTTTAACATCCCAGTTGAAGTTACAGTAGAGGCTCCAGGAATGGAGGACGTGTATAATGCGGCTGTTGGAGTAGCAGATGGTAGTACATTCGGAACTGTTGCAGTATTGTACGACAATACAGTTGTACCTCTTGACTATAATGATAAACCATTTATATCAGGTACTATATATTATGCAGAAGAGAACAAAGATGTTAAATTGGCAACTATATCCTCTGGGGCAAATGTAGTTAGAAACCTAAAAGTAAAAGACGGTACTCTCATGGTTAAACAAGCTACTAAAGTAACTAAACAGTTCGAGATAGTCGCAGGTGGAGACGCTACCTGGTATTTCGACGGCTTGCCAGTAACAGATATAGAATTTAAAGATAGTAGAGCAGTAGGAACCAATTGGGGTAAATTAAGCGTATACGAGTAATGGTACAATTATCCGAGGGCAGTTTTACAATTAGCAATTTAAACTTCCAAACCCTAAGCATATCTTATTACCTAAGCCAGATAAAGCCTGAAGGTAAGATTGTATATGAATACAATCCATTGCGCAACTTTAGACTGTCTGAGGATATAGATAATGAGGGTAGACATCCAGGCGATGTAGGCTTTAATAGCGATGAGGTCATTGAGGCTGGAAGTATAATAGACTTAGATACAGAGTTATTAGGATTTAGTTTAAATAATCCTGTAGATATAGTTACTCAGTCTTCCTACGATGGCTCAGTTAACCTTATTATTAATGACAATAGAAACATACCAAGATTAATAAACACTAGATTCTCTGTACTTCAAAATAATACTTATGAAGTAGTAGATAGAATCGGAAATAACGACACTAATCTATATGACGAGAATCAATTCGATTTAGATACATCTCTTTATAAAAGAGTTAATACAATTCCCTCATTAACATTCAATGGAGTTTTACATCATGGAAATTTAAGTGTAGGAAACTATGTATTATACTTTAAATATGCAGATGCTGATGATAACGAAACTGATTTCGTAGCAGAATCAGGTATTATATCATGCTTTATAGGAAATGATGGTGATCCATTCTCTATCAATGGAGGATTTATTGATCAAAATAGTCATAAATCTATCAACTTCTTAGTGTCAGACATTGATGGAAGTTATGATTATTTAAAAGTTTACTATACTAGAAGCACATCAGATGTTAGCCAGAATAGAGTTGTAACTGCATTTAAAATAGAGAAGAAATATCCAGTAAGAAATGGTATATGTAATATAATCATTACTGGAGATGAAAATGCAGTTGAGATTCCTATATCAGATATAAATATGCAATATTTGATTGCTGATAAAGTTAAAGCCCAGGCAGTATGTCAGAACATGCTGTTCTTGGGTAACTTTAATAAGCCAGATCAAATGTATCAGGATTTAACTGATATAAGCTTAAGAATTCTCCCATATATTGATGTAAAGAAATCTGAGGATCTTATAGGATATGTAGATAATACCTACACAGACATAAGTGTTTCGAATACCCCTGGAGAGTATTATAATACTAAGAACATCTATAATCATGTTGGATATTGGAATGAAGAGTTTTATAGGCTTGCCATAGTATGGGTAATGACTGACGGAACTCTATCTCCAGCATACAATATCAGAGGTAAGAATAAAATTCCAACCAGAGATAATTTATTTGGAGTTGATGGATATACTCTCGATGGGCTTACCGACTTGTTTGATAGTGAGGGTAAACGAACATATATAGCAGTTGATGAAGAAACTTACGAGATAGAAGATTCACAGAATTATGAGAATGCTAAGGGTGTTATTAAAATAGATTATACTCCAGATTCAGGAGACTTTACAGTATGTGGAATTGGAGTATTCATTCCTACAGAGGTTGCAGAATACTTGAAAGATAAAGTTAAAGGATTCTTTATAGTAAGACAGAAGAGAATTCCTACAATTTTAGCACAAGCATATGTATTACCTAGAGACATAAATTCTGAAGTACCAGCAATACCAACTGCTCAAGAATATAAAATTGAAAGGTTCTTGGATGATGATAGAATCCTAAATCAGAATTATTCTGAAAGATTAATGAGCATTGATTCAAACTCGTCGGAGTTAGGAGCTAGAGCAGCAATATGTCCAGAATACTCCACCAATCAGGGATATTTTAATTCATTATTCACTGGAACACAATATCTTACTAAGAACTCTAGAGTGCAGCCTACATCTAAGTATCTTGATATTGATGTATATAATGAGAGAAACTACTTCGTACCAGGATATAAGGCTAACTCAGATGATAACTTAGTAAATGCTAAAATAGTGGGAGTTGGTGACAATGTGCCATTAATTGCTATTGAAGATACTTCATTTAGAGGTAGAGCAGGAGAGGCTGAAGAAGCTTTTAGATTTAGGTATGTTAAATCAGACAATAAGACTAAAGATGCTTCTAATTTAGTAAGAGGTATTTACTCTCCGTATCTCGGAATCATAGGAAATACTACCATAGGTAATATAATAAACATATATACTCCGGGATATGGTACGTCAGCATATAAACAATATTTCACTACTAGATATGATGATACATCTCCTTATTATGCTATAGGAGATAGAGTCAGTATAGAGGATGTAATCAGTAAGTATGAATTAACTACAGTAGGAGATGTTTCTGGCTATGTTAAGACTTATTATAGAGGAGATTGTTATATATGCAACTATACTCATAGACTTAATAGAAACTTCCAAGACCCGTCAGCTCCTATAAATGATGAGATAGTAGACGATAATACTTGGAAAGATAACTATGATAATGAGAATAAAGAGAAGAATGAGAAGATAAATAGAGGAGACGTTAATGCAATTAGACTTGGAAGTTGGATTACCGTTAAATACTACACCTCTAGAAATCTATCTATAAGATCTCTTGATTATAGTTATCCTAGTGAGGAAGGACTTACTGGACTTAAAAGAGGATTCTATCCCTTACAAGAAATGAGTACAGACGGTAATTATAAAATTCCAGAATCGTCTGTAGTAAATGAAGGATTTGCAAGTACAGTTGGAGAGAAAGTCTCATACACATTACCTGAAGTGCCTTATATAAAGAATAGATTTGATACTAGGATATTGTACTCTGATTTAGCTATTAATGATGCTTTCAAGAATGGACTTAGAGTATTCCAGTTTACTCATTATAGGGATTATCCTAGAATTTATGGAGGATTAATGAAGATGGTTGAATGGTTCGGTAATCTACTTTGCATATTTGAACATGGAGTAGCTCTTATTCCAGTCAATGAACGTGCAGTTGCTGGAGAAGGTTCGGGTGGAAATGTCTTCATAAACACTTCTAACGTGCTGCCAGAGAATCCAATGATGTTGTCAGATACATTCGGTACTCAATGGCCAGAAAGTGTCATCAAGACTCCCTATTACGTCTATGGAGTGGATACAGTAGGAAGAAAGATATGGAGAACCAACGGCAAACAGTTTGAAGTTATTTCAGATTTTAAGATACAGGAATTTCTGAATGAGAACATTAGTCTAACTGAGCGTGAGCTGACTCCAATAATAGGGGTTAGGAATGTTAAGAGTCATTATAATAGATTCAAGCAAGACGTAATGTTCACATTCTATGATAATCTATACGGATTTGAAGAGAAAGTTTGGAATATATGTTATAATGAGGTTTTAGGTAAATGGATTACATTCTATTCTTGGGTTCCGTCTTACTCAGAGAATATTGATAATGTATATTTTAGCTTCGATAGGGATACTTCTAAATGGATAAGTAAATTGGGTTCTTCCCAGAAAGGTTCTACATCACAAGATGGAGTTATTCTATCTAACGTTGTTATTGATGAATGGGGTACTTATGGCGGGTTGAAATCTACGGAATTAGATTTAGTAAATAGAGCTGTTCCTAACGATGATAAAACTGGAGTTACTTATGAGAAGACTTTTAGTATCGTTAGAGACAATTTTGGATTTTACAAGCATTTCGACATTAGAGGAGGTAATCACTTAGTAATGCTTTCTGAACCAGATTGGAAGTATCCTGTAGTTCAATTAAATATTCAATGTGATATCACTGCTAAATATAAGTCTGGAACGGTTCCCACAGATATTAATGAATATTTAACTGGATGGAAAGATTATCTATCATATAATTTAGGATTATATCAATCTAGTATTGCTATTACTACTAAAGAAATTCTAGAGAACGGAGTGAATGACGGCTTGAATCTTACTACGGACTTCTGGAAACATGGTCAGGCAGGAATCATAGATATAAAAGATCCAATTAAACCCTGTTTCTGGTACGGTAAACAACATCCGTTTGAGTATGAATTTGTAGTAGTTGACAATCCATCAGTTCATAAGATATTTAATAATTTGCATATTATTAGTAATAAAGCTAAACCAGATTCATTCCATTACGAAATTGTAGGTGAGGTTTACGACTTCCATGACGATAAGAAGAATATGTATATAAGACAAGAAGCTACTAAAGACTTTTATCAATATAATGGTTCTGACATCTTATATAATAGAAATTTCTTAAATTTAAGAGGTTCCCAAAGACCTATATCTAGAAATGGAATAGCAACAGGAGCTATGGATAAATCTACTATATTCCCTCTGTATTATGCTAGAGTAGATACTTTTAATGAAGTAGAGGATTACTATAGATTGAAAACTGCCCCTAATAAAGATTATGTTAACTTATCTGGAACTGAAATAGTATACAATGAGAAGTTAAATGAATTTAGAGTATGGACTCATGCTAAAGCAGTAGATATTAAAGACCCTACAGCTGGACGTCTAAGAGGTAATATGAATTATCAGGAAGATGTTTGGGATGTACAGATTAATTCTATTACCTTTGTGCAGAAGAATGAGCCAACTTGGAATAAATCTAATGTAAATGGAGAAGTAACTAATAAGGTTCCTATATCTGTAGGTAATTCTCCAATACCTAATGACCTTAAAGGTTTTGATATTTCTGAAAGCACACCAGTTGAGAATTTTATGCCCAGTGATTTAAGAACATTAGGATATAATATAGATGATATAGATGTATCTGATTGGTGGAGTGGTAGGAAAGAAACTAGGTTAAGAGATAAGTACATTAAGATTAGAGTTAGATATACTGGTGAAGAGCTGGCTATAATTACTGCATTAAAGACATTATTTACAATAAGCTATGCATAACACTTATAAAAGAAGAATTCTGAAGGGGCAAGCAGGTTTGCTTGCTCCTATACAGAATGGAGGTTCTAGTTTCAGTCCATTACCACCGATGCCTCCTATTAATACGTTAAATCCTTCTGGAGGAAGATCTAGAAATGGCATCTTTAGTAAGTCCAATATAGGCAGTACCGTAAATGTTGCTAGTCAAGTAGCTGACGTAGTAAGATCATTTATGCCTGAGAATAATGCTTATCAAGGTCCTAAAGGATCTATTACTAGAGGTATAGATAATGCATATGACGCTGCTGCTAACATGGCTATGCAAATTAATCCTGTGATAGGAGGAGCAATGAAAGTTGGAGGTTTAGTATCAGATGGAATTAATGCCATTACTGGTGGTACTGATGGAATGACAACTCAAGATTCTATATTTAGTTCTACATTAGGTAATTTAACCGGATTAGGCATTATAAATAGTGCCTTTGGTAAAAGAGCTAATACTATTAATAAAGATAATGAGACTTGGGAACAGCAAGGTTCTGCTTACGGAGGGTCTTTAGCTAAGGTAGACGATGCTCTTACTAAGAGTGGTAAGAAGTATGGATTATTTAGTAATAGAGCCAGAAAGAAAGCCAATGCTCAAATATCTGAAGCTAAGAGACAGCAGAATTTAGTTGCCGATATTAATGAAGAAGCACAAGATGCATTTGCAGCATCTAACTACAGTGGCATAGGACTTAGAAATCAAATAGCTTTAAATGGCGGATATAGAAGTATGGCTATAGGTAGAAACGGAATAAAGATTTTGGATAAAGAATTACAATGGGCTAACTCTATCCTTAATAAAACTAAAGCCTCTGTTCCAGAATTTAAATCTGGTGGTAAAGTTAATGTAATTCCGGAGGGAGCATTACACAAGAATAAGCATCATTTAGAAGATGTAAATCCAGAATTTAAAGATGTAACTAATAAAGGCATACCAGTAGTTAGTAAGGAAGATGGTGGCGAGTTAGTACAACATGCAGAGATTGAACGTAATGAGATTATATTTAACCTAGATGTAACTAATAAGCTTGAAGAGCTAATGAAGAAGGGCGATGATGAGTCCGCTATTGAGGCAGGTAAGTTGTTAGTACATGAGATACTTAATAATACTATCGACAATACCGGAATATTAAAAGAAATTCAATGAGAAGAATTGCTTTATTAATTATCATGCTCTTCTTAGCTGTGGGGTGTAATAATAGACCTACTAATACAGAATCTTTACTATATTTTGAGAATAAATATACAGAAGCTTGTAACATACCTGTAGTTAAGAGCCAAGTAGGTAATCAAACTGCTTATTTTATAATAGATACTGGTGCTAACACATCACTTATAGATTCAGATTATTATAGAACACACCAAGAACTGTTTGTATTTAGTCATACAGTAGATGTACAATATCATGGAATAGGTGGTTCTACTGAGGAAATGACAGTGGATGTAGTTATAGGCGAACTATCTATAGGAGATGTAATATTTATGGAATCTGATTTATCATCAGTAAGAAGGCAGCTTCAAATAGAGGGATATAATATTATAGGCATTATAGGTTCTGATTTCTTTGAGAGAACTTTGTCTATTATAGACTACGGAAATAGAGCACTATACTTTGCAAGTTTGGATTTAGACTCACTAAACATTGGTAACAAATGAGAATAGAGATAGGTGATAGAACATATAATGTTAAAGTAGCCGAATCAGAAGAAGATAAAATTAAGGGATTACAAGGCAGAAAGTCCTTAGCTGAAGATGAGGGTATGCTGTTTGTTTACGATGAACCTCAGACTGTAGGATTTTGGATGAAAGATACTGATATTCCTCTTGATATTATCTTTATAGATGAGGATTTAGAAGTGATCTCAATATATCAGGGCAACCCAAACGATGACACTATAGCTGAAGAGGATAATGTACTATTAGTACTAGAAGTTAATCAAGGCTCTGGAATAAGTGAGGGGGACGAACTTGATATAGAAGATGATGATGAAGTACCTACTATGAAAGTAATCGCTCCTGATGGTTCTACTCAAATGGAACTAGAAGGAGGAGAGAGAATCTTCAGTAGAAAGAACACTAAGACTCTGATTCGGATGGCTAAAAGAGCTAGTAAAAGTAAGTCAGATAAAGATTATAAGGCACTTGGTAAGAAGATGTTTGAATATTTAAAGCAACAAGACCAACGTGAACCTGAATATGTGGAAAAGAAAGATTAACTTGTTAGTTCCATTAACTATAACTACCTTTGTAGGACAGTTAAGGTTTAACATTAAACAGTAATTTAACATGAGAATTCAAAGTAAATCAATTAAATTTATGCAACAAGGTGGCCCAGCTCCTGCACCTCAAGATGCACCAGCAGCCGCACCAGCAGAAGGAGCACCGGTAGAAGGTGGAGCACCAGAAGGTGGAGCTCAAGACCCAATGCAACAGATTCTTCAAGTAGCAGCTCAAGCTGTACAGACACAGAATTGTGAAGCTGCAATGGCTGTATGTCAAGCACTAGTTCAAGCAATGCAAGGCGGAATGGGGCCTGGAGAAGCTCCTCAAGAGGAACCAACATTCGCTAGAAATGGTTCTAAACTTAGAAGAGTTAGATAATCATTTACAAAGTTAGAAAGGAGCATATATAATTAAGTATATGTTCCTTTCTTAGTTTATATAAGTATGTCACAAGTAATTAGAAAGTATAACAGTGGCGGTAAATCTCCAGAAGAACCAGAATTATTTGAATGGAAAGATGTAGGTAAGTACAATAAATCAGATCTGATATCTGGATTATATAGAAATGTAGATACTTACATTACAAATAACAACCTTTCTGGAAAGAAGGCTGATGCATTCAGAACAGCCACTTCTAGACTTATTGACGGAATCAAGAACGGAACTGTTACATTAAATGGAGACGGTACATTCAACGTTTCTGATAAGTCATTAAGTAGTACAGGACGATTTGATAAGAATTTCCTGGGAGGAGAGAAGAATACCGATAATAATGCTAATAATAGAGCTGGGGACTATGTTCTAGACTATATTAAAAGCATGAATACATATAAGAAGCCTACAGTAGTAACTCCTAAGAAAGAGAAGTTTGATTTTAATAAGTACTTCACTGGAGAAGTATCTAGGAGATGGTACGGAGGCAATGACATAGATAACGATAATTTCTTTAATCGTAGAAGCGAGGAAGATAGATTGAAATTAATGGCAGACATAGCTGGTGGTATAACTCCAGAAATGTTGAGTGGTTATGATCTAGAAGGTACTATTGGTGCTGATGAAATTCTCAATAGATCTAAACGCTTTGTAGAAGCTATTAATAATGGAACTTTAGACAACAATGATTATAATGCATTTGCAGAACTGGGCGGTGGAGGTCTAGATAGGTGGTTAAAGCCACAAGAAGAACAAACTGCTACGGTCGATGTAAGAGGCGATTTGAGAAAGCAATGGGAAGCTGAGGCTAGACAGAAAGGATATACTGATGAGGCAATTCAAGCTTATATTGATAATAAACAAAGAGCACTAGATGAAGCTTCTCAGAAAGAAGTGGATGCTAGGAATACTGCTCAAGAAGAGAAATTACATGCTGATGCTAAAGCTGCTGAAGAGGAACGTATAAGACAGTTAGGAGCTTCCAATATAGGAAACTATAACGCAATTTCTACTCTACCTGAAGTAACTCCATATAATTTCGAAGGTGTATACAAATCCAGATATGATAATCCATGGTCTTTAAGTTTTAGTGCCTATGATTTAAATCCTGATAAAAGTACACAAACTGTTCCTCTTCATAGAGAAGATGGTTCTGGATATTATGACTCTGTAAATATTGGTAAAACAGTTCCAGGGACTACGGCAGCTCAAAGACTGGCTAATGACTTGGATTATTACATAAGAGCTGCTGACTTACGTGCCCAGAAGGAGGGTAATGATTCATACAGGCTAGAACAGTTAGGTTCGGGAGAATATGTAATTCCTGATAGTTACAATCCGAGCACAGGGCTTATTAGAGTTTATAACCCTAAAACTAGACAACTTAGATGGGTAGAAGCTCTTACTACTCAGACTGGTAAGGATCGTGTTGAATATCTATATAATATAGCTAATTCTCCCAAATATAAAGCAGAAGGTGGGATTTTAAAAGCACAGCAAGGTAATGTAATTGATTGGAATGCCTTAAACAAGCGTGCTAATGAAGAAATGTATGAGAGAAATCGTCAAGCTGATCAGAGGTATTTTAAATCAATAGAAGAAACTAAGGCTAAAGAAGCCAAAACTAAGGCTAAAGAATCTGGTAAATCTGAAGAACAGGCTACTAATGACTCTAAACCTCATACTCAATGGTCTAAAGCAGATATAACTAGAATGGGGGCATTAGCAGGTGATGTAGCTAGTCTACTAGCTAGTTTTACTGGAGTGGGCTCAGTTGCGTCAGCTGGTATAGGGGCTGCATCTACAGCTGCTAATCAAGCTGCTGATATGATGGAGGGACAGAGCTTTGGGCAAGCACTATGGAATAATGCAGGAAGTTATGTTTTAGATGCAATATCTCTTATCCCATTTGCTAAAGCAGCTAAGGTTCCTAGAATGATTAAGAATGTCGGCAGATTTGCCCCATTAATGACAACAGCATTAGCAACTTATCAAGGATTGTCTAATGGCAGGGAATATCTTGATAGCTGGAATAAAGCTAAGAATGGAGAGTCTTTGACTGTAGGAGATTGGAGAAATATACTAAGTTCATTGCAACTAGTATTAGGCGGGACTGCTGCTACACACAGAGCATCTAAAGCAAAATCTCATGTAGAAGCTGCTGTCACTGGTGATGAGTGGGTTAAAACCAATCAAGGTTACAGACGTGTCTCTGCTGATAAAATGAAAGCAATTAGAAAGGCGAAAACATTAGAAGAACAAAATAAGATACTAGAAGGAACTGGTATAGTTTTACCAGAAGCTAAAACATGGACAGGTAAAGGAAAGGGGGTTGCGAAGATACCAGATACTGATAAAGCTAATATGGTATATGATTTTAGCAAACCAGTAACTACATATTCTGGAGATTTGCCTTTACAGCATAAGTTTGGGCCTGGAGAAAGATGGTTAGGTACTGCACAGTTCCCCGACTTTCATCTTCCTGGTGTCAGAGATGCTTATAACAGAATTATACATCCCCAAGCTTATAAAAGGGCTAGAGGTAAGAACCAAAGTGTAGCTAAATCTTCTGAGCTATTAGCACTACCTGCTCCTAATCAAGTAACCCCAGGTGTTAGAGGTTCATTCGGATATAATGCAACTACTGGTAGACACACCACTGATGTGACTGATCCAAACAAGTTAGCACAAACTAAAGCTACTGGGGACAGAAACAGACGTAATGAAATTATTAGAAGTGAAAGGCTCACTCAGCAAGCTGAAGCTAGAGAAGTTCAGAAGGCTAAAAATGAGGCGTTAGTTGCATGGGCTGTTAATCAACCATTCCCTAAACAGCCATTAGCTGGAGCTGCTAGAATTAGTAAGGAGAAGTCTTACAGAAACATATTCCAACCAGTAACTGAACGTGAGTACAATAAAGTATGGGATGAAGCAGTTAAGAATAGGAAGGACTTCGGATATGAGGATGTAACTCCCAGAAGGAATATATATACTGCTCCGATTCCAACTGAAATTACTGTTACTCCTAATTCCATTACAGACAAGAATGCTAGATACTTGTGGGAGCTTGTTAACCCTCCTAAACGTAGTACTGCTCACATTAAGAGAGAACTTCCTAAGAAGCAGACTAAGCCTAAGACTAAAAAGAAATCTAAGGATGATAGAGTTACCAAGAAGGCAGATGGTGGATTGTTAATTCCTAAATTTCAATCTCCTGCTGCTCCAATACAACGTCGTAACGTTAGGTCCGTAGATGATTTAAGTTGGAATAATGATATACTTAATAGTTTAGGACTTAAAAATACTCTAGGTAATATAACTCCTGCTAATGCTAGTAAGTATAATAATATGCAGGGAGATTATGCTAAATTAGGATTTGGTACCTCTAAACCTGGTGACACATCTCTTACATATGATCCTAATGCAGCTGCTTATCAAACTACATTTAATAATCTTACTTCTGTTAATCAAGATACCATGTCTGATTTAGTAAGAAGAGGACGTATTACTGGTAGAGGTGGCAGCTCGGATAAAGGGACACAGTGGACAGCAGATGGACTTAAGGGAGATCAAACGTTCTTAAGACATTTAGGTACGGCAGCTACTACTAAGGAGGGAATGGATGTATTGAGATCTTTAGTTCCCGATGATATAGATGTTATTAAGAATTTAAATCAAGGTATGGTAAATTTTATGCCTAAACTAAAGATGGCTGGTATTACTGATGGTAAAGGATTTAATATTCCTAATACTCCAATTGCAACTACAGGGTTATTAGACGAAACAGTTCCTGACGTAGAAGCTACTCCTCAAGATAGTAAAACTACAAATAATTCAGGTAGTTATAAATTAAATACTAAGGGTAGAGCAGTTACTAATGTACTGTCTGGTTTAAGAACACTACCAGAAGATATTATTGCTTTAGGTAGAATGGTTGGAGGATTAAGAGCTAATCGTAGAGCCGCAGACAAATATAAAGAAGGATTAAAGCCATTATTAGTAGATACCTATGAGAATGTAGTACCTATTACTGGTAACTATCTTGCTAAAGTATCAGCTGATAAGCAGGCTTCTAATCTCACCTCGTTAGCTGCTAGACCTAGAACTTCCGATGGCTCTTTACAGTTAGCTGGAGAGTTAGAAGCTGGTAACAGAGCTGCCCAGATGAGATTCCAAGGAGATATGGCGGATGCAGATATGTTTAATAGAACTAGAACATTAGCACAACAAGAATCCGACGCTGCTAAGGCTAGAAGAACTGATGTTGCCAATAGAAACAGAGCTTCAATGTTACAAATTAATGCGGCTAAGAAACAAATTGATTCTGCTAGAATTACTAATAACTATGAAAGAGTAATTTCTCCTTACTTAGCAGGCATTGAAGGAAGATTTAGACAGAATAGGGCAGCTAGTAAGCAGTTCGATTTAGAACAGGCTAGACTAGCTAGTGCTACTAAATATAGACCTCAATTACAAGCATTACAAGATAGATATCTTGAAGCTCAAAAGAACAATGATCAAGAGGGAATGAAAGCTGCTATGAATGATTATTATCGATTAGTTGATGCCCAGAATCAGGAAATGTTAGCTCAAAGAAAGAAACTAACTCAGATGCCTTGGTTGTTTGAGCAAGTAAATCCAGTTCAAGCTAAAATACCTTATAATAAATCTGGAGCTAAAATGAATTCAGCTGACAGAATAATAATGCAAAGAGCAAGAGACTTCAATAAGAGAATGCTAGAAGATAATAAACAACTCCATAAGAATATTAACGAATCTAAAAAGCAACAAGCAGATTTAATTAAGCATATGTCTTCTTTAACTGCTGAGCTGATTAAGAAAGGAATGTCATGGAAATAATTAATAAAGTTAAGAAGCTACAAGGCGGGGGTATTCCCGCCTTCGTTGGCTACACTAATGTTCCACAACCAATGCCTAGTGCTCCATATACAGAAGGCTCTAATAATGTAGAGAGTACTAAAGATAAGGCAGAAGGTATAGATAAGAGCCTATTACAAGCTCTATACAAAGAAGGCCTCATTAGTGACGTAGATGCTGTGGCTTCCGAAGTAAGTAATTTGTTTGCTAATAGGAATAATCCGTTAGATCCAAATTCTACTGCAACTGCTTATAGACGTACACTACAGTTAATGGCTAGACTTAGAGAGGGTAAGGAGCAGTGGAAGATGGCTATAGAAGAATCTAAGAAGAATGGTTCCTATGGTGAAATGGCAGTAAGTACAGATGGTAGATACTATGTGATGGGAGAAGATGGTCCGGAATTAAAATCTACTTTAGAAAGAGGTGATAGAGTACTTACTAATGCAGATTTAGCTGAACTGAGAGCTAATAATGTCCCATTTGCTAATAACATATCTACTACTATAGCTAATGGTGTTAGTATGGAGAGTATTAATAAGACTATTTGGGAACTTATTAGTAAAATTGGAAAGGATAGTACTTCAAAAGAATTCTTTAGAACCAAGAAAGGCCAGGATATAAAAGACGGTATTGATGAATTATTAGCTGCTGGAGAAGATGGTGTTTATAAAATCACAGAGAAGAATACAGATCAATCTAGGAAAGCTGTAACTGCTTTAAATTATTTAATCTCTGTAATGCCTACTAATGCTAAGGCATTATTAAGAGGTAAAGCTGCATTAGCCGGATTAGACCCTAATAAAGGTGCTTATAAATTAGTGGCTGATATGGTTGCATCTGGAATTGACAATACTAGTGAAATTGGAATTGATTTTGATAAAGCTGCTACCACTGGAGCTAATACCGATAGTAATGGTAATAAGAAGACTTTGAGTATGAAACCCATAATGTCTTATTATGCTGGAGAGAATGGAGTAGAATCCACTTACATAGTAAATCCGGGTCAAGGATATCAAATGCATACTGATGCAGTTATTTATGGGATGCCATTAGACCAGAAAGGTGACGTAGTTCCGCAAGGGTCATTACAATCTTTATTAAATTCAGGAATTGGAGGTATAGTTGATACTACTTCTATTTCTCTAGGAAATCAGAGAGTAGATTCTTCCAATCTTGGGCAGGTACTATATGATGGCACACAATTAGCTAGGGCTATACTACCATACACATATGATGCTAATGGTAAGATTGTCCCAGATTTTGAATTAATGCCGGAATTTATAGAGGCTCAGAAAGAAATCAAGGAGCGAGGCAATAATATAACTGCCGTTGAGCTATCACAGATATTGAATACTCACAATTTAGGAGATTATATGTATCAAAATAAAGATGGGGAACTTATATGGAATCCTTCTAAGTTCCGACCATTCCTAATGACTAATGTAATAGCTGGAGGTAGTGATAGCTGGATTGGTGGAAAGAGTGGAGTAATTGATGTAGATAAAGCAGGGGAAGGGTATATGACTAATATCAGAAGTATGCCTGAAGTAGACCCTGATAATATTAAGAATTTGTTTAAAGGTAAGTTAGGTATTACTCCAGAAAGTGAACTGTTTAGAACTGTAGCTTACATGCCTATACTTGAAAGTGCTGGTTTAGCTCTTAATGTAGCAGGTGAAGATCCAACAATTCCTGCGGATTGGGGAGATATGAGAATTATAAAAGGTAAAGCTGCTCAAGCTAAGAAGTTATCAACATTTACTGGAGCTAGTACATCTAAATTAGACTAAATATGAATAACGTAAAGAAACCTAATGATTGGTTCATAGCGCAGATAGATAATCCTTCGTTTACTCCTGGAAATTTTAGAGATGTAGGATTAACTGCCGACAATACTGGATTATTAGATAGAAATACCTATAAGAATAGTAAATATGTCCAAGATAAATTTAAGGATGATGAAGGTAAGTTTGATGAAGTATCCTTTAATAAAGTGTATGATGCTGCCGCTCAAACTTATCAAAAGTTTGCTAATGATGAGTTTGAGGAAAGTATTATGGATGATGCTGATTGGGATCCTTATTCTCAGTTAAGACCAGAGGATGGTAAAGTTAGGGACATTAATTTTAATGTAACTAAAGTACTCAATCCAGATAGATTAAAGACTGGTGTATCTCAAATAGGAAGGACTGACAATAGAGAATGGACTGCCTCTGAACTAGCTCAAACTCAAAAGGTATACGACTATAAAACTGGGAAGTATAAGGAATATACACCTAATGATAATATACTATTTGGTAATCCAGTAGGTTTCTTAGCGTCATTAGGTGAACCTTTAGTTCTTGCACAGTGGGATGAAGATGGAGAACATACAGATCCATTTACTGGAAGAGTTGTTAAGCATAATAAGGGAGACTTAAAATATAACGATGAAGGTACTTACTACTACGAGACCCTAGGAGGAAGAGAAGCATACGGACGTAAATTTAAATCGGCATTTGATTCATTTACTGTAGATGGTTCGGCTGCTAATAAATATGATTTCTTCGATTCTGACGGACTTGATAAATCAGTTACTGGTACTGTAATGAAGACAGTAGCTGCAATAGCTCCTCTATTTGTTCCCTACGTTAATACTGTATATGGAGGTGCCATGATTGGTGCTCAATTAATGGATATTCTTCCTACAATCTATAAATCCACTATAGGATTAAATCAAGACACTCCTACTGCCAACTTATTACAGGGTATAGGCAGAACATTTAAAGGTTCTAAATCTGAATATTCTCAGCAGAACTTAATTTCAACTGAGAACTTCTTTGATTTAGTGACGGATGTAGCTTTGCAGTGGGCACAGCAGAGAACTATATTCCAAGGTATTCATAAATTACTTGGAACAGAGGCTAAACAAAGAGCTGCTTTAGCCAAAGCAGGAGAAGAAGCTGCCGAAATATTACTTAAGAATCCAGAGAAGTATAAGAACGTAGCTGGCAGTGTCATAGAAATGAATCAGCTAAAGGCTGCTAAAGCGTTTGAAACCATTCTTAAGAGAAATAATAGAATGGCAGCAAATACTGCACTTGGTTATATGGCAATGATGCAGGGTTTAGAAACCTTTGAGGATGCTATCGGCCAAGGAGCTACTAGAGCTGAAGCAGCTGCTATTGCATGGGGTGCTGTTGCGGGTATGTATGCAGTTGATAGAACTGGTCTTGGCGAAATATTCTTCCCAGAACTTAAGACTTCCGTACCTGCTTACAGACAAGCAATTAAAGAGGTTGCAGAGGAAGTTAATAAGGGATTCCAGACATTAGCTAAATCTAATATACCACAACCTAAGAAGCTAGCTAAATTCTTTGATACAGCTAAAAAGAAGTCTTCCGACTATTGGTCTGATGTTAGAAATCATACTACTGGGTTTGCTCAGAAGATGCTTACTGAAGGTCTAGAGGAAATGTCCGAAGAAGCTGTAGTTGACTTAGCTAAAGCTACATTTAACTGGGCCCAAGAAATGGGCTTTACTGAGAGCAAGAATAAGTTAAATGCTGGAGAGAATGCATTTGAAAGATACGGAATGAGTTTCTTCGGAGGAGCTATTGGTGGCGCTATATTTCATGGTGTAGATGTGGTTAATAATCATAGAGCTACTAATGAGCAAACTAATCAAGAGCTTATATATCTAATCAGAAATGGGCGTACTAATGAACTAATAGAAGAGCTTAATAATCTTAAGAAGAAGGGTAAATTAGGTAACAAGAATCTATCTGCTACTAAGACTGAGGATACAAAGGAAGGTACTGTATGGACATCTCCTACTAGTGGAGCAGACAATCAAAATGAAGCAGTGTACAATCTCACTAAGAGCTACTTTCAACATCTAGATGCTGTTATTAACCAAGAAGGTATGGGACTATCCGACGAACAGCTATTAGACAAGATGGTAATGAGTGATGTTAGAATGAAGGCTTTAGCTAGCATTGAGGTATCCGATGGTCAGAAATTCGGTAAGGCTATTCTTAATGGCTATAATGGTAAAATGCTTCAAGATTTTAATACCCTTACTTCTAAAATAGTTGAGAAACGCAACGAAATAGCAGATCTGGAGCATAAGACAAATGACACAGACAAGAAAGGGTCAGTTTATCAAGCTGATTTACAAAGACTACAGCAAGAATATTCTGATTTACAACTTCAAAAGCAGAAATTCTTGGACGGTTCATTCTCTGAGTATTATACAGATCAAATGTTGTTTGCTATAGATAATTTAGCCAATCATCAGTATTACGCAGCTACATTTAAGGATTTTGCTGAATTTGATACTAAACAGAACTTCCAGGATTTATCAGAAGAACAAATAGAATCTCTGAAACCTAAATACGAAGCATATCTGAAGCAAGATAAGATGGAAGCTCTAGATGCTGCTTATGGTATATATAAGAAGGTTAATAAAGAGTTCTCTAACAAGCTTCAAGAAGGTAGTATCTCAGTTGATGAATATTACAAATTTAGAAAGGAAGTATTCTCAACTATGATTGATTTAAAGGCTACTATAGATAGACTTAATCTGGAGGATGTTACTGAGCAAGAACTCCAATCTAGATTTGGAGTAGACCGTAACATTGACTGGGTTCTTAATAAGAAGTTTACTAGACAAGTATTTGACAGAAAGGACAACGAATCTGATGAAGAGGCTGAAGCTAGGTTACAACAAACTGAACTGTACAACCAAGAAGTGTTAGGAAGAGTTCAAGGAGTAATTCAAATGGCACAAGGCTATGGATTTATGGATGCCGAGACTAAAGACTTACTACTTAGTGTTCTTGGTGATAAAATCTCTAACGAACGAGCAGTTATGACTGTTTTAGGTAATATGTTCGCTAATGGGATTATTAGTAGAAACGTCGATGCTAGTGGTAACTTACTTCCTGATCCATTGATGGATAAACTAATAGAAACATTAGAGAAAGTTAATGGAGAGAACTTAGAAGACATAAACAAAGAAATCCATGATGTTATTAATTCTGAAGAGTACAAGAAACAGCTTGTTAATGCAACTTTAGATTACTTTGATGCTATAGGAGAATACTATGAGTCTGAAGATGCAGATAATGTTATGAAGTACACTGAAGAGCGTATTAATAACATGGAGAAGATATATCAGGATGCTGCTAAAGAAATAAATAACGAAGTACTAGCCAACCCGTACAATGCAACAGTATTGCAACTACGTAGTGATGTGCTTAAACTTAAAACTAGTCCAGTGTATGATTATCTTCAGGATTTTACTAGAACTGTATTCGGAAGCACTTCTAATATTATAGACCTTATAGAGAATGAGCAACGAAGATTTGAGGCAGCTCCTACTATATCTGATTATGTTTTAGATGGCAACAAAGAGAAGGAAATAGAAGATGCTATTACAGCAATTAATATGCTTAAATCAGTAATCTATTCTAGTTCTACTGCTGATTTAGACATAGATAGACCTTTTGGTCATAATGCTCTTATGAATTACTTCCTAGAAACGTATTTCCCTAAAGAAGAGAAGTACGGAGTTATTAGAGATGATGTAGCTGCTATGATGAATATAGAGCTGGATAAGATTCTTGCTCAGCTATCGTTCTTAACTGATTTATCTATAATGAATGGGGTAAATCAGTTTAGTAAACATGCTAGAACTGGTCAAAAGATATCTAAATTGCTATATGATGTATTAAGAGGTAATGGTAAATATGGATTCCTAAAAGACTTAGAATATAACGGAACCAAGTTATTTGCAGGTCTAGATGAAATATCTACCCCAACCTTGGACAATATTGACGAAGCAGCCTATGATAATCCAGCAATATCCGTCGAATTGGCTAACTTACAGAATAAGCTTTATGATACTTTCCATAAAATAGTATCTGAAAGTGGAGAATCAGTAAATACAGTACTTAAAGCTATGTTCTCTAATTTAGGGGCTAAATTCAATATGTCTAGTTTAGTAAATCAAAATAACACTAGGTTTAGCCCGGAAACGGAATATATAGAAGACTTTGATATTTATATGTGGTTGCATGCCACATTAGCATTTAAGAAGTCTGATTTTGATTACTATTTAAGAGAGACTCTTGCTGATTCAGAAGCTACCTATGCTCCCTTATTTGCCCAAGAATATGCTGCTTACATGTCTACAGCTATGGCAGTTAACCCAGAAGTAATGAATGCTGCCATAGATAATATTGATGTTCCTAAAGGACAACCCGGTAGTGAATTACTAAAGTACTTCAATACTGTAATGGTTAATGGTATCGGAGGTGCTGGTAAAACAGCAGTAATTGCTAAGTTGGTACAGGGAATTGTTACTAAAATTAACCCTAATTCTACTGTGTGGAAGGTTGGTCCGTCTGAGCAACAAGTTAATAACTTGGTAAGTTCTCTAGGAAGTAATGGAAAATCTTTTACTGTAGAAGGTTTAATGAGACATGTCTTAGGTGATGAGACTTATGGTGAACTTAGTAAGGACATTAATAGCTCTAATACTGAATCTAAATTATATGACTTGGTAGAATTTAATGAACTTAAGCAAGGATACACTGTAGCAGTTGCTAAGTCTGATATAGAATATAGTGATAATGCTACTCCTAGATTGCTGTTTATTGATGAAGCTACTTGGGTTAATAGTGTTTATATGCAATTCTTATCTGATTGGGCATCCAAGAATGGTGTTACAATAATACTATTAGGGGATTTAAATCAGAATGGATATGAGAATGTAGAAACTAGTATATATAATGTTAAACCAACTGAAGCATTAACGGTTAGAACTCCTAAACTGGATATTAGCTTACGTATTACTAATGTTCAGAAAGACGATAATAATAAGCAGGTTAATGCAATTCTTAGTAGGATCAACTTTAACAAGGATAATGTGACCGCTGATAATGATGCAGAAGTTAGAGATAGAATATTCAATGAAATTACTAGTAATTTAATTCTGAAACATTATCAAGACGATGACAATCCACTAAATGGAGAGAAGATAGTAAATGAAATTTCAGAGGAAGATATTAAGGCATTATTGGAAGCTGATGGTGAAATAGGTTATGTATATGATAATGAAAACTCTCCTACATATCAGTTAATTCAGAGAATGAATGATAGTAGAATCAAGGTATACACTCCTAAATCTGTACAAGGCTCAGAAGCTGCTCACTTCATTATTGATGTAGACTTTGCTAAATACGATTCTACTGACTGGGCAGACCTTATTAATTTTGCTAAATCCTTCTATACTATGATGTCTCGTTCTAAAGAAGGAACTTACATTATTAATAATGGATTATCTGCATATGTAAAAGAGAAGAATCTTATTAAGGAAGATAGAACTTCTGTAACTCCTAGTCAGGAACGTATTATTAACACCTTCAAAGAAATCAGAATGGCTGCTTTGGATTCAGAATTGGAAGGGTATACTCCTTCTCCAATAAATTCTGAAGAGACATCTCAATCTCCTGAACCAGCTGCTAAAGCTGCTCCTTATACACCTAAAAGTCCTTCCAAACCTAAAGGAGATAATCCTATAGAGAATGAGTTATTAGGTAACTTGGATGGAAAGAAGACTACTGTATTAGATTCAGAAATAGAGGGTGTTATGTCTGGAATTAGGGCTTATGGATGGTATATGAGATATGGTATGTTAGAGAATGAGGACGGAACATTTGATAGAGTAGTTAAAGATGATATTATAGATGATTTAAACGTCTTTACTAAAAATGGAATTCATTACACTGCTAATCAATTGATTACTCCTAAATCATTATTGGTGGATATTAGAAACTACCTAACATTTGGTGAGAAGTTTGATGAAGATTTCTTACAGAGACTGTCTGATAGTGGTAATGCATATTTAGCTAAGTTAGGATTAGATGTATGGAATAATGGAAGTTTCTATCTTGAAGTTCGTAAAGACGATACTAGTACCACTGGAACAGATATAGCTAGAGACAAACAAGGTTATGATAAGACTAAAGTAGAGTCTACTGCATTTAATATTGTTTACAGAGTCAGTATAGATGGAGGTAAGGATATTCAGTTTACTATGGGTAAACTTACTAATCCAGACACTTGGCAGAAATGGGATAAAGCTCATGGTAACAAGTTAGATGCTGCTATATCTAAGTATAGGAAGTGGTATAAGAACATGCAAGAATGGTCTAATTCTAATCCAACATCTTCTAAATACTTTAAAATCAATAAATCTGACATTACATTCTCTAGGGCAACTAGACTAAAAGAGGTACCAGGTCAAACTTGGAATCTTAATGAGCTACAAGAAGCCTTTCCTAATGCTCTAATAAGTCCTATGTATGGATATACTGGACAGGGTGGTGTAGCTATGATCGATAAATCAGTTAGAGGTAAAGGTATAGTATTTGCAACTACTAATAAGCATCTCAAAATAGACGGGGAGAAAGTTACTGAATCGAATCTAGCAGATATGTATATCAAAATGCAGAAGAAGAGAGCAAGAGCATTTGATGAAGCTAAATCAAGGGGTCTTTCTAATGAAGAGGCAAATGCAGAAGTTGCAGATAGAGTACCGCCAATCATTAGAGCTATAGTAGCTACCCCTAATGGTTCATTTATAAATGACTACTTTACATTATCATTCAGTGATTTAACTAGTACTGACGATGATGGCAAGAGTAAACTTGATATACAGCAGGTTAAGGACTATATAGGTACATATGGAAGTAATACTACAGCGGCTAGAATGTTAGTAGCATTATGGAATTATCGAGCCGGACTTAACAACTTCTTAGATGCTTATAAGACATATATGTCTACTAATAATCTGAGTGAAGTAAGGGGACAGACTGAAGTTGATAAGTTCAATGGACTGCTAGACCAATCTGTAGTTAATGGGGCTAAAAGAGTTCCTTGGAATCCTTCTACTTATAATGGATTTATGTTTAGACTTACTTATGCTGATGCTATTAAGGCTAATGCTCCAGGTATGGTAGTTAGACCTATAAATCTTAGTGAGAACGAATGGAAAGAATTCAATGCAGGTAGTAAAGTATCTAGAAAACTTACTTATGGAGTATATATAGATCCAGCAGTTGCTAAGGCTCAATATACTATATTAAATGAAATATTTGATGTTTTAGGTAAATACATTTCACTTCCTAAGGATACTAATTTCACAATTAGAACAGAAGGAAGAAATATGGATAATATCCTAGAGCAACTTATATCTGATAATGGAGAGATAGAATTCAGTGATGGAGTAAGAACTGTCAAACATGCAGCCTCAGCTTTAGGAAATATGGGAGGATCTTTTAAAGTTGTTAGTTTGCTATCCTCTATCTATAAGATGTACACTAAAGGTTATAAAGCAGGTGATGCTTATTCATTTACTGCAAAAGGACCGGATGGTAAACCTATAGAAACTAGACTAGAAGCAACTAATGTTCGCATAGGTGAAGCTGTCAGAAATGCAGGTAGGACCAGTGCTTTTTCTGTACTTAATAATATGTTCAATGTTATATTACATGGCACTCCAACTATTAAGGAAGGTGCTCCTACTACAACATATGCTCCATTTATAGATGGAATATTCTATACTCCAAGATTTCAGACTTCTCATGACAGTCAACCCTCAGATTTCTATCCCACTAGAAATAACTTAGATCAGTTCCATATAGATGTAGCTATAGAAAGTCCTAATTTCGAAATTACTATAGACCCTACTGGTTTAAAAGAAGTAGAATTTAAGGATGATATATTACATGCTAAGAGAGACGAATTTAACTCCAGAATGAATTTGTCAACTATGGGAGCTCTGTCTAATGTAAGTGGATATGAATCCTTACAGGATTTAGCTGACAGAGCTAAATCTAGATATGAGACTGAAGGGGATGCTGCTATTAATGATATCATTAAAGAGTATAGTAGCTCAGTAGCTGTCAAGCTTTCTGATGCAGTTAATAATAGACAATTAAAGATGAATAATGACACTGTATTAAGTATTTATACTACAGTTCTTGACACTGGACTATTAACTATAAATAGTTATTCTACCCTGTTAGATGAAATAAATAAGAAGAGTCCCTCTGTACTACCTAAGAAAGTAGATGGTTCTATTGATAATTCTGCAATTCAGAATGTTGAATATAATGGTAGTAATCTAGAGGAATTTACAGTAACTTTGCAGGGAGGACAAACAATAAAAGGTTCTATTCTCGATGGTAAAGTAGAAATTGCAGATACAACTATGTATGAAATTCCATTTGATCCAACTAGAGAGCAGAAGTTAAAGATATTCGCAGATACACTTAACGATTTTGATAATCTTAGGGAATCTGAAATTGCTGACTTAATTAACACATTAATGTCTCTATCATCAGTAACTCCAGAGCAGGCTCAGGCTATATTGGATAAAGCCAAACTAGTTGACAGCCATTTTGAAGGATTATTGACTGATGAGCAGTTAGACAATGATGATTTAATTGACGTGCAAGAATACATATCTTCTTTAGCTTCCAATAAGAACATTATTGATAGTCAAGGATGTAAATTTAATATCTAATAAGAAATGGCATGTACTAACTTTGACATAGGGCAACACAGGCTTGATGCTGAGGTTGCTCTAAGAAGTACAGTATTAAAGTTTAGGAAAGAGCCAGTAATATCTACTGCTAATTTCATAGACGACTTCTACAACAGTTTGAAGAATACTGGACTATTTAACCTGGAGAGCGAGGCAGAATATGTCTCGCTTTCTGAGGTTCTAGAAGATTTTATTAAAACATCCAGAAGATTAACAGATGCACAGAAGGAACAATTATTAGCTGAATATGCTGTACCGTTAAGTTCCAAATTCAGTATTAATCCGGAAACCTCTACAGTAGAGGAAGTTGACAAGAGTCTTGTTATTAAAGACGAACCTGAGGACATTCAAGTAATTGAAGAACCATTGGAGAGAAGAGTTGCAACTCCATCCATTAGTGATATTTACGGTTCTGCTTCTGTAGTTAAGGAGTATATGCTGAATCAGTTTAGGTATAATATTATAGAAGCATCATTAGTTAACTTTGCTGACGGTAGACTTATTAAGAGCAATGATGATTTAAATGTTTATATTGCTAAATACAAGAATACCTTATTTAAGAAATTAGTCGACTATATTAAATTAGCTAATTCTGAAGAAGGTATAGAAACTGATGCATCTATACTAGATACTATTTACCTAGATGGAATTCCTAATGTAGAGAATATGCAGAAGGTTCTGGATGCCGCTTCTAGTATATTTGAAAACATATCTAAATCTGCGTTAGACAGTGCATTCGTATCTAAGAAGAGAAACATAGAAGGATTCTATAAGAATCAGATGTTAGTGGATGGATTCAATGCATGGGCTGTTCTATCTAACGGTAACTTCGATACTATTCTTAAAAGCTTATTCGGAAAGAATATGGAAATTAGGAATAGGGGATATGTAGGAATAGAACTACCTGTGAGCACTAATAAATACCAATTTAGATCTGGTTCTAATATGGTTAAAACATGGAGAACTAATGAGAATGTAGATGCATTATCTGAAATAGGTAATGTGTCTAGATTACTTATTGAACAAACTCCTGTAATTAATCATGTTACTGGAGAGCAGATAGGTGACAAGTATTTAAATTTAAAACAATTCGTTCACTCTTTTAGCAAGATTAAAGACGAATACAACTTTATGTTCTTTGGGGAGAGACTACAGGATTTAGTTTTAAATTTACATTCCGCCCCTAATTATTACTTAGGAGAAATTCTTAAGGAAATATTAAATAGTGATACTAGGTCTAAGGTATTCCAAGTAAACGATCTTAACGTATTTAAATCTATCTATGATAAGTTCTATAACAAAGATAAATTCAACTCTTTATATAATATTGCAAATAGAGACTATCTTACTTCTAAAGCTATCACTACTTACGATTTGTTAGATTCTATATCTGGAGTTGTAGATAGAACTAACAATGCCAGATATGTAGAATATGCTCTTAATAGTGATACTAGAGATTTGGATAGTTCTGAAATTAAGCAATCTAATGTAAATAGACGTAAAATACAGAGAGAGAATGATATTGATATTGCTAACGAACTTATGGCAGATAGGACTAGCCTATTAAATAGGTGGGGAATATCTGTTAGTAACGCTACTACTGGCGACGTCTCTTTTACTTTACCATATAAAGGAGAAAAGGTTACTGTAATTTATAACAGCAATGCAGTTAGTAGTAAAGGACAAAGAAAGCTTGAATTATCAAACTCTGATATCGTTAAATTTGGAAGGCTAAATACTATATTAGAAGAACCTTCGTTTACTAAGTTAAAAGCTATATATGAAGAGAACAATCCACAGGTACTTACTGATGGAGAAAGATTATATGTATCTTTAATAGAATTTATAGATGACTTTGCTAATACAGGATTCTTAAGAGGTAATGTAGATTTACTAGCTGCATTTAGAAATGTAAATGAAGCTAATAATCTTGATTATCTTGATAAATTAGTAGCTGTTGCAAGCAGTTCTGCATTTGTTAATACAGTATATGATGGATATGAAAATAATAATCCTGAGAATTTATCATTACGTTCGTATATAGAAACTCTGAACTATTACAATGAGAAGTTAGGAGATAATAATGAAAGGTTCTACTACGATAAAGCCTCAAACTCATTAAAGGCTATTAGACCTAATTTAATTAATATACTTAATGATATTGTAGCAGCTGAACAGGTAGTAACTGGAGAAATATATAAGTCAGTTATTAAGAATGCTGAAGGTAATAATATACCTAACAGCAGGATTGCTAACTTAGCTGGACTGACTAGGAGCTACGTTAAAAAGCATATACTTGATAATCCTAGTTCTGCTTTAAAGAATACGCTATTTGGACGAAATCCTAATATGCTAATGGGAACTTCCATAAAAACTGATGTAGTTAGTAGAAATGGAATAAAGAAGAGTGCTACTAAGTTCTCGGTTGCAGAAATAGGATATTCTTCGTTAGTATATGACTTCTATGGAAACTTATTAAGACCAAAGAATGGCAATGCACCTGTAACTATCAATGTACAACCTACTGTATATTCCGATAAGGGAACATTTGTAATGTGGAAGCTTGGTGTAGATAAGATAGATGTACTTGATGAGAATGGTAAGCCATTACTTATTAATTTACTTACTTCACCTACTAAAGACATTATTAGTGCTATCAAAGGAACTGTAGGAACTTACTATAAGGAAGTATTCAATAATGTATTGGGTGACTATAAAGAAGTATACAGACAATCTTTAGAGACATACTTACAAAGATTGCAGGCTATTAATCCTGAGGCTGCAAACAGAATACTATCTAAACAGAGTAAAGTAGATGCTGAGAATGCTAAAATAGCTAAACATAATGAATCTCTAGATTCAGAAAGAAACAGACTGTTACAAGCATTAGATGCAGCACAAGCAGCTGGTGATTTTATGGATGCTAGTAGTATAGTAGGTGCTTTAGACTCTCTTGATATTAAAGAACCAGTTTCATTGGTAGATGTACTTGACTACCAAGACTTTACTAATTTATTAGCAGTTACTACATCAGGTGAGTACACTAATATGTCTTATGCTGCTGGAGTCCCTAATATTGATAACGTTCACACTAATAAAGGAGGGTCATTTGAACTCAATGGCAAAACTAAGAAAGGCCTGATTCCTAATAAACTTTTAAACTTCCTTGCTACAGAAATGTATGCTAAAGAGGATGTGTTTAACAAAGCTATGCTTAGAGAACGTAAGAAGTTTGTTAAGGACATGATTGACAATAATATGTCATTCCCTTTAGTATATGCCAACGGACGTAGTAATACAGTTCTTAGAAAGGCTGCGGATAAGTTATTAGGAGCTGATAAAAGACTATGGGTAAATGAGAATACTCAAGAACTTATATTAGCTAAACAGGGTAATACTAATATTACTAGACTATCTGATTTAGATAGTAATTGGTTAAGAGATGATGTAGAAATTACTCTAAATCCTCTAATTGAAAGGTACTTTGTAGCTGATTTCTTAACATCAGAGAACCTTAGACTAGTAACTACTGGTAGTAGCATTGCACATCCAAATAAAGCTAAATATGGTAGTTTAGATCCTGACTCATTTAACGGAATAGAAATGGAACACTCTTCTAGAGAACTTGCTGAGTTAAAACGTAATGTGATTGTACCAGCTACATTACAGTATCTACATCAGAATAGTTTGACTGGAGTACCACCCTGGTATAGAATAGCTGTAATGAGTGATGTCGGAGCTCCTGTATATAACTTTAAAGGTGAAATTGCAGAAGTGGATGCACATGACGGTTCTGCATGGTGTAATCCTATTATGTCTTATTTGGAGAACTTATCATTACAAGATTCATCTGTAGGAGAAGATAAGAAACCTATTGGACATGATTATAATGGAAGATATGGTACAGCAGCTTTATTAAAGTTTGCTACCTTCTCTGCTTACAATGAAAGGCTTCGTCAATCATTAACATCAGACATTAAATTATATAATTTATTCAAGAAGATGTCTGATTTTAAATGGAGTGAATCAACAGCTGATTGGGATGTTCCTGCTAATGTAGACCTTACTGTAAATTTATTTGGTCAGCCAATGACTCTAAGAGATGTCACTGGAGGTGATAGAATATTTTACAGAGACGGTAACAATCATTATGAGATACTAGGACTAGACAAAGTAGGAAATGGACTGTATAATATTAGTAAGCAGTTGGTAGATATAAATGGAAATCCAATACAAGCAGTAGGTGCCGCTAATGTATTAATTGATACTAACGTTCCAATTAATTCTTTATTTGAATTACATGCTGCTTTAGGAGGAGTTTATAGTGAATCACTTAGAGATGGAGAACTTGCATATAGCGATGCTTCATTAGCCGTAACTGCTACTTATGTTAATAATATAGGACAGTATAAAGCCAATGGAGACATACCTACTCAACGCAATACCAACCAGCCACTCAAATATAAAATGATTGCTTACTTAGTTAATAAGTCTGCAATCAAAGTGGGAGCTCAAAATATAAATCCAGATAGCTCTTGGTATGATGATTCTCCATTAATGACAATGCACTTCAATACTGATGGCTTAGGTATGCAGATGGATGCTGACCACGTAGTTACCGACCCAGAACATCAGTCAACAATGACCGAGTTCTCTCAGGTAATTTCAGCTCTTGAATCTATGGGATTTACTCATGATATGGCTAAGAATGCATATAAAAGCTTAGGTAAAGTTGCATTAGCTTCTATAGGTAATATTAAAGAAGCTGTATATGTTCTTACTGGAATAAAACCTACTGATAATCCTGATGTCAAATCAGACTTGTATGAGATATTTGGTAAAGCTATTATTAAGGAATTAAATAAGAACAGTGATGAATTAGGAACTGCCAAAACTATCATTCAGAAAGCTAAGGAGGAGTTTGCTTTAGATAGGAAACGTAGAACTTCACATGGAGCTGACGCTTATAAGATTCCTTATAGTGATCCTTCTATATTTGCTAAGGCTTTATCTACATTTACGTCCAACATCAATAAGACTGCTATTAAAAGAAAGTTCCCAGGTATGGGTGCTGTTATGGCTCCTGGATATAATATCATACAGGTACATAGAATTGGAGGGCAGAATTATAGATATGACGATTTATATCGAATTGCAGCTGATGAAGGAATATCAGTAGATGAATACTTACAAAGAGAGCAGGCTAAAATTGAATCTGAACCAGCTAATTCTATTGATAGATTACTACCTGGAGATAGAATTAAAATACCTATCCAAGAAGTGGCTAGTGTAGTTGCCAAGATTAATAGTGACGCTACTAGAAATAAAAAGTTTGCCGAATTAGAAGTTGGCAAGTATACTAGACTAGTAGATCAAGCTAATAGAGGAGATGGTGAAGGGGTTGAACTATCTAAGGCTCAAGATAACCTTAATAAGGCACTGTCTAAGTTAGAGAGACTAAATAGAGATATAGCATTAACTGTACCTCAGTTCTTGGAAGATAATGGATGGAAACTCGAAGGAGAGTATATGTTAGTATATGTAAACGATTATGATTCTTATAATTTCGTCAAGAAGAATTTCTCTACATTCTATACTGACATTACTAGACCTACAGACTTGAAACCTGCCGAAATATACTGGGATGATGCAACTGGCAAGAGACATAGTATATTCGATATGCCAGCAATACAAGCATCGTTTACTGAACGTAAGAAGTATAAGAAGCTTCCTAAAGAAATAGGAGCTAAATTACAGGCTGATGTTCAGAATACATTCATGTTGCTAGATAAAGGGTATATGACTGCTACTGAAGATATGTTATTGGAATATAATCAAGATCCAGTAGCATTTAGCAAGAAATACGTTCCGGAAGGTAGATACTTAATGGAACTGCCTAATGGTAATATAGCTATTCCAATTCAAAATCTAGTTAATAATCCTGCTGAATTAGTAATTAGTAAGTTATATGTTAATCAATTTAATTTAGGTCCTAATGATAGTATTAATGATGTACTTACACAAGGATACCAATTCTTTGTTAATAAGTATGATAAATACCATACTCCTAAAACTAAATTATTTGATATAGCATTTACTAGAGGAAGTGGTAAACACGTATATATTGCATTTAATACATCTACTACTATCATAGATAAGCTATCAGTTAATAAAACTCTTACTGACGATGACTTCATGAGAGTTGGAGATAGTATCTTTAGAATAGATAAAGATGGCAATAAATTATATGAAAGCGGATATTACGATGCTGAAGGTAATTATCATGAGTTGGTAACATCCTATAATGCGATTGATGGTAATTCTGTTGAAGAAGTTTTAGTTGTTAGTACTCCCGATAATGTAATGGATATTTATAAAACTGACGATTTTGATTCCATTAAAATTAGTCAATATATTAAAGACAAGGCAACATTACAAGGAGTTATAGAACAGGGTAAGGACAGAAGTGACAGGTTATTGAAAGGATTATATGACACATATACTAAAGCATTAGTTAAAGATGATTTTAGCGTATCTAAAATAGCTTATGAACTAGAGGCTTTAGAGAAATCTAGAAAGATTACTGCTGCTAAGAAGAAGTTTGTATCATTCCAGAAATCTCTTGAATTTACTGTAGCTCGTATTCCGGCACAGACTATGCAATCATTTATGAAAATGAAAGCAGTAGCATTTAATGATTCTGATAAGAATGTAGTGCATGTATCTCACTGGCAAACTTGGCTACAGGGAAGTGACTATTGACCTAATTTTAACTGTTTAGTTAGGTGACATATTAATATTGTAGTCACTATAATAAATCTCGTGAATTGACGGGGAACTCCTTAGAGCTTAACCTACTAAACTAGAGTAGTAATACATCTAGTGGCGGCAATTAACTATTGTTGGTAAAGTAAAAAAGGTTAAGATTGGACAATCCGCAGCTAAGCATCCTAGATAAATATTTGGATAATAAGACTAGTTAATTGACAAAAGTTTTAATATCTTTGTGTTTATAAGGATGAAAGTTCATCGACTATCCCGTAAGGGAGTAGGAACTTTTATCTAATGTTTAACTCAAAATATTAGGTAAATGGCTAGAAGAATAACAAAGAAACTTAGTAAAGAACAAAAGAGCCTACTTATAGGCCTTCTTTTAGGAGATGGAACAATATCTAGTAATTATGTATTCAAGCTAAGTCATTCTGAAGCTCAAAGAGAGTTTCTAGAATGGAAGATAGACTTATTAAACAAGTTTGGGTTTAAGAACAATGGTGTTAAGGAGTATATATCAACATGTGGATATAATAAAGGAAACAAAGTTTTATACTCTCAGATGTCACTTAACCCAACTATAAAAGCCTTAAGGAGAACAGTCTATACTCCTAAGAAACATATTACTAGAAGATTATTGAATTGGCTTACCCCTATCGGGTTAGCTATATGGTATATGGATGATGGTTGTATAAACGTAAACACTTCAAAACAGCGTAGCTCAATACAACATACAATCAAAATAGCTACGTGTGTTGATTTAGATACAGCTCAAGTAGTAATTGATTATTTCAAAGAAGTTTGGGATGTGCAATTTAGACCTTTTAAAGAAGGAAAGGGAACTTATTCTATTGCTAGTTCCACTGAATCTGATTGTGCAGCGTTCATACAAATTATACGTCCATATATAGAACAGGTTCCATCATTACTCTATAAAATTAGAGATAACTTTACTAAAGAAGAATTTATAGCACAGCAGAAAGCTGGTTCCGAAGTGCGAGACACTCTAGAGATAGAGTGATGATATAGTCAGTCTCATATTGAAAGGTATGAGGTTAAACGGATATTGATAAAGCCTACGTAATGGGTTATGATTTTGATACTAATGGTAATTATATAGGATGGTCTCCATACTTCAATTTCAATTCTATAGAAGCTCTTAGAATGTCTGAAAGACTACCTACTCCTAATGGTAAACTATATGCATATAGTCATGCTCCTGGAGCTGTAGATATTACTAATTACGTGGAAATGCTTAATGAGGAGAATTTCTATAACCCAGAATCTCTACCGATCATAGCTGAGTTACTTACTGAAATTGATGATACTAACTTAGTAAGTTATACTGGGTCGGACACTAAGAATGCTGATTTTATTCTAAGCAGAATAAATAACCATTCTATGTACATGACTGAAGAACGTGATGAGAACGGTAGAAGAGTAAAGAATGGTCGTCAGAAGATAAGAGCTATTAATACTTTGCCTGCATTTAGAAACTCTGTATCGGCTAGTATTAGTAACATTATCCAAGACCTAAAGAATATGACTCAAGCATATTCTCCAATTGAAATGGGAGATCCTCAAGCTGCTGCTGAGAATTCTACTTCTGGTAAGGAAGCTAACAAAATTACTCTTATGTCTCCTTCTGCTAAATGGGTAATGCAGATGCAGAATATGGACGGTAAACAGGTAATTGGTATTGCAGCTGTTGGTGAGAAAGTATTCTTTGCTAACTGTTATTATTTTAATGAAGGCATTAGAAGTGGAGATTCTAAGTGGATGAACAACATGTTCTTCTCTAATGTTTATAAAGGTATTCAGAGCAAGGTGTCAGAGGATGGCAAAATAATTACTGTAGATACCCTCAGAAACATAATGGCCAACATTAACTTTACTGATTTAGCTCCAGAGAAGAATTATTGGGAGAACCTAATTAGGACTGCTACTGAGCAACAATTAACTCAGGAAGATGTTTCTAGAGTTATTCAAGAGCAATTAGGAGTACAACCTGACCAATCATTGGTTATCTCAGCTTTACTATCTGCTGCAACCGATAATGCCAAGGAGTTGATTCTATCTAAAATTAATGCTGGTCCTAATCTAGCTGGTATGTATTTACATATGATTATGTTAGGATTCAGTTTTAATGATATAGCAAAGAATCTAATGACTACACCTACAGTGCAGACGGTTAATGACTTGATGAAGGTTAACGTATTTGATGAATATCACGAAACAGCATCTGTTAACTCAGTAATTAGGTCATTAGAAGAAGGTCCTAATATTAGAAACTATTTAAATAATGACGGACTGAAGGGATTATATGCTAGAGTGTCTGTTGATAATCCTGGAATGTTTGCCAAGAGAGGTGAGTGGATTCAAGAAATTAAAGATAGATTTGCTAATAATGGTAGCATCGAAGACATATTCCCTGCTAAGAACTTTAGAGAATTTAGATTCCTAGAGGAATATGAATACTTGTTGAAGATGAAGAGAAGGATAGATCCGGACAAATTCACTGAATTTAAGAATATTAATTTTGATGCAAGAGAGACTGAACTTCTTGGTAGATTCTACGGGTTAAATCAAGGTATGCCAACTGATATTGCAGGTAAAATGGCAATGTTGAATACTTATGAATCAGCTATTACTAATAGGGAGCGTAAGTATCTAACTAGCAGTAATGGGTTTAATGTTGATGAACTAATTGTTAATGTATTGAAAGAGAAGCCATATTTAGAAGAAACTGCGGTCAGAAATATAGTTAAAGATGCGGTGTCTCAGAATATAGTAAATGGAGGTTTTAGTATTAGAAAGTTCTTAGATCCAGTCAATAATGGCTACAGACAGACTACAATTAATTACTATAATATTATTAAGGGAACTTGGAACATATTTGACATGATTACTAAAATTCCTCATTTCAAAGCACTGTTTGATATTTATAATCTTACTGATACTTCTGACATAAATATAAGCACTAAGTTTAATCTGGTAAATTCCTACAGAGAAGCCCTTATTAAAGAGAATCCAGTTTACGGTAGAGCTGTTAAAAAGGAGCAATTAGCCGCATTAGCATCTCATACTGATAACGTTCTAATTAATAATTGGCTTACACGTAGAAACGTAGTATTTAGATTGGAAGAAGGGCAGGAATACATAGGATCCGACATGACTATACACTCAGCTGGTCCTGGTGGAGAAGTATTTAATTTGTCTACTAATGAGGGAATTGCTAACTTTAAAATGTGGATGGAAAGAGAGGTAATTCCTGCATTAAAGAACGGAGTTGTAGGTAATAAAAGAGTAAGATCCTTACTTATTAATAGCTTCATACAGGGATTAAGTAGAAACAGAAGAGTAGATCCATTTACTAGATCTAATGTAACTTATATGAAGTTGCCAATTAATATGTTAAGTACTGAAACAGATCCAGTATTTAGTAGATACCAAAGAGACTTTGCTGCTCTTAAGAAGATAGAACTTCAAGGAGTATCTTTAACAGATTGGTTCTTTTTGTATAATCTAGTAGTTAATAAGAATCAGTACGGTGCTGACAGATTAACTTCCCTATTTAATACAATAGATGGAGTTGATGTTAGTGATATGTTAACTGACTTTCATAATTATGTAGGTAACGCTGACTACTGGCTTGATGTTAACATGGACTCATTCTCATTGGAGGATGCCCTTATTAGGATGGCACCTATAGTAAGTGAGAGTTCTAAAGGTAGAGCTAGGGATAAATACATTAGAATTAAAGACGATGATACAGGTAGATTATTTCTATATATGAGAAGCGGAGATGACTACTATATGGTAGATGAAGTACCAAATATGGAAGATGAGGATTCATTAAGGTTACGTGACAATTACTTCGTAATAAATACTCCTAACCAGAGTAACAGAATGAAGGAATTAGTAATTAACTCTTCCGAATCACTTAATACCTTAGTAGGTAAGATCAAAAGTCTAATGAGACGTAATACTATACAAATGAGAATCAAGTGTTAATATGAGTTGTTCAGTTGAAATTATAATAAATTCTAACAAAGGGGCTTCCAGCGTAATCAAGCTGGAGGTTCCCGATGCTAGTGAAATGTCTTTAGAGGATGCAGTAGGTGCTCTAATGGGTAATAAAGAAGCATATGATGAGTTTATTGCTGCCGTTAACTCTGGAGGATTTCCTCTAGCTAACTTTAATATTAATAGTAATAGACAAGGATTTACATTACCTTCTGGTAATTACAATCTAAATACTATTAGAAATGAGTTTGACACACCTAATATAAGATATCTTGTAGATGCTTTACAGAAAGAAGGAGTTGATTTAAACGCCTATAACATCTTACTTACTGATGCTAAATTCAGTGTAAATTGGAATAGTAATTACGGAATATTTAATTATCAAGGTAATTCATTAGCAGTGATTAAACCTACTCCAGATCATATAGAGACACATTTAAAACAATTATATGTATCATCTTTAATGGATAAAGCTCCCAAAGAAGTTGTAGATGGATTATACTCTAATATAGCTACAGCAGCTAAAATACTAGCCACTGACCCCACTACATCTAGAAGAGCTATGATTACGTTAAGTAAAATAGGCTATTCAGATGGTAAATTTGTCGCCAGTAAGTCTAATGTTGTCTCTGCATTTACTCATTATTTCTATTCTAGTGCTTCATTAAGTGACGCTTTATATAAGACAGGATTAATTGGAACCTTTAATAAAATATTTAATGACTTAATAGGTGCTCCAGAGCAAGAGTCCATCAGTTATGATAACCCATCTGCTCAGGCCTTAATAGATAGAGCTAAAATATCTGGAAAGTATCTCAAAATATCTAGACAAGATATAGAGTCCTTTATGGAGAATCACGGTTATGGTGAGGCAACTGAAGATAATATAGTGTCTGCTATTCAAGACATTAATAACAATATACATAATGGTAAGTTTATAGACATAGCATATATTAGTGATAGTGGATTGTTATTAAGAAACACTGTCAAGAAACCTGTATTTGATAAATCTATTGTTAATACAGAATACACTGGAGATATCGTAGATTATATAGAGAACTATAATGGGTATAATATAATCAGATATAATAATAAGTACTATATTAGTGATAAATTAATAACTACTGCTGATAATATACATACCTCTGGTGTAGACAATTTAAAACATGCTAAAAACCTGATTACACTACAGCTAAATAGACCTATTAACTTTGAATCAGTAGCAACTAGTATTAAGAAGAAATCTGGAGACAAAGTTAACATATCTTCTAGTTCTAAGTTGGAAATAGGAGATAGATTTAGTGTATTAGATATTACATTAGATGATAAAATAAATCTATATAATGACAAGAAGCTTATTAAGTCTATAACATTTAATAACTTCGTGTCTGAAATGATGAAGAAGCCACAATACAATAAAATATTAACATCACTAAATGAACAAGGAATTAACATTCAATCTATATTAGATACTCCGGAGAAAGTAGCGACGTTCTTCTTACTTAAGAACCAACTTAGAGATCCAGAGACCCATAATGCCTTATATAATAATAAGGTTCCTAGTATGCTTACCCCGGACAAATTAAATTATGAAACTGAGCTTATTACTAAGGCGTTAAATATAATCGAAAATGCTAGTGAATCAGTGTATGAAGTAGTTGCAGCAGCTGGGGATAAATATAACTTACAGAAGCTTCAAATGAGCACTAACGTTCCAGTTCATAAGAAGGTGCCAAGGTCATTTAAAAGTGAAATGGTAGAAATAGCTAATCATCTTGGAAAGAATTATGGTATTAAAATTAATGTAGTTACAGCCAGAGAATTAGCAGATTCTTTTAAGGGTGTAATACCCAATGTAGGTAGAACTAATGCATTTATTTATAATGGAGAAATATATTTAAATGTAGACAGAGCAACAACTGCTGATTCATTACATGAATTTGCACATCTTATTATGGGTTCCATTAAGAGGACTAATTCAGATTTATATTACGGATTAGTAAACCAAGTGGAGCAACTTTCTGATTATGATGATAAAGTACAAGCATTTAGGAATATAGGAGACAGTAGAGCAGTTACAGACTTAAATGAAGAAATATTTGTTACAGAGTTTGGTAATTACTTTAGTAAGATTGCAGACACGTGGTTTGAAGGTAAGGAAACTGACTTGGATGCCCTGGGAGAACTATTTAAAGCCAAAACTCAAAACACATTCCAAACTTCGGAAGATATTAAAGATGAGAAATTAGGTAAATTACTTAACATGAGCATAGATGATATAATGTCAGAATTTGGTAGTGCTTTAGTTAATAAGGACTTTAGAGAAGGTTTTGATATGGATATGGCATCTGAATCTCGTGTAATTACTAATCTAATAGAAAGAATGATTAAAAGTGGTAATTTAAAGGAGGATTGTTAATGGCTTGTACATACAGTTTAAATATAAATGGTCAAATACAGCAATTTAACGATTATGCTGAATTGTTTGACTTCTTAATAGGACATAAGAACCAAATTGAAATGGGACTTATATCAGATATTGTGTTTAGCCAAGACACTAAGCAGTCCGAAATGGTAGCTAAGTTAAGATCTATTAAAGCTACCGCTAAACTCAACAGCAACGGAGTAGACCCTGTATCTGGTGATATTATGTACAAAGCAGAAGGTTCTAACATGTCAGTTACAGATTTCTTAGAAACTGCTACTATTACCAAAGATTCTAAAGAAACTTTCTTAGGACAGCCGTTCAGTATTAAGAATTGGAGAAATAATACTATAAATGAATTGGTATCCAAGGGTATGACTCATGCTGAAGCTGAAGAGCAGGTTAATAATATTATGGAAATGTGGGAGAGGATAGCAGATACTGGCGCTGAATTACATGCTGTTTTAGGTGATTACTTTGCCGGTCATATGTCATTAGAAGAGCTTATAGATAAGTATGCTGGAGTATTTAGTGAACAAGCTGTCAGGAGTATATACAAGAATATGGCATCTTTTAAAGATGAAATCTATAAGGCACATGGACAGGACGCTAAACTACTGCCTCAATTTACTATAGATTCTAAAACATTGGATGGAGTTAATATAATAGGTTCTATAGACTTAGTAGTGATAGGTGAGGATGGTCAGCCGCATTTATATGTCTTCAAAAGTTCTGCAAAGTTGTCTGATAGGTGGGATGCTGCTAAGCAAACTAAGTATGATTACCAGTTAGCTTTCTATAGACAAATGTTAGCTTCCAAAGGTATTCCTGCTGCTAATATGGAACTAAATATAGTACCTATGCATCTGGAAGGGCTAGAGGATGGGGAATTAACTGGAGTTAGCTTCGAAGGAGTGCAAGACAGAACTAAAGATTCTGGAGGCACCATTAATAGACTAGCTTGGGGAGTAGGTGAATTTTATAATAATGTGAGTTATGCAATTCCAGTAAGACTTACCGATGAAACTATAGGGGAATCTATTAGAGATAATGTACTAGATACTCTTAGTAAGTTTATACCTAATCCTAAGATTAAATCAATTAGAGAGCAAATTGATGTAGATGCTTTTATTGCAAATCATGTTTATGATTCTCCGAATCCCTCTGAGGGCAGATGGTATTTTAAAGATTTCTACAGTAAAGGAAAGCCTATCTATATCAAAGAAGATTCACCTAAAGAGAAGAATGCGGAACTTAGAGTAGAAGTAGAGAAATACCTAAATAAGATGGTTAAGAATCATAGACTTAAGACTAACAAATTTATCTATGATCTTAAAAGAGCCATTGATGGTAAAATTCCGTTGGAGGATGTGAGTCCTACTACTGGATATACTACTAATGCCTTTGTAGTAACTACATTCCAGAAATATGTTAACGATCCAGGATGGGAATTAGTAAATATAGAAGCACTAAAACAATTAGGAATTGTAGCTATTAGTAATACTATTACCAAACAAATTGATTTTATTGCATTAAGCCATCATGATTTACATACTGAACTTAAGCTATCTTTAGGAACTACAATGTTAGGAGAACATGAAAAGGACGCACATGCTCTTAATAACAAAATGATATTATTGGCAACTAATGGCAATATTGAGTTAATGAAGATAATGGCTGCCATTAATGAGATTCCTAATGCATTAACTGATGTATTTAAAATAGGAGACATTAAGGTAATTAATACAGAAGACTCTAAAGCTACCACTGCTACTTCAAGACAGATAAAGGAAACATTTAATCTGTTAGCCAAAGCAGCTAAAGTTAATAATAATATTAACAAATTGTCCTTTATGGATGAATTGGATGTTATTAAGAATGAGTTCCTAGCTTTGATGAACAGACCTAATGGTAAACTTACTAATAGTTTGTCTAGAGATATAGAGGCTTTATCTAAGGAAGTATTCAACATTAATACCGTAAATAAGAATGAGATAGCCAATAGACTAATAGCCCTAGCTAGAAGGATGGAGAATGGAGAACGTCTTGGTAAGATAGTTGGAGGTTCTCTAGAATCTATAGCTAATGAATCTTCTAACACTGGAATAGAAAGACTATACAAGTCAATATTACAGGCTATAGCTTATTATAAAGGATTAGACTTCCTTCAACCTAAAGAGATTTCTAGATATACACAGAAAGGAACTCCTTTATCTGGAGGTATGATAACTAATCCGGATTTATTTCCAGAGGATAACTTACGTCAAATTACTCTTGCTGTGAGAGGTGCATTTGATAACGTTACTAGAGAAATGACTCCTTATCATGAGAAATTCCTTACCGGATATGTAAAACCCTTATGGAAAGATAAAGGTTACAGTAATGCCAGAAACATTGTTATAGGAGATCAGGTTAAGCTGTATAATAATTTCTTTAGAAGGAATTCTGACGGAAGTCTTAATAATAAGATGTTATTTGTAGATCCTTATGATAGCAGTACTCCACTTACTTCAGAGGAAAGACGATTCTTAAAGCAAGCACTGTGGCTTATAAACCAAGAAAGATTCCCTAATATCAGAAGCTTGTCTGAAGATAGCGAGACGGTAAAGCAACTTAAGAAGACCGAGAAGTGGTTCTGGGTTCCTCTTATGGAAGCCAATAATCAGATTCTACAAATGGGAATTAGTAAGTGGATTAACCAAGAAGTAAAGGACGTAACTGGAAGATTTAAGGATTATTGGAATAGATCCCAAAACGATGCTTATAGTGATAGGGAGTATAGTGACAAACAGAAAGTAATTACTAGGTACGAAATGTACAATAGATTTAATTTATCAGAAGCCAGTGAGGAAGCTAGAGACGCCTTATTAGCTGAATATAAACCAGATTTCTGGGAACGTAACATAGAGACCCTAGTAACTACTTATAAGTTTGCATCAGCTAGAAAGGAACAATTGGATATTATATTACCTGCAATTAAGGGAATAAAGATGTCATTATTAGGATATGCTAAGTCTACGGATACAGATTTATCAGTCCTTAATGAGACTTTAGACAACTATTTAAAGGTAGCAGTATTTAACCAATCTATTATTAGTGAAGAAGGCCGTCAAGCTTTTAAATATCTTAACCCTATTAAAAGACTAGCATCTTTTGGACTACTTGCATTTAACGTTACTGGGGGTGTTCGTGATATGATTAATGGTATGTGGAAGCAATCATCTCTAGCCTTTAGTAAAATGTACTATACTGATGAGAAGTTCACTAGAAAGGATTTGGCCCAAGCTATGGCATTAGTAACCAAAGAAGGGCCAGATATGCTTAGTAGGACTACTAAGATTGAGGCTATTAATAATATGATTAGACTAGCTAATATAGATATGCAAGTTCTAAATAAACGGCTTATTAGTAACAAATCTGGATTAGCTAATATGTCTAGGCATGCTTATCAGTTAACTACTGCCCCGGATTATTTCCATCGTATGACCATATTTGTAGCTCAATGCTTACATGATGGTACATGGGATGCATTAGAAATGACTGATGAGGGCATTAAATATAATTGGAAGAAAGATAAGCGTCTAGCAGTATATGCTTCTGGTAATAAGAGTAATCCTGAATACAATAAGCAAAGAGGACTTTATTTATCTATAATGGAAGCCTATAATAGAGACAATGGATTAAATCTAAAAGAAGGAGATGATTTACCATTTGCCTATACTAAAGATGAAGTATTGGCTGCTAAAACCTTGTCAGATCTTATTTATGGACACTATGACCAGGAAAGTAGAGCTTTGGCTGAGAAGACATTTATGGGAGCATTATTCGGACAGTTTAAAACCTATTTATCTGCAACTAGAAATGCCTATTTACTTAAACCCAAGAATTATAATTTAGCTGGAAGAGTTCAAGCTAAGAATGACAATGGTGATTTATTATGGTATAAAGATGAGGTGGACGAGAACGGTAATTCTATAGTAATAGTCACTACTGAGAACACTGGAGTTCCTGCTACTATTAATGAGGACAGATATCTAGAAGGTATTTATTATACTATTAAAGACTGCTTTAGGGCTTTACATGAAGGTGGATTCTCAGAATTTAGAGATAGTATCTGGAATGAAGAGACCGGTGTAAAGAAAGCAAATTTAAAGAGATTAGCTCATGATATGTTCTTATGGATGATACTTGGAACTATAGGTAAATACCTTATTGAACTATGGGGAGAGACTAGAGAGGAAGATAGAGATCCTTTAAATCCTAACATGTCTCAAGCCATGAGAGATACTGTATTTAGCCTATTTGAAAGAGGTTACAACAGTTCATACGGAGATATAGCTCCCTGGAGTGTGTTGCTAGGACTTATTAAAAATTCAGAACCTGTATCTATAGGATACTTAAGTACATTCTTTAATAATACTTATGAGTTTGCATTTGGTGATAAATCTCTATCATCTTATCTCACAGGAACTACTGGGCTTGGTAGAACATTTAAAGGAATGACTACAGAACTTAATAATATGTCCAAACTTGCAGCAGATGCAATAGAGGAAGATACAGCACAGTAATAAAAAAAATGGCCTATACAAGTAGAGTTTAACTCCACCTGCATAGGCCATTATTATTAAATATAGTCACCAAGGCATGCTTTGACTTTATCAATCAATGCATCGATGGTACCATTATTCTTTATTACATAACTAAAATGCTCGTAATCATCTAGAGCATGTTCAGAAATATGCTGGTCATCTAAACCAGTATCTCTTTCTACTTTAATTACTATTCCTCCATGAGAGATTATAGCATCAGCTTCGTTAGGAAACCTTACGTCAGTAATAATCCACTTAGAATCAGGGTTAGACTCATAGATTTGCATTAGATGCAAAACCCATAAATCTGGATGAATGTTTCTACCAATTTCAGTTCCCAGCTTTTGTAAGAACTCTCTATTGGTCATTCCAAGGTTTAAGGTAGTAGGAGATTCCTTAAAGTCTTCAGTTTCAAAGCAACACATGTCAACACCTAATATAAGAGAACTACATGCTTTTAATGCATCGGCAAAGGCATGCTTCTCCCATTCAGAGAATTTAATTAGATCGTCTCCATAGTCACTAAACATATTGTTAAAATGTGCAGCGGAGGGCTCTAAACCTTTAAAGATCTGGTTATACTTTAAGTAATTTAAGTATCTAATAATATTACAAATGGTGTCTTTACCACATTGTTTACGTCCAGCTATTCCGATTATCATTCTTCGAAGAGGGTTATACAATCATCACTATATTCACAATCTCTTACGTCTAAATCTCCGTAATCTACTGTGTCCATAGCTTTCTCCCAAGCTTCATCTTTGCTGTCAGCTTCTACTTCCATGTCAAAATATAAACGACATCTAAGCTCCCTATCAATACTTACGTTATACCTCGGCATCGCACATAGTAACAGTTACTAGCTCTCCACTATCTATAGCTTTACGAATATATCTCATTAAAGTAATGGGTTTGGAATATTCTGCCACAAATGTAGCAGTCCCTACATCCTCTTTATCATTCATATCCACCGGGAACATAATTCTCTGGTTCTCAGTTTCTATCTGATAATAAAGCACTCCAGCTATAGCATGTGTGAATCTGGCCGGATAAGGTAAAGTTACAATTTCTTTTAATGTCATTAATTACATAAATTAGCTTTAACTAAGTCTGCAATCTTCTTCCCATCAGCAGCTGGATATTTAGCTTTCAATTCTTTGACAGCTATCCCCATCTGATTCTTAGGGATTTGTACTGGATGAATATCATGTTCTTCATTATCGTCATACCATCCTTTATCTAATGCAAGTTTAAGTAATGCAGCATTCAATTCTTCTTTAGTAGGTTCTTTAGGAAGCAACTCCTCTAGTATCTCAGCCTCATCAGCCTCGACTGCCGATAAGTCCATACGCCCTGCTGTTTGATAGGTTTCTGCATTAGCCCATCTTTCATCCCTCATCTTCTTAATAATAGAGATTTCCGCAGCTTCATCCAAAGGTTTAGCATTCTTAGCTGCTGCATAATTAGTAAATGCAGTCTTAATAGCTCTATACACATTAGTACGTGTAGTGTCATGCTTCTTCATAGAATCAGCAATCATTACATTCAATTTATCATTCCACATATCATTCCTATTTAAAATATTAATTATATGTCTAACATCCTCATCAGTAATGCCTATAGCTGTATTAGTTTTTATAAAGTACTTCCTCTGATGAGATAGCATATCTCTATCGTCGTCTACTATAGCGTAGACATAAGGTTCTGTTTGAGAATCAAGCCATTCCTGTATTTCACAACCTCTATGGCTTCCGAACGGAGTAATACTATGTATTTTGAATTTTAAACCAGCCTTGTCAAAGATTGATTGTAAGTTGGATTCAGTTCTCCAGGAAGAACTTACAACTACCTTACAACCAGTCTCTTCAACTATTCTGTTTACAAGTTCAACACATTTTGGATCAAAGTCTCCTTGAGGATATGCATGGTTTTTATTCCATTCTTCTCTATACCATGAGACACTGTTAAGTACTCCATCTACGTCCAAAAACAAATACTTATTAATTCCTTTCATAAAATGTTACTTTTCTAGAGAATCCATTCCCTGAGATAAGGGCTGTCTCAACATCTTCCTCAGACTCCTCTATTATTGAATCCTCCGGAGTTTCTGTAGTTATAGTACAGCCTATAACCCAAGATGTACTACCATCATCTCATTTAACAAAATAAGGCAAACACGTTCTATAGTCTGTTTTAAGTATAAAACCAGTTTTACCTCTCTTAGTATACTCAGAAATCATAGATGTTACAACTTCTAGTTTATAAGTTCTAATTAGAACTCATATTGTGTCTACGGAGAATGTTCTCAGCTGTACCAGATTTCCATTTAGACTTACCTCTTAAGAATGCTATATCCACATCAGAGAAGGTTGTCATTGCTGAGTCTCTATCAGTATCACATTCGTAGCCTCCGACATAATGTACTTGAGGACAATCCTCTAGTGTTACCAGATCGGATTCATTTTCTACACCTTCATTGAAGCGTTCTCTAACGTCTATATAATAGTTGCCATCGTCAGCCTTAGTTCCAACTCTAAATCTAGGCTCAGAGAACATATGATGAATGGTAAGTGTACAAGGAACACAGTCCCAATCATCCATATTCTCTTCAATATACTTTGCTATATATTCAGCTGCCATTTGGTCGCAACCCTTACAATCACCAACTATGAATTCACAATCTTCCCAAGTGGTTTGTCCATTATCTATAGCATCTTCTATAGCTGGTACATAGTTAGCATCAAACTCTTCTTGAGTTATGTCTCTGTGTCCACTAATAAAGTATATCATTCCGCAAATAAATTGTCTAAGTCTTCTATTTCTTCATAATCTACATAAGTATGAAAGATGCCTTCAATAAGATGTTTGTGATTAAATGCCCACTGATAGTTGTCAAGGTCAGACATTTTAACCCACATGATAGCTTTTACTTCATTCTCCTCTCCACCTAGCTGTCCCTTAATAGCATTAGTAGAAATACCAATATGACTCTCGTCTACTACAGCCATGAATCTCATGGTAACATTCTGTCTATTGGAATCTTTCGGGTCATCATTAATACTACACATGTAAAGAGCACTAGGTTCAACCTTAGCTCCAGTTTCCTCATAAATTTCCCTAGAGCAGGCCTCTGCTAGTGTTTCATCGAAGTCCAAATAACCACAAGGACAGTTCCAATATCCTTGAAAGTCCGGTGCTCCCTCGCCTCTTTGGTTAGCAAGAACACACCATTCATTGTTAATCTTGCAGAATACAAACCCTACAACAGCAATACTACGATGAACCCAAACTGTTTCTCCAGCATGTTCACCTGTTTCAATTTTAATTGGATAATTCTTCATCAATAAGTATCATTAAAATTAATAAATTCTTTATCTGTAACACATTCTTCTGAGACATTAGAACTAATCAAATTGGACTTCATTAGTTTAAATATGCTATTTCTTGCGTTAGCTATGCCACCAACAGTTATAACCCCACTAGTTAAATTCAAAGACCCAGGATATATACACATATCACTACTGCCCTTTGGACCATAAGCTATAAAGTAGGGCTTATTGCTATTTATGACTTTAATTAATTCGCTTAAGATTCCATTAGTAAGTCTATGCAAAGGAGTACTAAAACTTACATCTGGAAGTATAAATATCACAATATCAGATGTATCCAAATATTCTGGATGATAATCATCATGAAATTTGTTATATTTAATGCTAACGTTACAGTCTTTAAATACATCTGTGACTTTACTAAGAACTGTAGGCATATTGTATGGATAAGATATATAAATATTATACATATAGTTTATATTGCTTAATTATTTCATACACGCCGTCTCTAACAAAGGGTTTTATCCCAACCCCATCCTTAACTCTATTTCTAATGCAAGTAGAACACATTCTGATAGTTGGAACATATACTAGTGATACGTTATCTGGTAAGCCATACGGAGGTTCTTCTCCGTTAATTACCATAATAAACTTGTAATCTTTAAGTATTGTAGATCCGTTATGCCAGTTTGGTATTTCTCTATAGGTTTCAGGAGTAGTAATTATTACCAATTCCTTGTCTGTTATTCTGGATGATAGTTCCATCAATACATCATAGGTTGGAATGCCCTTATCATAGTCAGGATTCATCATTGACTTCTCTATGTCACTTACAAAGACATTAGGAAGGCTGTCGAATGCCATACAACACATAGCATACCTGTATGGGAATCTGGTACTACGCCCCTTCCATATATTCTGATATGCAGGAATTACTAATACTTTATCTACTAGTTTAGAATTAACAACTCCCATTACTACATTGGCATGTCCAATGTGAGGAGGATCGAATGAGCCAAAGAATAAACCTACTCTATTCATATAACTTTCTAGATATATAAATTGGTGCTTTCTTACGTTTAAATTCAGAAGCTAAATGACGGCCCCAAACCTTATTGACTACATCTTCTCCATGTCTAGCACATAACTGTGACCAGCAATCAGATTCTGCCATTTCATCATGTGGGTGCATGATTTGTCCAGCTGAATCATAGCTTTTTCTAAAGTCCTCGAATGGAATGAATCTACTAAGTATATCATCCACAGTAGCGTAGTCCTTAGCACCTATCTGGTCTAAGTCACTATTACTAATACCAAGACCATCAGTGGGAACTAGCTTGCAAGAATTATATATAGCACATGACATTGCTTTATAATTATCGCAAGTTTCTTTATAATCATTACGAAGAGCTTCTAGAGCTTTACTTTTATAATGGTCTTGCAAATAGTTTGCCAGTCCGTAAACTTCAGTCTTCCACAGGTCTTGAATCGGGTCAAAGTCACCCACATCACCATGAATAGTCCAGAACCCAAGCTGATATTCAGTCTGATTATCTGTACTCATTACTAGTCCTTTATAACGACTGGCTATATCATACAAATACATCATCCTGCATCTAGCCTGAAGATTACCATTAGCAATCAGAGTTCTACTTGGCATCTCTTCCAACTCATCGAGATAGTAAGAGTTAGCTATATTGACATCACCTGCATCAGCACATGCGTCAAAGAGAGCTGCACGATAGGAGCGTTCAAGTTTATAAACTTTAAAATCGTTACATAATGCTTCTCCCACCAACTTAGACACATCAAACTCGTCACTCTTGTTCTTAATAGGAAGACTTCTACCTATAAGTGGAATGCCAGTTTGTTTACTTACTTCATGGCAAATAGCAGCAACAACAGTGGAGTCAATTCCTCCACTGATGCCTAATACCATTGCCTTGAGATTATTAACTTTTACATAGTTTGCAGTCTCCTTTACTAGGACTTCAAACACTTTACTATAATCCAAGTTATTCATTTCAATTCACGTTTAAATGTGTATATAAGTCTTGAAATCTTAGTAGAAATAGAAATGTCTACACGTTTAGAATATTCATGAGATACCATTCCTACTAATTCCCAGCCTAAAGACCCTAGAGCGTCTAATTCACTCTCTGATACTGGATAGACTCTTTCTAACATTTTATATTCAAACTTCATATTAACTGTGTTTATAAAACAGATAGTTATATTGAGCTTCGGTCATTTTAACAGCAGCACAGAGAATCCATCCCTGTGCTCCCAGCTCATTTAATTCTTCCACGCTCATTACTGAACCGTATACAGTCTTTCTAAGGTACTCTATATGCATATCCCAAATCAGTTAAACATCTTTGAACATCCTCAATCTTACCGGTGTGTTTACCGGCATCATCTGATAATTTAACACAACCAAATATTGGTTGGTTAGAATTCATTTGGCAGCTAGTAAGTTTCATTACAATGTTAGCTGGCTTAAAACCAGTATCGTTAGTAAGATTAGTACCAATACCAAATGAACATCTAATCCTACCTCTACAGTATTCCATAATATCTTGACATTTGTCAAAATCTAGGGCATTACTAAAGACAATGGTCTTAGTCGTGGGATCAACACCAAGTTCTTTATAACGACTAATCATATCGTTTATAAACTTGTATTCATCCCCAGAATCACATCGTACTCCGTCAAACAGTTTAGCTTGCTTACGAGACAGATTCTTCATAAACGTATACGAGGTATATGTATCAGACAATGCTATACCTAGATCGCCATCATACACATTTACCCAGTTCTCAAGAGCCATATAGTTAGCCTGCCTATAACCATACATAGCACCATGGAACATGAACCATTCATGTGGGTGAGTTCCCATCATAGGCATATCATACTTCATTGCTAAATGGCAATTAGAAGTACCAGTACAATAAATAGATCCTTCCTTGATTGTAGATACTACTATGTCTTGCACATTATAACTAAATCGTCTTCTAGTACCAAATTCAGAGAATTTAATCCCGGCAACATTAGAAAGCTTAATTTTAGGTGATAGCCTCTTAATAACGTCAGCCAAATCACAGTTGTTATCAAATATTCTGCTGCGCAATTCTGATACTATTGCAAGAATAGGTACTTCATATAAAGTAACCTTATAAAGATAGTCAGTTACTTTAATGTGTAAGTGGCCGTTTTCATCTAAGGATGCTTGTATTTTGCCAGAATTGAATTTAAATGAAGATAGCCATTCCCAATAGACTGGAGGAATGAATCTACAATTATTATTCATATATTCTTGTTCATCCTTAGCAAGATGTAACATTCCTAGGGAACCAAGCTCCAAGTATAGTCTCTCTATGAAGTCTTCTGGATACTCAGTATTATCACGATCAATAAATTCAAAAGTTCCTCTAGCTTGAGGAAATAATTTCATATAAGCATACGAAGTTGTAAACTTATATAAATCTGTATCTAATATAGATTTAATTATCATCTTGTTTAAACATTTCTATAATTCTACACACTATTGAATCGATAGTTTGTAATGATTCTATTATTCTACTATCTCTATATTCCTTAGACCAGGTACTATACTCTTTATGGTTAGTTATTCTCTGCACTATAGAGCCTATTACTAGAATAGCATTGACATAAGGAATCAAGCCTACTATGCCCGTAAACACTACTACTTTAGTAGTAAGATAAGGCCTAGTAACTTCATTAGAATAAACACTAGCAATTACACATACAAACACCAGTACTGAAATAGCATAAATTAATCCCATTTTAAGTTGTGTTCTTTAATTAGTTCAACTAGTTTATCTCCTCCGTCTATAGAGGCTATATACTTAGTATCTACTATTATGTTGTCTGCATATCCCATAGCTATTAAACTACAGATGGTTTCATACACACAATAATCACCAGCTATACCGACTACTCGAATTTCGTTATCTGGGTCAGATTCAAAATCAAGTAATATGTCTGATATAACAGAAAGACTCTCTAGATTATCAAAGATACTATATTCTTCTTTGTCAGGACTATCTCCTTTAATAAAGATGTCTGTATCCTTACGATAAGCATAGTTGTTTATTACACTCCACAGTGGAGCATACACACAACTACCAGCAGTGCCTTTAACACAGTGTGGAGGCCATTGACCTCCGTTCTCTTTAAAGGAGCAGTGATTAGATGGGTGAAAGTCCTTAGTAACCATTACATAGTCACAGTCAATTTCACCGTTCTGTAATGCACTAGCAAGAGCATCCATCTTCTCTTTAGCTCCTTCTACAGCTAAGGACCCACTGATAAAATCTACCTGTGGGTCTACAATTAATAAGATCTTGTCCATTCTACTTACTATATGCTGCTATAGCAGCCCCAATTACTATAATTATTAGAGCAATTATTAAAATTCCGAATACAAGGGCAACTGGTATCCATAATGGAGCCAGCACCCACCACCAAGACCAAGTAGCTACAGCAGAAACTCCTAATAGCTTAAGAGTTATAAATACAATTGCTAAAAGTGTACACAAACTGGGTCCTCTATATATTACTTCAGGAGTGTTAACTGTATACTTCATTTTAGATATTTAAGTATAAGGGTTCATAATGAATATTATAATCTTCTCCCACTAAGCTTACATTGGCTAAATGAATACCTGTAATTTCCTGTAATTCATGATTACCACTGTGAATGTGTCCACAAAAGCAATAATCTGGTTGCTTACGCATTATTTCGTCTGCTAGCCAAGGATTGCCTGCATCTTTACCTGCCCATGCTCCAGTATGTATCTCTCCTAAACCTAACATCTTAGGGGCATCATGAGAAAGTAGAATATCGCAATCTATGGGAATATCGGAATATCTATCCTGTAATGTCTCCGATTCTCGCATAAATGCCCAATTACCGAAGATCTTACAGTATGGAGTTCCAAAGATTCTAAGTTTAACAAAGACTCCAGGCTTTACTTCGTAATCATAATCCCACATTTTATGATGGAGATATACTAGCTTACCATCCGTAGGTTTATTAAATGTTTCATATATTTCAGGTTCCATACCTCCATTTCTTTCAAACCAGAAGTCATGATTACCTGCTATAAATATAACATGTTTACACGGAAGATTGTTAGCCCACGGAATAAACTCAGTCTTTAACCATTCTAGAGAAGCAGGCATATTTAACTGAACAGACAGTGGCATTATATCTCCACATATGAAGAATAACTCACAGGGTTCTATTTCTGGAAGTATTCCATGTAAATCAGATGTTGCTCCTATTCGCATTTCTCGGCTGTACATTTAATCCGTATTTCAACCATCTCTCCATCGTCAATGTTAGGAAGTGATTCCATAAAGTCTATACCGTAGACATCCTCAATCTCCGTTTCTGGTATCCACTCATAATCCTCTGGTTCCTCATCAGAGTTATTCCATATATCTTCATACTTAACTGGAGCTACTGACCCTTTATAGAGCCATTTATCTCCGATGTCGTTTATACAATACCAAAACCTCATAGTTACTTTATTTTAAGTTCACATACAAGTTCTATCTCCATACATTCCCCTTTATTCAGTTCAGGGAAAGCAACTGTTCCGAACAACTTATTAAGGCTGTCATTAAAGTCTTCTTCCGACCAAAATATACCATCGTCGTCTGATTCCTCCCACTTTCCATCATTCATAGTTGGAGGATTGTATCCAACATATAAATATACATAATCAGCAAGACTTCCTTTTAAGTCTCTACAATACCATGCTCGTTTCATTCTTTATACCAAGTCGTATTTAACTGTTCGTCAATCTCAAATTGTAGTGGGCCCTTATCAGGCGTAGTGGTTGGAATAAAACAATCTCTAAACACATCGTCTGTAGCCGAGGTCCAAAGAAATTTGTTATCATTTCCACGCCAGCTGCCACCCACTGTTGCTGTAGGCGCATCGCCATCTGTAACATATAAGTCTCCTTCCGGTACAGCTACTACCCACCATTTACCTACTGGACTAGTTATGGGGATTCTCATGTCCAAATTCAGATATATCTTTTAAGTAGTCAAACATTTCATCTTCATCTTTAGTAAGCTCTAAAAGTGGAATTATTGATGTGGATATACCAGGTCTATATACATAATACCACTTGTTATCAACACCAACCCAAGTAGCTAAGTCCGATGTACACATATAAGGCTTACCTTGAGCTTCTAGTTCTCTTCTAATGCCTGGATTTGGACACGAAGGACCAAGTTCTATCTCTATACTGTGTCCATGAATTACTTTAACCGACATAGGTTTTAGTCATTACTAAGAGTTATTGATCCTTCGAAGCGAGACCATCTAGATAATTCCTTATAAGTCTTTAAAGTTCCAGGTGGCGTTGCATTATGTTGTAAGACAACTACCATATACCCATTATCATCAGAGCGGCCAACGTAAATACCTATAACAGTTAATCCGAAGTCTCCAAATCTGATTATGGTTCCCTTCTTAGGAGTAGGAACCATTTCGGCATTGTTCATAACTACCTTCATTCCTTCAAGTCTCCCATTACATTACGGCTAAGCCTGTCATCAATTCTCTCCTTACAAGCATCAAGATAAGCTTCAAGTGCAGCTACCTGTTTGGCATTCTGTTCACAAGGGAACTTCTCATTCAACTTCTTTACTCTGTCAAGCAGGATAAGGGCAAGTTGTTCTGATTGCCACCCTGGAGTTACTGTACCGTCTTCGTGCTTGTGAACAAACTGAATTGTGTCAGTAGCATCCACATACTTAGTTTTACCATTAACAAAGCCAGCACACATTTGGGCACGGTAACGATGAGCTCCATTGAATCCATCATCGGGAATTACTTCAATAGTTTCCTTATTACTAGGATACACCTTTAAGTCCTTAACTGGAACATACTTCTTTCTACTACTAATAATTCTTGCCATAATACTTATTCTTTATAAATGTTAAATGTTTCACCTATTTCATTAAGAGTATCGCATAGATGTTCTACACATCTTATAAGTGCCTCTTTCTCCAATCCTTCTAGCCATTTAAGTCTAGTCTCTGGAGTACAATCTTCAATACAAGTAGGAATGGGTTTCTCCTCTCCTTCTAGTTTATCGAAGATAAATATACCACTAAGATTTCTCCGCAATTTCATACTTCATTTCAAACTCTATCGGTGTATCATACCAAGTAATGTTTGGAGTTTCTACACCATTAAACAATTCACTTGTAGCGGAATATGCTTCTCCATCGCAGTTCCACATTTCACTGTCAACATCTCTGTAAGGTGCTTTTGTATAAAAGTATCCTTCTCCGTCTCTGTCAACAGCATACCAGACTCTAATTGCCTTCATTTACTTGTTTCTCAATTATATGTTTTACTTGTATATATGACACAGGAATATAATTGTTATTATCAACTCCTACATCGTATTGAGTCGGGAATAAATATTTTAATCTATCAACATCAATTCCTGTACCATTTGGACCTGAATGCACATGCCCAAATAATTGCCATACAGCATCCACTGGTTTGCGGTATGTTCCACCATAACACAAGAAAGGATAGTGATTCAAGTAAATACTACGATTCTCTATCCTTATTTGCATTTGTGGAACTACTGCCTCAAACTTATCCATGTAACCTTGACGTATGTTCTTGTGGTCGTGATTCCCGAGTATTAGGTATATTTTACCATTAAGTCGGGATAAAACCTTATTCCATACATCACTGCCACCCAAAGCAAAATCTCCCAAATGGAAGACTGTATCATCGTCTGTGACCACATTATTCCAGTTCTCTACCAACATATCGTTCATATGATTAACATCTCTGAATGGACGCCTACACAGATTAATAATGTTAGCATGACCAAAATGAGTATCAGACGTAAAGAAAGTATGCTCCGGGTCAAATTCAAACTGCTTCATTTACCACAACAATATTTATACTTCTTACCACTGCCACATGGACACGTTTCATTCCTTCCAATCTTAGGAGCTTCACGTACATATGGAGTTCTACTTAGATATTTACTAATCATGTTTCTTAATTTAACCTCTTCCTCTGGGGATAGTTCCTTATCAAGGTCTAAGGCTGCTTTAGCTTCTTGCATTCTAAATGTGAATAAATATTTAACAAATAATATTAATCTACATATCCTATTAATCTGCATATCGAAGATTCTTTGATCAGCTCTGTGCTGTTCACGTTTAGTTCTTCTGATATCAGTTCTAAACTTGTATACTCCCTGGATCATAAGTATTAATATAACCTGCTAATATCATCCTATCCCTCAGCTCAATTGCTAACTCTCTAGCTTGAGGATGAGCATCACGTGCACATCTTAAATTGAAGAATCCTGCCCACTGTTCATCAGTACCAGTCATTATTAATTCTGTCTTTAATGCTAAAGGTAGTACATTTCTAGCTTGTTGAGCAGGCTCACCCTCTGTCAACAATCCGAAATATGTACTTTCTGCCTCACACATAGCTTGTATCCATGCGGCTTCAGTTCGAGACAATCCTTCAGATATAGTTAAATCATAAGTATGACATAATTCTATATTATATGAATTACCCTCGAACATATTCTTATACCAGCACGGTATTATACAATTCAACTCCTTACCAAACTTAGCCTTAGAGTAATTACAATACCTAGTACTCTCTTGAGCAAAACTAAATACTCTATGTCTACAGAACTCTCTGGCAACTCCCATATCACATATAAACCTTACAGTGATACGTCTAACGTGATATTCTGTAGGTTCACATAGATACTGCAAATCATCAAGCCAGCCATTCTGAAGTAGTACTCTATAGTTACTAGTCACACACCAATAATCATAAATTTGACTGTTTTGCACTATAGAATATGGATTATCAATATATTTAGTAGCTATAGCTTCATTAGAGAAATACCCTGTATCATACATAATTCCATAAGGAATCTTAAGATATACAGTGCCATGCTCTAACATAGCAGTATGACCTCTAGCTACAATAACATTATCAATAAACTTTCTGGCACTATCTTCAGTAATCTTATCTTCAGACTTGTAACAAGTCCTTGCACACAGTTCCATGTGTTTGAAGAGACCTTCAACACCTGGTTTCTGGTTAATAATTTCTACTTTCGGTTTGATTAAACGCACTAATAAAATGTTACTTCTTTAGAACCAAATTCATCTAATTCTTTAATTGTTTCATCTTGTACTATATCATCTATAGGTTCTGGAGCATTTCTAGACCATATAGACTGTAGGTATTTGGGGTCTTTAAGATACCGAAGTCCACAAGGAGCAGTGTGGGGAAATTCCTTCCTCTTCTCCTCAACATCAGTATAAACCCTTTTATATACTTCCATTATGTCCCATTCTGAGTTGGTACTACCTTTCACAGTCATATCTGGAGCATAACTAGAAATATTCATATAACCATTATCAGCTGCAAATATGGTGGTAACTTTATCAACAGTCTTATCACAAAAGATCCTAACGTCAGTAAGTACTACATACAGTCCACCATTCCTTAGCTTAACAACCATTGTATTCTCTAGATCATTCAGAGTCATCGTCCCAATTCAAATAAGGATTAGATGCAAGATTATAGTTATAATACCTTGTATCTTCTGTGACTTCGTCTCCAACAAAATCAGGCAATTCTGGATTCAAAGTTGCCTGAGTTAATTCACACTCAGCAATTGTCAATCCTTCATTGTCTCCCAAGAACTCATCAATTTCCCATTTGTTACCTTTATGGTAAACTATATAACGTACTTTACGTATAACGTTCGGGCAAAGTTTTAACAATTCTAATGCCTCATACTTTGGAATTTCCTGCCGCCATTCAAACCTACTAAGAGTTCCCTTAGCTTTTATAAATAGCCAGCCTTTATTCTCCCTAATAGCTATTCTAGTCTCAGATAGAGGATTATCTCCAAGATATCCTTGAATTATTAATCCTGCTTTCTGAGCCTGTACTTTATAGCTATTATTCTTTACTAAATACTTTCTTTCAATTTCTGTCATAATTAATGTACCCAATAGTCTTCAATAGATATATCTGCACCTAAATGTGCTCTAGTACAGAATGGCTCACCTCCACTTTCCATACACTTCACAAGTATCTTGCCTACCTCTTCAGCAATATTTTCAGGTGCTTCGACATTGTGCTCGTCATGAACAGGTACACAGTATCTAACTGTGAATAACAAATTGTTCTTCCTTAGCCAATTAAAGAATTTAATGGCAGATAATTTGAAACACATAGAACCAGCATGTTGAATAGGATAATTTATTGACTGTTTCATTGACTCAGATAACCTTCTCCTCAAATGCTGAGAGCTTGTTTTGTAATAATTATCACCGTTAGATCCTAACATATATTTAGCTTCTGGAGAACCCAATTCGCTGTCTATCTTACAAAGATTATCCCAATCATATATGAATGCTTTATGTTTAGTAATAGGATTAAGAAGGATATATCCCTTATCTAGAACGTCTTCCCTCCTAAATTCCTGATATCTCTTTAATCCAGAGAAACCAGACATATAATTATCATATACTTCTTGAGCCCTTCTCTTAGTAAGACCATAGTTCTTCATTAAAGTGTTCCAATCTCCTCCATAGTTGAAACAGAACTCATACCCTTTAGCAGCATCTCTAAGAGGTTTATATTTAGCCTTAACTTCAGATAATGGAGTATCATCAGGAATATCAGTGAATACTATTCTAGCAGTTAAACTATGTAAATCTCCACTTCCATTTACTAATTCGTCCAACATAGCCACATCATTAGCAATAGACGCCATTAAGAAGGATTCCTGTCCTTTATAATCACAACTGATCCATTTATATCCAGAATCTGCTATAAAACAACTTCTAGTAAACGGATCATGTGGAAGATTCATTAAGGACGGGTTGGTTGCAGACAATCTACCAGTATCAGCTCCTAATTGAAAATAATCTGGATGAATGCGTCCGCTAACTGGATTAATCTTATCTATAAACTTCTGCCCAAAAGTATCAACAAGTATTTTAGCCTTCTTATACTCTACATATAATGGAACTATAGTACACTTATTGGCTTGTGGCTTAATAAGCTTTATATCAGCAGATTTCTTCTTAACTTTAGTCTTTGGGTCTATAGTAGTACAGTTAAGACCTAGATGTTCAAATAAAGGCACTACTTGTTGGCTACTAGACCAGTTTACATTACATTTAGCACAAGTATCAAATCCAGAGAACAAATCTCCCTGTAGATTACGTGTTACATATGGAAATGCTTTATCATACTCATAATGAATAAGTCCAGTTTGAGGATTCTGAACTCTCTTTACATTACTCATATTATTGTTTAGGGAATCAAATAGTTTAAACTCTTCCATAATGGGAACTTCTTCGGTAGATACTCTAATATATCCCTCAGTAGAAGATTTATGTTCTTCATAATAATCCTCTACCCACTTATTAAGAGCAGCTTCTGCTTTATTAACTTCTTCTTTATCCCTCGACATCTTTTGCTTCCATTTGATTGGATCAAGTTTAGCTCCACAATATTCCATATAAGCAATTACTGGAGTAAACTTCATTTCAAATTCAGCAGCCTTAGTTAATTCTTTCTTCTCTAGCTCTGCATCTTGCTTCTCTTTAATCTTAGTAAGATACATAACATCACCAGCAGCATATTGTACTACTGGTATTGTTAAACCTTGTGTGATAATTTGTCCTCGAACTGTTTTATCAATATCTATACCAAGATAGAAGTCAGCGGCAGCTTTTAAAGCAAGACTATGAAACTGAGGAGGATACCCTAGATAGAGTATCTTCTCAGTAATCATTCCATCCCATACATTATAAGGAACTATTCTATGATGATATAGAAACCTTAAATCAAACGCAATATTCCAACCTAGAAATGTTTTAGTAGGATCTTCAAGCACACATCTAAGCTTTTCAATTGGAATGGTTACATTATCAATAACTATCTGATCCTCCCCTAAACCATATTGAGTACACAATAGAGGTTTTGTATATGGATCAAGACCAGCAGTTTCACTATCATATTCTATCCAACTATGAGGCATTATCATGTCTATAGCGTCAGACAGAGACAGTTCTTTATAAGCATCAGTTTCAAATAGTGATTTCTGATTACTTACTAGATATATCATGAAACCTCTATGTCAATATTACTAATATCAACATCTCCTAAACTACTAAGTGCGGCTTGTATTCTACTCTTAATAGCTTCTACAGCTTCATCTACATCTAGATGTCCATAATATTCATACCATGCTAATCCTTTAGCGTTAATATCAATCTTAAAGACTTTCTCTTCTACATTATATGGAGCAAATGGATCCACGTCTGCCCCTAAAGGTAAATTACTCATTAATTAATGATTATAAATTAATAATAAGTAATCTATTAACAGATCTCGTTACCGAGTCTTAATTTCCGGTATCAAAGTATAATAATGTGGGATTATCCTTTTGAATATCAATAGAATCTAAGTTCCTAATAGCAAGCTGTTGAGCAAACTGATTAGTATCAAATCCTATTGTTATAAGATGGTATCCGTGGACTGTAGGAATAATATGCTTTACTTTTACGTCTTGAGAACCTCTACAATTATTAACTATGTTAATAATATTGTTAAGATAATTTTCATTCTTACTGTCAACATCAACAATCCAAAGAGGTTTATAACCTCTAGCTCTAGTATGTCCACATGAAGAATCCCAAATCCTATATCCTTGATAACAATTGCCTTCCTGAATTAATTTAGCATATTCTTGAATTGCAGTACAAGCAACTTGCTCAGCATTACGCTTATTCAAAGTTATATATGCTCTTGCATGATTACTCTGACATAATTCTGTAATCTTTGCTCTTTTACGTTCTAGCTGCTCTCTGCTGAATATATAATAAGTCTTAACAGTTCTGTAGCCATTATTACCTGTGTCAGTTACACAACCGTCCTTCTTACGCTGGATAATTTGTAAGAAGTAGAATTCATTAGGGTCATTAAACTCTAATATATCTAATATCTGATCAAAATTATCTACTATCATCCTCTTGTTATTTTAAGTTTAGGTGTCCATACTTCTCCTAATGCTCCTTTGTTACATCCTAGACCTATCCACTTAATAGTTGGAAAGAAGTCAAATAAATAAGAGAATACACTAGCATTTACATTAGGAATTTCAAAATCATTCCAGTACAGCATTATATACTCATCCTCTATATAATAACCTCTGACTGTGTGTACAAACGGGTAACCAATCTCACTAAACCATTTAGCATGTGAGCAATCCATATGCTTACTAGTTGGAAACTTAACTAGTAGTGTGTCAGACTCCAAATAAAATGGTTTACGCTTCTTGTGAAATTCTTCTTCGCTCATTATTATACTTATTTACTTCAACTAGTCTATCTGTAGTTACAAGGAGCAATCCAATACTAAATGCCCATAAAGGAGCAGCTGGAACTATAAATAAAGTTATAAACCCAAGTACAGCTCCTAGTATTAGCCAAGGAACTCCCCATATAAATAGATTTAGTATGCTATTATTGTCAAAATCCGTCATATTTCTTGTTTCATATCAGTCACTTGGAATTACATCTAAATTTGTTAAATAGAACCCGTTATCATCTAGGTCTCTCTGTACGAAGTATCCGTTAACATCTACAGTCTCTCCCTTGAGAGTATGTATCATAACTTCCCTGTCTCGGTCATACCTTTGGAGAATTTCAATCAACTGTCCTACTAATATTGCCATTTGTCATAATATAAAGAGAACCTATATAATCTGTTTGCAGCCTCAACTGGAGTATGACCATCCCATTCATCAGCTTTCCATCTTTCAGGAACATTGAACAGGTTCCATTCTTCCGCCCTATAATGATTGCTCACTTGACCCGTAGGAAGGTTAGCCATAACAATAAACCATCCTCCTCCAAAGCATAGTTCTCCATCTGCATGTCTGTAGGATTTATGGACTTCATATCTTCCCCCTAAACCATTAAAGAATGCTGCATTATATAACATTCTGTAATGATAGAGTTCATCGAAGGTATGGAATCCGTCTGAAACCTCACCTTCAGGCAGGAACAAGTTCTTTAGTCTTTGTAACAGTTTCATTTTAGAATTTACCTTCGTTTGGTTGTAAACAAATTAAGCCTTCATTTCTCCACATCTCTACACACTTACAATTGTCTTCAAGTACGAAAGGTATGTAGAATTTGCCTTTGATATTGTCCTCATACAGTTTCTTCTTACATATAGGACCAGCTACGAAGCTATTAGCGGGACGCATAAGAATCATATCTGGATGTAGGAAGTTATTCTCCAACCACTGTTCTGTAGCTTTACGAACTTCTGGGGTATCTTCCCTACCAGTTAGTATTATTAACTTGGCAGGATAATTATCACAGAAGTTTCTAATAAGTTCAAGAATAGGAGTAATAGGCTCATCAGTAAGCATACCTTCAGCTGCACCTTCTCCATAGAACGGACGACCACTAGTATTCAGACACACAGTTGCATCCATATCTACTATAATTGCTGCTGGTAGGTTAGTGTCTTGAACTAATGCTTTAGCCTTAGCAGCCATAATTTCCTCATGAATTATGAAGTCTCTATAGCGTCTCCAAGTCTGTCTAATAACTTTCTCACCTATAGGATGTTCTCTTTTAGCATCACGACGAACACACTCATCTACGGGAGTCCAGAAATCTTTGTATTCAATCTCATACTTCCAATCGTAGGTATAATTCTCGTTAAAGTCCTTAACCATCTTCTCTAACTCTGCACAAGTTTTAGGGTTGAGGTTCATATTATCAACTATGATGTTATAACCTTTCTCCATACTATAAGCTAGTACAGTGTTATAAGTTGCAGTGACAACATCCTCTCTACTAGGAACCCAATAGTCTCCCAGCATGTTACGAATATCGTCATTGTTAAATCTTACTCTGTGCTCCGGGTCTTCATGACACCACTGCTTAGCGAAACTAGTTTTGCCACTTCCCTGAATTCCTCTACAGATTACTAATACTCTAGTTTCCATTAATCAATATTACATAAAACATCACTAAATCCGCTATAATCTAAGTCAGCTAAAATGTCTCGTATAAACGATATGTAATCTCTAGTACTTTGTAAATCCCGTATATATTCCTTAGTGGATATCATCTCCTCTATAAGTTCCGAATTGCCATGACAGAATTTCTCGTACTCTACTCGCCTCGCTTCTGCTTTAGCAATGTCATCATCAAGGTCTCGAATTACTGATTCAACATCACTAACAGTGAGTTTAGTATACTTCTCTTCATTACCAGCATGTGCTATACTAAGATTATCAAAGAATCTTTGATACACCTCATTAGACCTACTGAATGATTGAAGTAGTAACCTCTCCTCTGGATGTGCTTTAGGCACTAAATAAAATGATAAATAACTACTCATTTCTCGTTAGTTGGCTTAAGCCATAAATTGGTTTTACTAAAGATGTAATCTCTCAGTTCAGTAAGTTCAGATAACCATCCCAATGCTAAAGATGAGTTACATTTAAAGCATTTTGTTAGTTCTTCCCTTATCCTCTCCTCTGATACTACTGGCATTTTATTGAAATAATCATAAGACTTCATAACTTGCCACATATCTTGAGATACTAGCAACCTTTTAGTAATAGAGAATCTTATACCTCTAAGTATTCTTAGTGGGTCATCATCGAATGTTGTTATTGGGTCTAATGGGGTTACCAGCAGCCTCCTTGCTAAATGAGTCTTGCCATTAAAGTAGTCTATAATCTCTCCAGTATCAGGGTCTTTAGCCATAGCGTTGACAGTAAAATCTCTACGAGATAAATCATCATATAGATTACCTGGTTCTACAATGGGAATCCTAGTGCCTGGGACATATCCTACTTCCTTCCTTGCCATCACAAAGTCTGCTACACCTTGATACTTATATCCTTCTGGGAATTTAGCACGTATAGTGTAACATTCTGGAGTTACTAAGAAGATTTCGAACTTCTGTTCTTCCAAGTAGCTCTTTAATGCTTTGAACATTAGTTGAGCTGGACTAAGCTGAGCTTCACATGGGTGAATTTTACTATAGACTGCCTCTGTAGGCACAGCTACATAATCAACATCCTTATTAGTAAGACCTAATAGCTCATCGCGTATCTTACCACCAACTTCGTAGAATTTAAAATCTTCCATTTTAATAAAAATATTATTCTTCCATTTTATCAAATGACTGTATTAACCCTTCTTACCAGTCATAGACGCATCCTATTATTCTGTTCTTCTTAACGAATCCATACAATTGATCAATGGCTTCCTCATATGTTATGCCTGGAAAGAGTGGGCAGCATAGATTTTGGCCTTCCTCAAAGTTCTCAGGGACAGTATAGTCCATATAATTAACCTTAGAATATCGTTCAAAGTATTCATAGCTATCCAGATAGGGAGGAAGACTTACATAGCCATCAGTAGGCAATAAGTTATATGTGTCTAGAATTTCTAACGCCTGTTCTTTAGTAATAATTCCTGCATCAGCTTCCTCAAACAGTTTATCAGCTATTTCGCCTTTAAGCTGTCCTACTTCTGCTAGCTTACGGGTTAATAAACTTAGCTTACTAGATACTTCTTCCGTCATATATAAGTGGATATTTGTTAAACTCCTCATCAGTACCTTCAAATGGAGTGATATTATAGTTATAATATTCATCCCAATCTATGCTATTTAGTACTTTAAGGACATCTTCGTCTGTCATATACTCGTAATCATATCCTTCTGCTGTTACTATAAATTCATCGTCAACTATGCTGACGGCTAATTCGTAAGCATAATCATCAGCAGCTTTAGACATGTTATCATCATACATAGAAGGTGCATAAGCGACCACAAATTCATTCTTGCAGTCGTTTATGCACTCAATTAAATATCTATTCATTACTGGTCTGCTTCTATATCAATTTCTCCTTTATCTAATGACTTAGACTCCTCTCCTAAGAATCTAAAGCATTTAAGTTTGTAAGCTTCAGATAAACCATTCTCAATGCGAATCACTATACCTTCATGTGGTACATCATTGTGACATGTAGGTGAAAGTTCTTCCATGTAGAACCTTTTATCATTAGCTAGCTTTTGGATAAAATTCTCATTCCAATGCTCAGTCTCATCAAGCTCCGGATATAAATCCTTAGCATATCCGTAATATAACTGTTCTACCGGAGTAAGTCCTTTATCTTTACACCACCGTTGTACTTGTCTAGCAGAGAATTCAAATACCACACCATCTGGGTTTGTATAAGTAATACGGTAAATTTGGATACCGAAATTCTTACCATATTCATACGGTGTAGTCTGAGTAGTAGGATCCCATATAGGTCTCTCATAACCATAGTCATAAGCTTTACCATTCATTGCTTGAATAGCCTGACCTGTAGGCAGCCATCCTATGATTTCATAATAAAGAGTAAGTCCTTTAGTAAGATACGGAGACAATTTAGAATGAGCTTCACCCCAAATATCACAACCATAATATCCTGCACTTGCTTCTTTATTGTAATACTGATTTTTAACTACCTTTCTAGAAGACCATAAGTAGTCATACTTAGTGTCTGGAACATCTGTGAACCAGCTAGCCACCTTGTCTTTCCATCTTAATGGTCTTTTACATAGTACATCGGCAGAAATACCTGATGTTCCATGTACTTTGGAAGTAATACTAATAATATCATTAGGTTTAATAACCCAAGGACATTTCTTAATAAGAACAGTATCATAATGAAATCTAAACTGATTCTCTACTAATTTACTAATGCCTTTAGGCTGCTTAGCTTGCCTAGAAGAATTTCCAGAAGTTTTAGGAGGATTCACTACATACTTCTTACAAAGTATATGTTTATCCAAACTATCAAATTCTGTTCCTTCTTTCAAATTGGTAACTACTTCATGAGATTCTCCTATAAAATCCAGCCATTTATATAACGAATCTATAGGCATTATAAATCCCTCTGAAGGAACTCCCTGCAACTTAATAGGCTTTACCCTACCATTATCCTCAAAGAAACCTGGAGAAGCTTCCTTGTTAGCATTGAATTCATTGTGTCTAAATAGATTATTAGCTGCCAAATATTTATTAGCAATCTGACATCCTACAGGGAAATATATATATTGCCCTGGTTGAGTATCCTTAGATACGGATATCATATAACCATCTACATGAACACATTTCATCCTTTCACATTTAGGATTAGGGTGTGGTGTGAAATCTTTTACTTGAATTATCTTAGCTGCATAATTAACATTAAACTTAGAAGATTGATTTATACGCATGTATTACGGATAATTTCCGTCTGTAAATAGATAATCTATACAAGTGTCCAATCAGTACGCTCTACAGCATCAGGGAACCACTTAGTTACCTTGTAATACTGATTAGAGTTAGGCTTTGGATAACATACTATACTGCCCTTAAGCATAGTATACCTTCTACCAGAAGGATTAGTAACTGTCTCGCCTATACGCATCATAGATAATGCTTCTCCAAAGTCAAATACTTGTTTCTCCATAATCTTAAAAATTTATTTGGTTTTACAATTAGCTTCTAAATAATCATAGAGTTCATCTATGTTCTTTAGAATCTCATTACCTTGCTCGTCTGTAGCAACTATATGTGGATTTTCTGATTTCTCATACACCCACCATTGAATCCAGTCCATACCCTCTTCGTTATAATACTCAGACAGAAGTAACATTGCTAAATCCTCAGCATTGGTTACTAGTGGACTTTCCATTATATCAATGCCCATATTGTAAAGCTTTCTCATTTGCTCTACAATATTAGTAAGAGAGTGAATTGCATGTAGGAATGTAGTCTTTACCATACTATTTTATCGAAGTTATCGCTCATAGTTTGAATTGTAGCCGAATCATAGTGTTTTAATAAAGCAAGATAATAATCAAATATAGATTGGTACAAATCATCCTTTTCAGCATCAGTAAGGGAGTTGCCAGCAAGGGACACCATTAAATCAGCTATATTAGAGCTTAATAATACAGATGTTTTATTTATCATCTAACGTTACAAATAAAGTAGCCAGTATGTCCAGTATCTTTTTATCACTCATATCATTGATAGTTAGTAATGTTTCTCGAATTGAGAACACATCATTATCTGGGCGATAATGAGTTCTCATAACTCTAATGACATCATCTACATCTCTGATTAAAGTATCTTCATCATAAGCTATATCGTCCCTGTATTTAAAGAACTGGATTTTGGGCTTACCTTCCCTTCTATATGCTACTATATAATTCATTCTCGTGTAAGTTCAAATTCACGCATAAAGTTAGCAAATACTTGTGCCAACGATTCATCTTGTTTGTTGTTATAGTAATAATTGAATGCATGAAACACTTCATGCCAGAAAGAATTCTTAATCTGTTCTTCAGTCAGATTAATTACCTTTCCATCATCAGTCTTCATGCATTCTGCTACCTTTATTTCTAATGTTAGATTACAATGAGAACCAAAGGTATCACCATCATCTATAAAATCACACAAAGTGACTTTATACCAATGATTGGCTATTCTAACCTTACTAGGGATGTCATATTTATTCATAATCCCTAATACATTTTAGAACTGGCTGTAGAGGACAACCTTCATCGCTAAGATAGAAGTACTTCACAGTAGCCATCTTACCAATAATTTCATCCATTCTGTCAAGATATTCCCATTTTAACTCACGAGGACCCATAGGTTTGGCTTCAAACTCTTTACCCTCTTTAGTTTTACATACAAATACCATGTCTTCGGGACGTAATCCTTCACTATAACCAACAATTTCAAATTCTGCGTCCTTATACATTTTGACTTTAATCATAGCATTAGTTCTTCCTCCAAAGTTATATACCTTAGAAGGATCACGAATAACTATTCCCTCAAAGCCTTCACCTACGTACTTGTCATGTAGTTTCTGTATATTAGCCCAACCAACAACTGTTTCTTGAGGAACTATTTGGAACTTCAATTCTCCATCATCCCATTCTCTTTCTGGATTGAAACCTAAATTCAATTCATCAGTAATGTCATGAAGAATATCTAGTCGTTCCTCAAATGTTTTGGTACTATCCATTACATCATAAATATAATATTCAAGCCAATCCATTCCAGCTGTATCTTTCTCCAATCTTGCCGCACCACTGATCTGCTGTAGAGATTTACCATGTTTATATAGTTCACCATCTAATACAATATCAGGATGCTCTTCAAAGAATTGAATAAGTTTTGGATTATGACGCATGAAGGAAGTTGAAGCATCGTAATCACCACCTCCTCTAGAGGCAGTTCTTACTTCCCCATCCTTCCAATAGAAGGAGCATCTAACTCCATCTATCTTTCTGCTACCGTACCAATATTTGATTTTATCAAACACACTAGTAGCAACTTTGTCAGCTTGTTTAGCTAACATATGCTTCTTAAATCCATTTGAATCAGTAACACCATTACCTAAGTGTTCCTCAACAAATGCCTCAACTGCTACAGCATTATTAATTTTAATTGAAGATGGTAGCAGTTTATACCCTTTATCTGTGTATTTCTTTAAATGAGAGTTATACTCTAATCGAGCCTGTTCAGATACGGTTCTTTTAACCTTACCTTTATAAATCCATATCTCTGGCTGTACAGTTACTTTACCACCATATTGATATGTCTTTCTTCTAATAACAAACCCATGTTGAGCATCATCCCATTCGTAACTAATCTCAACTACTCTAGTTTTACCCTTGTTGTCTTTAGTTACTAATATGTCCATATTAATTTACACTCTTATGCAATTAATCAAGATCGTCAATAGTTACAGATTCATTACAATCTTTAATGAGCGAGTTTACTAATTCAGCACGCTCTGTAGTTAACTTCTTAGCTATCTCCTCTGCTTCCTCCGCCTTTGCACGATATTCAAATTGCATCGCATAGGCTTTTTGGATTTCTACGCCTAATTCCGTAATCTGCTTACTTCTAGTTATTACTTCTTCTGAGTTTAACATATAAATTTAAACAATAATTAATTAGTTCCAGTGTGTCCAAATCCACCTTTACGATCTGTTTCATTTAATCTGGCTACCTCTTCCCATTCAACCTTAGCAGCCCAGCCGAAGACTAACTGTGCAATGCGTTCCTTGTCTTCAATCCATACTGCTTCATGCCCATTATTGATAAGAATGACATGTATTTCATCTCTAAAATCTGCATCTACAGTACCAGGCGTGTTAAGTACAGTAATTCCTTTTTTCAGAGCTAGTCCACTCCTAGGTCTTACTTGACATTCTGCCACAAATCCATCTGTAGGCTCTGGAAGAGCAATTCTCAGTCCAGTCGGAATAAGTGCTCTAGCTCCTGGATCCAATCTTAGCATAGTTACTTTATTACCGTCCATTTTAGGTGATGCGAATACGACCTCGCAGTCACCAAAAGCTTTAATAGGATTATCAACTGTCACTCTACTAAAGTCTGCACGTACATCCATGCCTGCTGACATGGGAGTTTCGTACTGAGGAAGCTTGTTGTTGGATAAATTAATTACTTGTACTTTCATTGAGTGTAAACGAATAAATTGAATTCTTAGTTTTAAATATCTTTTTATTCCAATCTATAGACATTATATTAGAAGTAGTATACCACCTATCAGTATTATCAAGGACTAATGGTAGACCTTCTGTAAAGGCGGGAGTCACACCTGATTCTGTAAACCCTACCTTTTGTCTAGCATTATTAATTCCCTCAATCTTAGTGATAGTCATATATCCTTTTTTAGCATGTTCCAAAGAGTAATCTTTGAACCACTTAATAATGACTTCAAATTTACATTCATCAGCTTCGGTATAAAATGCTTTCACCAATAAATCATTATCATAGACTGCTAGGAATGGATTCTCTCTGGCACTACAACTCCCTTTAATCTTAAATGCCTTCTTACGCTCCTTGTAATGGTTTATATCGAAGGTTTCTAAATTGAAGCAATATCCAGCCATTTCTGTTAATTGATCTCTCAACTTAGTGGAAGACTGGCTATCGTAAACATATTTAAACGTTAGCATTCAACTATATAATATTTAGGAAATATAATTCCATCTATTTCTAGTTCTACTTCCTGAACAGTATCAAACACATCAAATATACTGTCATAGTAAGCATCAGCCATCTCTTTACATGTCACTACAGATGGTTGATTAGACTGACCCCCCATTGTTTGTTTAAGTGAGTCTCTATAGTTGTTAACTACCCTATTAGCATCGCCATCATCTAGAATAAGAATAACTTTACCGTTAATTCTGTATTCATAGATGCCATTCCATATACTTTCTTCTTCGGAACATGTATTTAGAAATGGTTCTAACTCTGCTTCAGTGGCAGTATTGAGTCCTAAATGATAGGCAGTCATATATAACTGCCCTGGATTTTCAAATCCCTTTAATCTTGCTAATTTAATAAAATCTGTGTAGTGCATAGTAATTAACTTAATATATAAGCATTAGTTTTGGTTCTTGATAAAGATACATATTGAAGCTGTCTAAGTTCATTAATATCTCTATCCAACTTTAGATTACCCATGTCTACGAACACATTGTTATAGGAACTCCCTTGACTTCTGTGTGCAGTTATGGCATAACCATAGTCGAACGTCTGTGGCTTAATAACTCTATTATCAAATAACAGAGGAACTGGAGTAGCAAACGATTTTACCATATCGAAATATATACCCCATAAATACTTAGATTTAGTCCTATTACTCCACTTTTTAGCTTGTATTGCATCAAGCCTTACAGATTCTATCTTCTGAGCAAGTGTATGTAAATAGTCAGGATTTATATTATCTGGGTCTATTATGAATACGTTCATTAATCTCTTATCAACGCTATCATATAGGCTCAGCTCGAACCCCGAAAGTCTCATAAAATGAGGAATGTTTCTAGAGGTTCTGCGTATGTTAATAATAATATAGTCAGAAGAATTAAAGAACATGTCGCCATCGTATTCAAAGTTCTCACACCCAGTTAGAAACTCTGATTTATGATATGGCTCATTGTCTGTAAATAATAATCTTCTGACACAATCATTAAAACCTTTTACGCGCTTATTAGTATATGCTATAAGTTTAGTATGGTTTACATTATTATGTGTCATACCATACTTAATTTCTGGTAAGGCATCTAGCATAAACTCTTTAGCATTATTATAGCAAAAGAGAGAACCCTTCTCTCCGATTCGTGTTTCAAATCTAGCTATAGGATTCTCTCTTAATGTTAATAATATGGGTGCTAGGGCAGTGTCTTCATCTTGTCTGAATATCTTAGTAAGACGTATTACATTCTCATGTTCGAACACCTTACTAAGACCTCCATTATTCACGGGAGCTATTTGGGCAATGTCCCCTATAAACAGAATCTTACACTGATAAAATTCACAATAGTCTACAAGTAGATCGTAAAGTTCATCACTAACCATAGAGGCTTCATCTATGATAATTAATCCCTTGTTAGGAATGTTACCCATACCTTCAGAATAGAACTTCAAATCCTTGTAGTCTAAGTTAAATATATCTAGCTTGGGAGATAATGCTAATAGTTTATGTAATGTAGTAGCTGTATAGCCTGTAGCCATCTCTAGGACTGCTTTAGCTTTGTGAGTAGGAGCACACAACTTAAAGAATTCTGTTCCTTTGGTACTATCTAAATACTGTACGAACTCATTCATAACTGCTGTTTTACCTACTCCAGCATATCCAGTAAGAACTAATATTCTTTCCGGACTATCTAAGAACTTAATCATCTTATCAATAGCATACAACTGCTCATCTGACCAAGCTATCTTATTCATAACTATTTATCCCAAAATTTATAAGTTATGTTTGTTAACTTGTACTCTCCATCCTCAACTATAACCTTATAAAGCCTTTGGTTAGTGTTTGGATTATTAAGTGGTCCACATTCTTCAATGTAAGGGCCGAGCTTAACGTAATTAAAGTTCTTCAGATCAATTTCCTCTGCTAATGTAGCTCTACCACTATACCACCCAATCTTTATGTTAAGTGGTACTGTCTCCTGCCATTGCATCTCAGTTTCAGCCGGAATTGTTACCTTAGGAAACTTTACCTCTTTATGAATAGTAAAGGAATCTACTATCTTAGTAGTAGTTAATGCCCTTACTAAACCAGCATAGTGATTAATGAGTTTAGGGTCATTATCGCCACCCATAAAACAGATAGCAGTAATACCTTTATTCTCATTAATGAGTTTCTCTATCCTAGTAATTGTTAGAGGTTCTCCAATATCCTCTGCCAAGTAAGAGCTATGACAGCCCTTACAATGGCAGGGACAATTGGATATATTAATGGCAAGAGTGGTTTCATCAGGAATTTCCCTGAATACTATATCATATCCTACATATTTAAGCATGTGCGTAGAATCTTCTGCTAGCTTCTTCTTGTCTTGCTTGACTGAAGTTGCTAACACGTTTTAAATAACCGATAACTCTAGTAGCATAATCAATGTTCTTACTACCACACTTAGGACATTCTTTGAGATATCTTTTATCAATATGTCCACAATCATTACAAATAGTATTTGGAATATTAAATGTGAAATAGTTAGTACCATTGACAGCTGCCACTTTCAACAAGTTACGATACTGTTCCTTACTAAGATGTTCATCTAGATTCATGTGGAGGGCGCTACCCGTGTTTATCTAATGTTTCCATTAGCACTGACTATATCTTAACGGAAGTACTTCCGCAATATCCATTTCAAGCAGCGTACCAATAGCTGCCTTACTCCTCCGATCCGAGGATAGTCGATACAGGATTATAATTATCAATGTTTATCTCCTGACCATTAAGTAGCCAGGCAGATTTAACTTTACTGTAGATTGGAAGATGTTTATATGAATTAGCAATTAAACCTCTAAAGCTATCTTTAGATTTACTTCTGCTACCATACTTCTCATATGTTTCTGTTAAGGTATGATTAGTATAATACTTACGTATCTCTAAGACTTCTTCGTCAGAGTATATTGCATTACCATTCAAACTTCCTGGATTACTCTTTTGAGAACTATGATGTACTTTATTAGATTCAGTATAAACTTCCGGCATAACAGATTGCCAAGTAATTCCTTCCCAAATCTTCTGAAATGCTGAGTAGGAGATTCTATCCTTAAACATCTCCCAACATTCCTTACATCTCAAGTCTCCATAAGAGTAAATCTCTCGAATTTGAATTACATCTTCCACTTTAAGTTTAGCTCTAGGGTTTCCGTCTAACTGGTTAGATTCACCTCCCCCAGTAATATTATATCCTTTATCAGGATTCCTGGAATCAAAGGTCTTTATATAGTACCTCTCTAATTCCCCAAGCTTCTTAAAGTCGTCAGTATTATCTATCTCTTCTATAGTAAAGTTCTCAAGACCGTATTTACGCATAGACCTATATAAGTGTCTATCACACACTCTACTGTCTCTTATGTGACCTCTCCATCTTGCTTCTAGTGTAACTGTAGTTAAACCTATATACACCTTGCCGTTAATACTGTTAGTAATTTTATAGATGATCATTATATTAATAATTTCTACAAATTTACTAATTTAAATGGAGATGTGCAACTCATACATCATAATTAATTTCCCACGGGATTACCATACATCTAGTCTCACGACTCAAGCTTCAGGCTTCCCCGTTAGCATAGTTAATTACTATACCCGTCTGGTTAAACGCAAAGATATAACAGGCGATTGTTCACCATCAAGATACTTGATATAATCTTTACCATGTAGTTTAAATTTATCAAGTATAGTCAAGGAAGTATCTTCTACAGCATAGAAGTAACTATTATAGCAATCTCTTGGTACAAAGTAACCTGCCTTCCTGTCCCACATAGCATGTTTAACTCCCAGGTTCTCCGCTGGGACAAACTCACAGTTAAACATCAACTCCTTAGTTCTAGCTTTACGATTTTCATCGCTAATAGTTTTAAGGATAGATTGCATAAATTCTCTGTAAGTAGGATTGTCATTAACTGGAATTCCTAAGAACTCAGCAGCTTCGATAACTCCATTAACACCTACAGTTAAATACTGTTTCTTCATATGAATGAATCCAGCAGAATAGACAGTTAGTAAACCATCATTTAAATAGTCTTTGAGTAATTCATTATATGCAGTTTGATATTTATGAACTTTCTGAACGTTTTCACGTAAATACTCAATCATATCGTATCCGTTATTAACTGCATCTTGAACTAATCTATTAATATTTAAAGTCATTACAGATTTGCTACCAGTAGCAATACCACCAGCTCCAAGAGAATAACTAAATTGATTATCAGTTACTTCATTGCGAAGTCTACAACAACTTGACAGACTATCTGCTGAATCAGACATATAAGTAAAGAATGAGTGTCCCTTACTATACATCTCTGCTGTAAAGTCTGCCCATTCTTTATCTACTACATCCTCTCCATCAGTAAGAAGTGCTACAGTTTCCCACATATGTTCCATATAGTTCGCTACACTATATGCGTTCTCTTATGAACTGCTGTATGTCACCATACAGGTCAGACTATATCACAATCCTATTAGGATTCTCCCCATTTCCACTGTCAATAGCTTACAGTGTACTCTCTTTCGAGATAGTCGTTGAACTTTCATTACAGAACTCAAATGTATATCCATGATACAACCTATTAGCATTGATAGCTTTATGTAACCCTTCCACACAAGATGGCTTACCTATAAGGCGTACTGCTTCACTCATAGATTTATATATAGTATCATTCTCTATACATCTGACTGCCTTTGGAGCAGTCTTCCCCTTCATAGACTTACCAAGTACATCTACAGAGTGTCTTTCATTCTCTGACTGTGTGCACCATTCTAGGTTCTCTACACAGTTATTAGAACGATTGCCATCTATATGATTAACGTAAGGTTTGTTGTCAGGATTTGGTATGTACGTCTCAGCTACAAGCCTATGACACATATATCTTTTCTTAACACCTTCTTTCATTAACACAATCCTACTGTAACCATCTTGCATAACCTCTACTTTAAGTGATTTGCCAGGATAATTACGAGTTCCAGATTGCTTATACTTGATAATTCTATCTTTACTTCTAAAGTTACCTAAAGTACTTACTTCAAAGTACCCTTCATAGTTAGGGATTTCTTTCCAAATTTCTTCCATAATGCTTAGCTGCTGATTGTCTTAATACTAATTATCTAGTGCAAAGATAATGTAATTTACTTACATTTCCTAACTTTCTACCATTAATTAATGTTAAGATGTCCCAGCAATTAGAGGAGTTGTTCGAGATAGATTACTCTATCAAGCTGCGAAATTCACAGGGAACGTTAATATGCACTTAGTCCTCTCCTCGTTAAACCAAGTCATAAACTTCTTCTGTAACCAGTTCAAAGAATCCCATATGGGCTTAGTTCCATCGGGGAATACAAACTCACCAAATAAACCTTCAAAGTAATTCTTATCAAAATAACTGATATTCCAGAATACTGATTGGAAGTTACGAGCAGCTGCTGGTTGATTGATTGAATATACAATCTGTTGGAACTTCTGTTCAATAGTCTTATCAATATTTCTATGTTTATCAACCATCTCTTCTGGACGTTTCCAATAATCATCACCCCATTCTTTACGAGCGAAGTAATCGAAATACATTAGGAACTCACCAGTAGCTACTGCTCCAGCGAATTGTGAGCTGATAGCAAATACCAGATTAACAAACATACCGCAGAAGGAGTCCAGATTCTTAGGCTTGGCAGACAAACCTCCAATTGGCTGTAGCCCTTCAAGTAGGAACGGATACATAGTGATAGCCACGCAGTAGGGCATAATTGATGTTTCATCATGCTTGTAAAGTTCATGAGATTCCAGTTGTCTAATATACTCCTTAGCTAAATCTTCACCATATAACTGCCTAATTTTATCTGTAAGGATTGCTCTATTAACTTTAATTACATCACCCTTAAACAACTCTCCATTTAAAGTTACTATATTCTTCTCAGTAACATTGGCATTAGCATCATATTTACTACCTGTAGCAGCATTAGATGCTTTGGCATAATCTTTAATAAACTGCTTCTTCCCAGCTAATGCTCTGAGTTCAGCTTGTTTATGTCGATACAAAATGAATGCTTTAGCGACATCATAGTAATCACAAGCCATCAAAGCCTTTTCAATTTGATCTTGAAGCTCTTCTACTGATACTATGTTGTTAATATACAATTCATCTTTAATATCATCCAAAATATCGGAATCAATTGGTTCGTTAACAGCATTGAACGCCTTAGTAATAGCCGCGTCAATCTTATTAATATCGAAAGGTTCTACTCTCTTATTTCTTTTAATTACTAACATTCAATTTAGAAGTTTAATATGTTTCTTAGTAATAGAGTCTTCTCTGCTCTATTCATCAAATCTTTGCCCTTGTCATTACTAATTAACTGAGTAAATGCATTATACACAGTAAACATATCCACCTCATTACCCTCTCCTATATAATAGCTAGAATCAGGGTCTTCAAACATAGAACCATAAGCCTTAACAACAAGGTCTGTTCCTATCTTTACGTCTCCATACCCACCATTATAGGTCATAGATATAGCGTTTCTAACCCATCTACCTAGATTAGAGTCTATATTACTTGGAGTTCCTTCCCATGTAGTATTATGTAAGGTGTCCAACATCAATTTAATATCACTGGTTTGTGATAAAAGGTGTTCAACAGCTTTATAATTGATGGGCTTCTCAGACTCTAAGTTCTGAACTTGCAAGAACTCTGGGTCAAAGACACATAAGTTTGTACATGCTCTATTAAGAGCGCCTCTATAAATCTTAGCTACTGGTTTACGGACATCTAATCCATATACCATACCAATAACTTCATCGTGATTATCTATTCTGCAACTCTCTGGCATTACAGCTTGAATCAATACACGATTATATGTAATATCATCTGCATTAACATCTCCATCGACTGTCCTAGTGACCTGTTTAGGCAATTCTACTTCAACTATAAAGTCTTTAGTAAACTTGGACATTCTTTCAATAAAAGGCTCTACATAGGCAGCAGTTGGTAAATATGCTCTCTTACCTATTCTAGTAGCCTTACCATTCATGAGTTGGTCAATACTTATTTGCATTCTTCGTTTGTTGTTTGATTATCAAGAAGTTCTCTGGTCAAAACTTCCCACACATCTTCATCATAACGAATCTCTATTAATTTGATATTATTGTCTTTACAATATTGCCTAACATACTCGTCACGAGCTTGTTGTCGCTCAAATTTGAAAGACCCGCCAAATGCCATTTTAGGATTATAATGTTGAATGCCATTATATTCCACAAAGGTATTATATTCTGGTAAGTAAAAATCAATATAAGCGTGTCCAGAGGTGTTAATCTCATTAGGCACTTGGATAGTGTATTCCCTTATAAATTTAATTCCATTACTTAACAAAATGTTACATACCTCTTCTTCGCCCTTTGAACTTGAGCAGCTAGGGCAGCCACTACCTTGTATATGGCTATTTGGAGTCTGCCAAAATTCACCATGTTCAGGGCATACAATACAGACCTTTGTATGACTATCGTTGTACTCTACTCTAGAATAATCATAACGTGTGCCATGAATGCGTCTGGCATCCTTTAGAAAGTCATCTAAGGACTTCTGCATATACTTTGCATGACTTTCAGCAGAGCATTTTGGACACCCTTTATACCTAAGAAAGTGGTTAGGAAGGACTTCAAAGTCACCGTGTTTGGGGCATGTTATAACTATTCTAGTATCCCACCCAGTATATACAGTTTTACTATAATCTAAATCTGGGTAGTACTCCTTAAATTTCTTTATGTAAAGGTCATTAAACTTTTTAAGTCTTTCTTCCTCTTTACATTTCAGACATCCTACACCTCTCGATAGAGTGCCAACACGGGCCTTAAATTCACCATGTTTAGGACATACTATGGTAACATACCCTCTAGTGCCATTATATTTGACTTTAGAGTAATCATAATTATCCCCAAACATGTCACGTAAACGGTTAATAAATTCTTCATTAGATAATGAAAGCTTGCTACTTTTAGCTAATGAAGCACACTCAGGACAACCATCCCCTCTAGAAATATGCAATCCGGATATAGCTGTAAAGTCGCCATGTTTCGGACAAGTGATGATTATTCTATCTCTACTTCCAGTGTACACAGATTTAGAATAATCATATTTATCTCCATGTTTAATTCTAGCTTTATTAATCCATTCTTCAGTAGTAAGTTTCTTAGGCATTATAGTAATAATTCTGACATTAAGCATAGTTTATTATCTACAATACTTCCATACATATCCATACGCTGTACTATTTTGACCATTTGCACAAGCATAAATTGTCTTCCTTTTGTAATCAGTCCCATTTTCAATAGAATTTATACTGTCCCATACTTTAATTAAATTTCCATCCAAATCATATTGTTCTATAGACTTGGTTTTCTTCACAGGAGAAACCTCTTCCACAGAATACCTCCAAATGAATCCCCCAGCAGACTTGTATCTACCTTTTAAACAGTTACTAATAGAAGGTCTATTAATTCCAAGAGCTTCTCCAGCTTGTTTAACACTATCCCATTCCTTGATTAGATTTCCATCTAAATCATATTGATAGATTGTCTTAACTTGCTTTGCTGTTCTCTTAGCTATAGCTTCCTCAGACAACCTCTTTCCCAAGTGAGCCTCTCTACATTTCCGCTTAGTTTCCTCAGTCCTCTTGACTCCTAAAGCACTATCAGCAATCTTTTGAATATTCAGGTCTGGTTTCAAAGTGTCTATCCACCATTGCTCCCTCTCTATGCATAGTTCCCTAGGACATAATTCCATTATCTCAAATGTGGCAATGCCATATTTATTAAATGCGTTCTGCGCGAACCTAGAGTGGTGTATATCTCTAATAAAGTCTAACTGGTGTTGTCTCCACCGTTTTCTAAAAGAGATTGCTGCACTACCGATGTAAACATGATTCTGGATAGTAATCTTATAGACTCCAGTTGATAGGGTACAATCTTGTCCCTGGAATACATAATTAAATTTAAAATTTTGTTCGTCCATATATTAATAACTTTTTGACAAAGTTACTAAACAATATGGACGAATCAAAACTATTTGTATGGAATTATAGAATTTCTAACTTAGGACTTAGCTGTGATTAATCCATCTAATCTATTACCAGCTTCGTCGACAATAGAATAGTCACAGCTCCAACATGTATTACCGAAGTTCTTGTGTATCCACTCAGAACTTCCAAATAATGAGCCTACAGACTTATAAGTAAATCTTCTACCATAGGTAGTAGCGGACTGATGCAAGTCTCCTTTTACAAAGACTACATTACCGGAGATTCCCCTATTATCTAGATACTCATTAATAAAATTCTCAGTCTTTACATCTAAGGTTAGCGGTAAATTCTTGAACATATCCTTGTTATCTTTACCATGACACATTACATAAGTAACGTCACCAAGTTTGAACTCTCCGATAAATTTATCAAATACTTGACACTTAATATCGAACTGTTCAAGTATAGCAGCCAATGCTATATTAGCAGCATATCCAAAATCACCGTCATGGTTGGATTCCCCAACGCAGTAATAATATAAATTGGAATGCTTAATCTCTTCCTGTATAGACTTAATAAAACTAGTCATTAGTTTTATATAAGTATGCAGTTGTTCCTTATTGCTCATATTTTGAGCTAGGTCATGTCCACCTCTAGTAGTCTGGCCATTATATCCATCTAGAGAGTCTCCAAGATTACAGATAACAATATTCTCAAATCCTCCACCTATATGATAGGCTTCTGTATATACTCTTTTAAGAATCATATCAAATCTTCTCTTCATCTCTTCCTCATTATAAGGATTTTGATAAATAGATTGTGGAGATACAGCTGCTCCAGTATGAATATCAGATAGCCAAATGATTAAGTCTTTACCATTGGTTATCATAGGTGCTTTGCCCCAATCATACAAATTATTAATGTCTAAACCTTCTAGAATATGTTTACCATCTTCAATCTTAGACTTTAATTCTGCATTCTCTAATGCATATTTCTTTAATAAGGATTCATTCTGTTTTATCCTTTGAGTTTCTATGCCTCTAAGAAAGTCATTCTCCTTCTCTCTTAGTTGCATAACTTGAAGCTGTTCAGGAGTATTCTCCTCTATGATATGAGGAGCAAATGGAGCTGAAGCCTTAGTAATATTAAACACTCTCAGAATCTTCTTGAAATCTTCCAATGAATATTCTGGGAAGCTACGGCTAACTTCTCTTTGCGTGATAGAAGAGCCATAATATGAATACAATCTATAAATCATATTCATTTCATCACGTGTAAGTCTTCCGGCTAAAGGAGCTTTATCACGCAAAGGCACAGTAAATTCATAGGCAATAATCCTACCTTCTGTGTCTCTTATATACTGAATGGTTCCAGTACTAGTCTTTTCAGAGGTCTTCTTAGCCTTGGACTTAGTAGTTCCAACATAACCTCGTTCTTTAATCTGTTTAAACAAATCCATGACAGTAGAATACTGTTCATTAGATACCTTGTTAGCCTCATAGTCAAACTCCAGTTGCTTACGCTTATTGCAGAAATAATTCTGAGGAAGACCTGTCTTCTCAGCATAAGCATTCATACTAACATTATCTTTAATTACGTTATGTAAGTGACTGATCAATTTGACTAGAGTTTCGTTTCTCATATTACTGATGTAAATTAGATAGCCTTTCGGCCTTAATATAAAATTTCTAATCTCTTTGCTACTAAGTATCTATAAAGAATAAGGGGACTACCTTATTAAACATAAGATAATCCCCTTGATATTTAAGGTCAATAGAAGTTATAACTTATCCTTCAACCCCAAAGCAGATATATGTACCCATCTTAGCTGACTTAGACGGAGTGTACTTAACTTCAAAAGCACCATCCTCACCTTCAACTACTGCCTTAATATACTTGCAATATACGTCACCAGTGTAGTCTTTCTTAGTGTACAGCTCCTTAGCTACTTCTTTAGCCTTAGTCTTAGTCTCGAAATTGATAAACAGTACTTCACCAGTTGCAGGATTAATACCTTGATAACCAGTCTTATACTTTCTCTTACCCTTCTCATTCTTAATGTCAATCATAGTGTACGGACGCTCGCGAGTGTCAGCAGAACCTGCCTCAAACGTAATGGAACATCCAACACCAGCAGCCATCTTAGTATGTTTAGTAAGATATTCAGCGCAGAATTCCTTCAATGCTTTGTCAGTGATGGGCTTACCAGCAGCTTTCCATGCCTGAGTAGCATCACGAATTACTTGGAATGGGGCTTGTGCAACTGCTTCTTGTTTAGTGTAACCTTTAACTTCTACTTTCTTAAAATTTACTTGATTAGTCATAATTAATTGAGTTTTAAACATTATTCCATTGAGTGTAATCTCTTTGTTATTGTATTACAAAGGTACTGCTTTAATATTGGATTACCAAGCAATACTGATGTAAAATAATCTTAATGTTGCATTCTCAATCTGACCTCTTCTTTCAGGGAGGATGCTGCAAAGGTACTACTTTATCTCCAATTGGACAAGTAATGACTAATAAATAATACGATAAATTATTTTAACTATTATCATTAGGTGGAAAGCAAAATGTATTATTGCACATTCCACGCCATGTAGCTTCACTCTCTTCATAGAATTTATCTATTATGCCATTCTCATCATTAACGATTATCCCAGTAGCCCATAACAGTTGATTAAATCTCATGTCTGGATACTTGTCTATTAAATCGGATAACTTATTAAGAATAGCTTTGTTGTTTACATATCTAGTGTTATTCATACACTTTAAAATGGTAAATCTGGAGTTGAATCTTCCCAGGGCAATTCTTTATCGAGAATCTCATTGATTTTATCAACCATTTCCTTAGAAGACTTCATATCGAATGTAAGGAACTCTGTAGTATTTCTCATAAAATCGTCACAAATAACTGCAAGACCTTTAAGAATCCTTTCAGAGTTATGAGACTCTTTACCCTTACGAACTTTCTGAATTACTTGCCAAGTAGTAGCATTAGGAGTCTTATTTCTGGCTTGCTTAGTAAGGAAGCATATTAGTGAGATTAAGGCAAACTTAGTTCCTATATCACAAGCTAAACACCCCAAACTGAAGTAATCCTTATAATACTCCCTTAAGTCATTCAGAGTTGGTTCATAGTATTCCATCAGCATCGTATCCATACAATTCGTAGTATGCTACCATACGTAACAACTTAGTAAACTCTAAGAATCCTTCTTTCATATGGCCATTAGTAACTGGGTATACTCCAGACCTGAAATCAGGAACTGTAGATACTACCAGCATATTAGCCTTTAAAGAAGGTTTGACCTTATATGTGTTCTCAATATACAGTTTAAGCATCCACATATACATAGCCATTTGTCTAGCATAATGATACTTATCAAAACTCTCGCCAAACTTAGTAAGATAATGCCCACTTGTCTTTAAGTCATTGAGTGTTAACTCATCGCTATCAGGACAGTATGTGAAATTATCAAGTTTAGCTTTAAGTTTTAATACTTTATTCTTGCCACCATGTTCTACTAACACAGACATTAATAAGGCTGCTTCATTAGCTATAACAGGTTCTGCAAATAAACCTTCTGGTTTTAGTAATGACTGTATTTGCTTATTGCATTCAACTGATGTGAGACATTCTCGTAGCTTGTCTCTAGACTTGGGATCTAAATAAATAGGAACCTTATCGGCAACATATTTACTTCCCCATTCATAGGCTGTACGCTGAGCATAGTAGTCTTCGCATTTAATACGTAGAGCTTCCATCTTATCAGCATCCATTTTACCCTTATAATAGCTAATTTTATTTGATGCTGCTATAATTTCGTCAGCAGTAACAACATGATTAGCTACAAATGTAGGATATAATTCATCCGCCATGAATCCAGCTTTAGCTGTAGGTCTATTAACTGTTTCTACAAGAATAAATGATTCTGGTTGCAGTATTAATTCATGCACTGCTGAACCAAAATACAGTGAGTCAGAATACCTAGAGTCCGCTTCTAAACCAGCTTTATACAAAGCAGGACTTCCACCCTGCTCTGGATTTATTAGCTTCAATCTAGAGTTACTGATGTAATCAGAATAAGCATCCCCGAAGTATTCTTCATCACTTATGTCTAAATATTCTATGGTTTCAATTAGTGGTGTTATTTTAATTTCCTCAAGCATATTGCTTCATAAATAGATAAGCATCGATTATCTCAGTTCTATTTAGTGAGAATACCTTGAACATAGGGAAGTCAACAGTTCTGTCTGTATGATACAGTAGTGCTGGCACCCCAGAACGTTGACATTTGATTACATTACTTAAAGAATCATCAATAAAGACATCCACTTTACCTTTAATCATATCAGCTTTGTTACCATGCTGGTATACCATTTGATAAATTGGTCTGTCAGGAAATCCATTCCTCCTGAGCCATTCTCTAGTCCATGCCTTATTATTGACTCTCTTAGTACAATACAGCTCTGGAATAAAGTCAGGTCTATTAATAACTGGGAGATTTAACCAGAAATCTCTCTCCTTACTAAGGATCTGTTGTACATTCCTAGTAATTATATGGTCTTTAAGCATGTGAGGATTATTAGCTGTATCAAAACGCTCACAATAAGCATCCCAAAACCCAGCCAAACAATCATCTATATCTAATCCTATTCTGAACATTCAATAGCATCTTGTTATGATTCTAGAATTCTTCTATATCATAGATGTCACCAATAATTATCTCTCTGTCTCTTGACATGATTACCCCTAGTTCTTCATAATCTCCAGGTAGATCAATATCATAATCTTCAACGAACAAGTTTATGAACTTGTCTTCAGCTTCTGTGAAGCTTCTAGCTCTCACTTTCTCTAACCACAAGTCTCCATTATTAAGACCATAACATGGTAGAATGTAAGTACTCATTTATTTAGTTTAAAATTTTAAGGCAATATAGAACTTCATAAGACAAATCAAAGCCGTAGGTAAGTCTTACTTCAGTTAAAGTGTCTTCATAAATTTCAACCATCTCTTACTAAGACTTCTTAATAAGTTCGTAAAAGAAATCTTTACTCATCATAACGTATTCTCCATCAGAGCCCATATTCACACCTTTATCAACTTGTTTATTCCAGATTATTACTAATGGTCTGTCTTTACGTCCACAAGTTTTGATGATTTCAGCAATAGATGGAGTATTCTTAGTACATTTGCATTGAACATAACAAGGTAATTTGTCCTCGGTTTCTGCAATATCAATCTTAGCATCATCCAAATTCTTAGATTCACTACGAGACGATTTCAATCCTTTATAACCGAGTTCAATTAATTCCTTAATAATTTTAAGTTCATAATTATTACCCTTACGTTTAGCATAAGCACCGTTACGTTTCTTCTTTGGTTTTACTTCTTCAGTACCTTCCATGCTTCGTTAATTAAGTTAAGTGTTGCATCTCTACCATATTTAGCATGAAAGTCGGATATATCCTTAGCTCCATAAGATCTAGGAATCCATAGGCATTCTACTCCAAATTGCTTCCTTATCCGATTCATATTATGAATTCCAGCTAAGTCATTGTCATAGAACACTACTATCTTCTTAAATCTCTTGCTGAGTTTCTCAAACTGAGATTCAGTTATGAATAGATTCTCAGAATTAGGAGCTATTGCAGTAATCCCTAAAGAATATAAGCACATTACATCCTTCATACTTTTAGTAATTACTAACAAATTACCTTCTGCTGGGAGTTGATGAGCTCCTTGCAACATGATAGCCTTCCAATTAGAAAGGAATCTTGTAGTTCCTTTGTCCCTAAATGGAAAGTATATACGCCATAACTCAATGCCTTTATCGTTTTTACCTCGATAATAGCCGAATATGGGGTTCTGAGAACCAGTAGTAGCATAATAATTCCCATTCAGGAATACAGTTTTACATGAGTACACTCTAAATTTCTTTAGAATATCCTTAGTAATTCCATATCTATGCCACCATTCCAGCTCTTTATCAGTGAATTCCTGTATTTCAGCCCGTATAACAGCAGGTCCCTTGTCTTTAAACTCAGTACTACTAATTACTGGCTTACTACCTTTAGGCAACGTCTTGTGTTTGATATAACCAAAATCATTAGCAATGATTTGTAAAGCCTTATAATAAGAGCAGCTATACTTATACATTACTACACTGATAAAATTGCCATAAAATTGTCCACTGAAATCATTGAAGATGATATCCCCAGACGCATTCCTATAAAAGGAACACGTAGGAGAGTTATCATTTCTCAACGGAGATTTAAACAGTCCCTTCTTTACTGGGATACCAAGATAATACTCAAGATATGTCTCCTGAGATTGCCTTTCAAGTAAATACTTCTTAGTAATTTTAGGTTCATACTCTAATACCATATTGATTCGATACTTAATGTTAGAACCTTAAAGTTACTAATTATTTCTTATACATCAAAGTCAAGGTCTGAATTAGCTGATGCAGCGTCTCCTGCTACCCCAAAATCATCAGAACTTGTTCCCGGCATATCTGTAGGACCGTTACTCTTCTGTTTATTCATCTGATTAGTTTCGTAATCAGAGAAGAAGACCTTATCACCCAACCAGTTATTAGAGATATAAGCATCACCTGCTTTACTAATATTAACGAAGTATGGCAAACAAGGTTCACCCTTCTTATTAGCAATCAGTTTCAGTTTAGTCTGCTTATTAACAGCGTCCTTGGTAATCTCAATAAAAGTCTTAGCTAGCTTCTCAAATTCATCGGGAAGCGCAAAGGTCATAGATTTAAACTTCTCATATTTCTTAGGAGATAGTTGTTCTCCAACATGAGCTAACATAAACTTAAACTTCTCCAAATTAGACGGATTCTCACGTTCTACCCCACCATTAGAGGTTACTGGTCTCACATCATCACCTTCTTTAGGACAGAATATAGTCTCTTCATATACTCCATTCTCATTCTCAAACGAAATCTTCATGGTCTTCCAAGTAGTACTTGGGTCTTTCTTACCAGCGAATTCGCTATAAGTTACACCCTTAAAGAGTACAGTATGGATTTCCCAAGGTTTCAGTCTAGGTTTGATTGATGATGTACCGTTAGTGTTGGATAAGTTGAAATTCATTGACATAGTTCTAATAGAATATTAAAGTTCGAAAGTTAATGGGTCAATCTCTTTAGCTGACTCATCTTCAATCTCTGTGTCTAGTGGCAAATCTACATTGTCAAAATCTTCCTTAACTTCTATGTTATCTACTTCAGGTTCTATAGGTCTGTCAGCATTACCAACTAATACAAACAAATCATCATAGCCCTTCATTTTAGTTACTGTAAATGTATCTCCATACTGTCTTAATAACTCATTGGATTTACCTCTACAGCTTACAGATAGACCTTTAGTAAGCTTATTACCACCTTTGGTACCAAAAGCTTCATCAGTACCAATAATTGGGAATGTTACTCCTTCAATCTTCTGGTAATTAATACTAATTCTATCTCCCCAGGCAGCACCTATCATAGCAGCAGCTGCCTTATTAAGTATATACTTATTGGAATCTAATGTTACTTGAGGTTCCGCTGTATCTTCAACCTCTACCGCAACCTTCTTGGTAGGTTCCTCCTTGACTATCTCCTGCTTCAGAGATTTATATTCTCCAGTAGCAGGATCAAAGTCTAGGGTTAATAGCATTTTAACTATCATTCTCCTAATTCAAACTTATTAATTGTATCAATAACCATCTTCATATTAGGTTCGATATATAAGTCAGAGAAACATCCAGCAGTACTTCTACAAGTATCAGGACCTAAGGATTTAGTTCTGAATTTATACGTAACTTCCTCATCATTAACTATCTTCTCCGCATAGAGCAAATAATTAAACAGTCCATCAATATTAACACTTCTGTCCAACATCTTACCGGTGGTGAAGAGTTTATATTTAGGATCATAATCGTTACCATCATTCACAATATGTGATATGAAGATTACGATTAAATCGTCTCGAAGAGTCATTGCCTTAAGAATTAAGTCATAATAATGCTTTGCAAAGTCAATATGCTTATCATATCCTTTCTCGGCACTTCTAGACATTACTTCTTGAGAGAGAAGATAATTACTATCATCAATAGCTAAGACTTTAATCTCCGGCAGTTTAACATTAACTACGTTCATAATATTCATTACCTTAGCAAATTCATTACTAAAATACCAGTTACCAACGTAATTCTTGTCCTTATCCTGAGTTAACTTCTTATAATTCTTTCTAAATCCTGGAATAGATAATTGTTTTGGAGTACAACTAATAATAAACGTTTCTTTAGGATTCAGATATTGCAGCGAACTAGACTTACCACTACCTGAAAATCCTCCAAGTCCTATAATTTGGCTCATTAAGTTATAATGTTATGGTTACGCGTAAATCATCTCGTTTAGCTTTAGCTTCATCTTCTGGAAAGTCGATGATAGTCCAATCTGGATGTTTATACCTCTCATAGTCATTGATTTCAGATGGAATAGGTAATTCTTTAAAGATACCACATCTACCATAAAATCCTGTACCAATAGCTATGTCAGACGAACCAAATCTATTCTTAAGAACCAGTAATGACCTGAATCCATCCTTTAGTTCCTTTATGTCATATCCTCTATAAGAAGACAATTTGTTCCTAAATGGATTATACAATACTAATACAACATTAGCATCCTCGCTAGGAGAACCACTTTCCTTCAAATCGGACAAATCTGGCTCCTGTAACCCTTGCTTTAGTCTTTCAGAATTATTAGAATTTCTATTAAACTGCATAATATTAATTGGAGATACTTTACATTTATTTCTAAATGATACCCCATATGCAGAAATAGTATCAATCTCTTCTTTCTTACTACGACCTGGCAACGGTCTTACTAAGCCCAAATGGTCAGTAATTATAGCTATGATCTGATTAGGATTATTAAGTACATAAGTGTCTTCATCAACAAAGGTTCCAAACTTCTTCAAGTCTGCTATAACCATTTCTTTATACTTCTCTGAATTTAAAGTTCCATCATGTATTATAAGTCTGTCTTCTATTGATTCCAGCCATGGAATACATTCCTGAACTAAATCATAATCCTCATCAGATAATGTCACCCCCTTACCTCTAGAAAGCAATTCTTTAAAAGATATCTGTTTACCATAAGTCTCATAAATGTGAATAGAAAGCAGTTTAGCTAATAATTGCTCTGCACTCATTTCTAATGAGAATATAATAAACTGTAAATCTCTATCTTGACTTGTATCAAGAAGTGCTTTATAAATAAAAGAGTGAAGTACTAAACTGGTTTTACCATTACCAGTTCCTGCTGCTACTAAGTAATATGTTTCTTGAGTTAATCCATCAATAATCTGTTCTAATTTGGGCAGACCTAGTGATAATCCTTGATTGTCACCTCTTCTACCTCTTTCGATTAGATTTAACAAGCTACTAGTATGTGTCATAATTCTGTTATAGTATCAAATACCATTTCATCAAAGTGACCTTCCTTAAATGCTTTAATGGATTCCCAAGATTTGGATATAATGAAATCAGCTATATTCTTATTAAGCAGATTACATTTATTCTTTTTAGCCCAGTCGATTAACTCTAGTACTTCTTTATGCTTATCTTTACTCCATCCGATATTCTTACCATATCGGAAGAACATTTCATCTTCAGTAAAGAATCGTTTGGCGAAATTCCGCATATCATATTCTTTACCGTTAATAATACCTATTGGAGGATAAGCATCCCATAATTCTTGACCCAGTTCTCCTGAGTACTTTCTGTAATTTCTCATGAAATTCTCATTAAAGATTACAGTTTCGGGGTCAAACTTCTGACCCGCTTCAGGGACTTTATACTTCTTAGTAATAATTCCCTTAGTTTGAAGACTCAGTAAGATAGTCCTCAATCCAGTTTTAGTAATAGGCAATCCAAGATATTTAGTAAGGAATTCTCCATGACCTTCTTCTGGTTGCGCTATAAATAATAACTCAATCATTAACAACTCCTCAGCAGTAAGTCTATACTGCTCCATCATTAACAATTGATTGTCCAAAGACGTCTTTAATTTATCCAAGCTAATGATTAATAAGTTAGTAACTTACCAATCTATTATGCTGCAATAGTGTTATTCTGATTTCTCAGTGTCCTCAATTACATAAGCATCCTCAGCTACTTCAAATGGAGATAAGAAATCCTCAATGAGTTCTTCCTGTCTTTTAGCCATAGCCTTAGAATCATATACTTTACCATTAAAGGTAAATTCTCCCTTCCTATTTATGCCATTAGTAGCAACAGCATCAAATACAGAAGTAAGAGTAAATAGTTCAACTATACGTTCAACTGTCATTTCAAATTCTCGATATGAGTTACAAAGATAATCAAATCTATTTATACTACCAACTGAATCTACCTAAATTTGAGGCTTCTCATAAGGCTTGGTACATCTAACATCTTATTCCCTATAGAAGCAGAGACAATGCAAATGCTAGCCTTAGAATGTCTCTCTAATAGGTGTAACAGACCAAATATGTCTACATTCGCAGTAGTATCTGGCAAAGGTAACACAACTTCTTGGTCTATTACGTCATAATAGTTTACGGTATACATCAGAATCTAAATATCATTTTAGTTTCTTTGTTCTTCTTAGGAGTAAATTCTCTTCCTTCTAAGACATCTAGCAGATTAGAGCTGTCTATGGTTATGAAATCTTTACCACTAGTACTTTTACGAAACCATTCTTCTTCAACAGTTCCTTTAATTACAAAGGTAAATACTTCTGCCACTTTGTTCTCCGCCTTCCTAATAACTCTGCCAATTCTTTGTGTCTTAGTAGTAGGACTAGAATCAAATCCAAGAATAACAGCTACAGACAATCCCGGAATGTCAGCACCTTCGTCCAACATTTTAGAGGTATTAAGTACTCCCACTTTAGCTTCCTTGAATTCCTCCAAGGTCATACGCCCTTTCTTCTTAGTTTCCTTACTAGATAACACTTTACCATATCCAATCTTCTCCGCGACCTTAATTGTCTTACTAAACGTAATACATTTCTTGTCTTGACGGTGCTTCAATATTAAATCAGTAAGTTCTATCTTCTTAGGATGGTTATATATAAACTGCTTCCTTCCTTGCAGGGCTCTGTTAAACCCCATTGCATGTATTAGAATCTGTTTATTAATAGCCTTAAATTCGTCAGGCTTATTAGCATAATCAGGACACATTCTCTTAGCTAATTCAATGCGTTTCTGCCATTTAGAAGCACATGCCATAGCTAAGGTAAAATCATGGTTAAAAAAAGAGAAATGATCGTAAAACTCTCTATTTAATTCTAGATACTTGCTTAGATCATCTACTTCTATTAAGACTTTGTACTCCCTATAAGGAGACAACCAGCCTCTGGCAGTAGCTTCACTAACATCTACTCTATCAACTACAGGACAATACTTCTTGATGTAACTGTCTTTACCATCAAGCCTTTCCATAGTTGCTGTTAAGCCTAGAATTATTTTATACTTAACTACTTCGAACACCTTTCCAAATAAATCGGAGGCATATTTATGACACTCATCAAGTATTAATAGATCACAATTCCATTCCTTTCTTACTACAGTATTAATGATAAGCACCTGATAAACTTTAGGTACTTTTTGCTCAGCTAAATCTGCTAACCATTGTCTTTGCAAAGCATCTGTAGGTACTACTATTATAACACTCTTTCCAGGATTCTTAGCCAAGAATCTCTTCATACACATAATGGCAGTTCTAGTCTTACCGAAACCAGTACAATAGACTAGACTTCCACATAATCTGTTATTAACCCATCGTTGAACACCTAAAGCTTGACGTTCACTTCTGGTAATATTTCCAAATAAGTCTGCCATTTGTTATGTAAAGAGCTATTACACCTTAAATTAAATCATCTATCCCTTAAGTCTTGTGATATGACTATAATGAAATTAAATTAAGTAATGCATAGCTATTACATAATAATCTGGATTAATAACTGTCAACCAATTACAATTCAGATATAATTTACAGAGTAAATCCTTTAGCATCACATACCATTTTAATTTGTTCCTTACGAGTTTCCCATTGAGAGATGTGGAACTTAACTTCTTCAGCCAAAGAATAGAGTATTCTATTTCTGAGAACCTTAAGTTGGTCTGTAGTTAACTCTGTATATTTCTTACTCTTCAGATTAACCATAGCTCTTAATTGAGTATAATTCAATCCTTTGGGAGTAATATAGATGGGAGCGGTAGGTTTAAGACCTAATCTCTCTCCAGCCACTACAAGCTTGTTTCTCAGCTGACCATCAGAGTCTTTCTCTACCAAGTCTTTACTCTCTTGAGCAGTAAACCAGAGACCTTGCTTGAGAATGAATGTGAGTGTAATATGTTGCTTGTTGAACTTTCCCAGTCTGTCCAAACAACCTTCACGAACAAGTTCAGTAGGAATATCTTTGAATTCCTCCGGACAATTATTCATGGTTCCGTCAATCGGATAATCCTTAGGGTCTATAGCATCCTTATTAATGTCTAGGAAAGATACTAGGGCCTCTAAGAATTTAAATCTAGGCAGATGTTGCTCTTGCTCTAGCCATCTTAAGAATAGCTCAGCATTACAACGCTGCTTCTGGTCATTAATAATGTCCAATAAAACATAACGACCAGGATACTCCTTGCTAGTATTGTGAAGCATAGATTCACAATGGGCGTAGAAACTACGAAGTTCTTCCTCAGTACAATCAACCAAACGCTTCTCCTCTTGTACTAATTCTCCATTAACTTCTTGTTTACGACCCTTCCATACGAAGGAGTTAATATTATTCATAGCAGCTGCCAATTTCTCTTTAAACATACAGATATATCATATTAATTTGATGTAATGGTCTAATCTCTTTAATTTAGATAATCTTTTACAGTACAATCTCACCTTCTGGTGGCTTCTCGTAAATAAAAGTCTCAAAATAAAAGTCAGTATTCTTATAAGGAACTTGAATATTATTCTCGGAATCGTACCAAGTATCCTTACCAGCTACTACTTCCCTATATTTTAAGAATCCGATGTCCCCAACTACTAGGAATGGACTATCCCAATTGGGACATCGCGTACACGCTTTATATGCACCAGTTTTTAAGTCTTCAAACACATATTGAATATAGCCACCTACGTTCTCTTGTGCAGCTACAAGCCGCACACGTAAGGTCTCTATTATCATAGATATCTTGAGCCTACACGCATATCTTCAGGAATGTTATCTTCTTCAAATGGAACTGCTTTCCATTCTAGATCGTCTGGATTCCATCCAAATGCTTCTGCATCTGCGTGGGCAATATCTCTACCTCTATCTAGAGCTTCTTGTTGTGTTTCGAATTCTTCTGTTTCTTGATAGGTAATATTACCCTTCAACCCTGCATAAATGTTGTACTCAGTCATTCTTCTGATTCGTTAGTGTTAATTTTACCATCTTTATAAGTTACACAACCGTATTTAGCGAAGTCACATACACTCTTCTCAATACCTCTGAAACAGGGATATTTAGCACATTCTTTACAGGTGCGCTCAGGATACTTGTATTTAACTCCATCTCTGTCTTTGTCACAGTCTTCGGATTGCTTCTTAGCCATGCGCCTCTGAGTTAGTTGTGTCTTAGTAAATTACTTGAATAATAAGGCCATTATTACTCCTACAGTAACTACTCCTAGACTTGTTGATAAAGTGGTTAATCTTTTATTCTTCTTAGTTATTTTACGTAACTGCTCTTGCTGTGTTTGAATAGCTGTATCTTGCAACTTAATGTGCATGTTAGCTCTTTCCAGTTGAAGTTTACGTAGACTATCAGCTTTAGCCAAGTTTGCAGTTAGTAAGGCATAAGAATCTACTTGCTTTATAAGTTCTACCTTCTCAAGTTTTAACTTCTTATGCTCCAGGAATATAAGATTAGTCGACTTTAGCTGTTTAGGAGTTATAACTATTAATGAGTCATTTACCAACTTCGGATAGATATTCTGTGAAGAACACCACATCGTTGGCAATAGGCTGATTAGTAATATTAATAAACTCCTTCTCATATGTATACTTTATAGTATCTATTTTACCGTTACTAGTAGCGATAACACTAAGAATACTATCATTAGTATTTGCTAAATCTCTTATTTCCTTATTAAGCGAATCAATAGTCATTTCATATTTGTTTGTATCTGGCATTACTACAGGATCTTCCTTTAGTAATAAACCAACTACAACTATTATAATGGCTATAGTAGCTCCTATTATAAATGGTTTACTCATTGCAGATAGTAATGATTATACAAATCTACAATATCATTCACTTTCTCTGGTGAGGCTGTGAGCAATGTGTCTAAACATTCTCTTTCCTTGTCATTCAGATTAAGTTCAACTTCTACCATTCGGGAATCTAATTCATATACCTCTTTTGCTGTATTATAACCAGCAATATACTTCCCTGGGCATTGTTTAAAGAATGCGACTTCTTGATCTAAGAGTGCATTTACCACACCACGATTGATTAAACCTGGATCTGTACTGTAGAAAGCATGTTTGTTTCCTTTGCGAGCTTTACCTAAGGCAATTGTTTTACCTACTTCCTCGTTAAACTCATCTTCCGGGTTACATATCGCAACCCCTATTGATAGTTTCTTTACACCATCACAATGAACTGCATCAGAATCACTATAATCAGTAATAACAGCATCTACTTCTTGTGATACTGCTGCCATAATGAATTTACGTTCAATGTTTGCGTAATCAGTAAAGGAATCAATTCTATATTCTACTCTCTCTTTCATAAGATTAACTTTATAAGATAATAAGTCTTATCTCTTTAGATGGTCTAATCTTCTATTTAGATATTATTTCCTACCTAAACCATTATAGAAGTCAAGTATGGCGTTCTCTTTACGAAGCCATGTGGCTTGTTCTCTAGCCATATCAAGAATAGTTCTACTAATGGACTCTTCTTCTACTTGTTCTTTAACTAGCATACCAGTATCTTCATCATCTCCGTTTAGCCACTGGAATGTAGCCCAATCTCCTTCTTTCTGAGCCTGGTCTACAATCTTGTTGATACTCATAGTAGTCTCAATTTCCCTGTCTACCGTAGCAGCAAAAGGCATGATTCTATCTACGATATCTACTTTAATAGGAGGAACTGGGGGATACTGGAACAAGGCATCATTCTCGGTTAGATATTCAAATATCCACGAATGATGTAGGTACTCTTCTTTAGCTCTACCTCTCCAGTAGATGCCAAGTTTAGGAAGTCCTTCTACTTCAAAGTAATTAGCGAATGTCATATACAAAGCATGATTAGCTAGTTCAGCAGACATCTGCTTTACTAACATTTCAATCATTACCGACGATAAAGGACATTTACGTCTTGTAGTATCAATAACTCTCTCAGTATATTTCATAGTAGGTTCTGCACCCACTGTTTGAACTCCATCACTTGTTACTTCTTGTATTGGATTTCCGTCTTTGTCTAGCTTTCTCACTGTTAAATACTTTAAAGTTATTATTTCGCAAATAATCTAATGGTGCTCCTATCCAAGTAATGTACTTAGCACAGGTAATCTCTTTATCCATCTTGATGAACTGCGACTCCTTAACTTTTAAAGGTTTATCAGAAGAGAAGAATTTGGTACCTACACATTCTGCCCCATCCTTTCTAATAAGATATAATTGCACTTCATATAGAAAGGTGGGATATTCTGTTAGTTTAACGTCCCCAGAATGGTAGATTGTCTGGGCTGTACGTTTTACCATTCCAGGAATACTTTAGTACTTCCGATTTGGGCGTCTTATACTTCCCTAAAATATAAGGAATGTCAGACTGGATACACTTATGACTAAACGTAGTCTTAGGTATAGGTTTCTTGGTCTTCGGGTTAAGCTTACCTGTAGTAAAATTACCACCCTTTACATAGACTACCAAAGTTCCAGGTATGTCTATGATTTTAACCGGCTCAGACCAATTGTAATTAGGAGCAGGAACTCTTCTAAATTTCTTCCACAGCTTACGCTCCTTTGGAGTTTTAGTCCAAACATTAGGGTCGCGAGGTTTAACACTAGGCTGTCTCAGATGCTCAGCTACTAGGAAAGCATCATCATTCCAGTCTCTAATTCTAAGTCTCTTAACTCTGTCCTCTGGACTTTCTTTCTCCTTAAAAGTCTTCTTCTCCATTTTACTGATAAGATTAAATGTTAATTACTTCGTATGAATAGTACCACAAGTATTACACTTATAGATACCTTTCTCATAATCATACAGCGTGTGATTAGTAAGTCTACCACACCTAGTACAATTCATAACTTTTACAGATTCATATACTCTCCTTGACCTTTTCTTGGGAGTCACCCCTACAGTTGAAGTCATAGTTAAATACCTTTAGTCAGTTCTTCTAATCTCCGTATTGCTTCTCTATAATCTGCAATATAAGTTGCCAAAGACATGGATTCTGGATGTTTCATTTCAACACGATAATTGGCAATAATCTTAAGACATGTAAGCAACGGCACCCCATACGCTGCTATCTTTAATTCTTGCCGTTCTCCTTCCTTGGATTTGACAGTTCTTAACACTGACAAATCCCAGAAGTGTGAACTATCACCTACAGATTCCATTCTGAAATCAGCTTCTTCTATTACCATCAACTTTGTAATGTTAATTTATAAATTAGTTAATCTCCATTTCCTTGAGTATCTTGTGAATTAGCCAAATAAATACAAACGGTGATATGAATGGACACAGAGACATAGTATAAAACTCATCACTTAGAGATTCATAAAAGGTATCTGGGTCTTCACAGTGACTATTTATTAAATAATCAGCCAATGTAGACAATAGGAAAGATACTCCATACGTTACCAATGCTATAATTACGACTGTCATTTCTCTCTGTTTAATATATTACAGAGTCTCTGTAAGTCTGCTATAATGGGGACTAACGTACCAGCGCCTTTAACAAGGGCTGCTCTCTGGTCGGCTATTCTACTAGCGTATTCTAATTTAACCGCATTAACAGAATCATCATAACCCTTCTTCATAGAAGCTCTATTAGCTAGAAAGGTCGGAATGGTAATATATAAATGTAATAATGCATCCAGAGTTTTAGTGAGTTCCTTATAAGTCATAGCTTTAGTAACTCTGTCATATACAAATATATATGTGTCAACTCCATCTGGTATTATATTTACATATTTATCAGTCTCCGTACCCTTTCTCCCTACATGGTCAGAGATTCTTATTACAGGCGGAAATCCTTCAATAGTAAAATATTCTGAGGTTCCTACATAATCAGTAGAAGTAAATCCCTTCCTCCTCAGCCATGCTCTTAGCTTGCTCACCCCTCTCATCTTGTTTATTATTCTTCAATGTCTTCAGAAATACCTGAGCACCAGCTAATGGACAGTACTCTAACCTACATTCGTTGTGCTCATCTCTAAAGTAGCAATGCTTGCACGAGCCACTAGAATTAACTGGTTCAGCTATTTCAAAGTAACTACCATCCACCTCGATGATGTCTCCTGTACTTAAAACAGGTGATATATAACCATCAACAAATTCAAATGTAATCATAATTAGATTCAAAAAAATAAGGGTCAAACCCAGACAGCTATATAGGTTAGACCTTACCTCTGTTAAAGATAAAGCATAATCTAAATAAACTAATCTAAATTTGACCCAATACGGCAGTACAAGTATGCACTACTCGATAAATGCCGCTAATCGGCTAGGTTTCATCGCACATAATTGCGATAATAGCAATATTTATTACTAGGTGTACTACATATTAGTAGTGGGAAGGAGACTAAACCCCCCCCCTCATAGCAATTGGCTGGTAAATACCATGACCTGCTATGTTATTCGAAATAATCAGGAAATTTGTTTCGGAAGGAATCATCAATTTTAAGTCCATCCAAATCCTCACAAACCGCCAGTTCCTCCAGAAGTGCGTCCTCTGAATCGTCCACTGCACCATTATCGGAGTTAATCAATTCAATAAGAAGGTTTGCTTTCTGGGAAGTTAAATCAGTACCAATCCAGCTGACTATAACTTCTACAAAGAAATCATCGAACTCAAGAGAAGTACCTACATCAGAGGCAGCAATCTCATTCTTCTTATCGAATAACTCTTTGATAACATCATCACTGATAGGTTCTTTAAATTTATCCCTAAGTACAGTGACCAATTGTGATTGTTCTTTAAAGTTCATATGTGTATACGATAATTACAAATGCTAGCAACAGCTAACACGCACTTCGTAAGAAGTTATTACTAATACGTAATGATATAATTCAATAGTATTGAATTTCACGGCATTCGTAATGCCTAAAGTATACATATCCTCTCATATACATCCACTAGCTATATTAGAATAAAGAATTTACCTTTTCCAAGATATAAACAAGTAACTACCTACCAATCCGGGATAACCTTCCTTATTAATTACTTTTACGAAGAATTGCTTCTCCTCGTAATATTTGAGAATGTCATCAATAGATTTTAGTTCGTCATCGTTTAAATCCATTACTAGACTAAAGTAATTATTCTCACTTTTAGCCTTAATAAAGCTGTCAGTAGTACTAATGAACCTCTTAAGTATAATTTCTTGAGTTACTACTTCATTGTACGTTGCAACCGAATATGCTTCCTCCGCATTCATTGAACTTCCTTCTAACAGTTTGCTGAAATCAAATAACTTTCTCATAATCTAATTAATTTAAGCCTCCTTTTAGTGACTTGAGTGGGACTCTAACCCACAACCTGCTCCTTAGGACGGAGATGCTCTATACTATTGAGCTATCAAGCCTTGACGGTTACATACTAATAGATCCGGTATGTTTACCTCTTACTTTAACAGAGTTAGCAGTAATATCTCCCTCTACATCACCACCTACTTCGATGCTGTTAGCTTCTATACTACCTCCTACATTACCTTTAACTTTGACACTATTACCATGTACAGTAAGAGCGTTTCCATCAATGTCACATGTATTACAGTTAAGCTCCTTTACATTACCAGTAAAACTGATATGTACACTATCATTATTGACTTCAGATATTAATTTACCATTCACATAAATTCTATTCTTTATTTGTGACAGGGTAATATCATCTTCATCAATATCAAACGATTCATTATCAATAAACAGTTTATTCATGATTCTTCTTATCCAGTTCATAATACTTAATAAGTTTATCAAATGCTATAACTCTAGCATTATGTCCTTCCTCACTATCAGGGGTCCACCAATAAGCTTTACCATACCTGTCTTTAGGAGCATTTAGAAACTTCCTGTTAAATTCTGGAATCATGGTAATTATATCACGTTGGCTATAAATAGTGATTCCACGTTCGGTTCCTGCCATAGCGTGTTCTATACAGAAACACATTCCCCAGTATTCAGGGTGGGTTACAAATAATTCTTTAGCTTTTTTAAGAACACTTACAACATCTGTCATTTCACTTTAGATTTAGTTAGTTGGCCAATCATTTGATTTCTAAAGCCCTCAACTTGATGGGGACATATATTAGTAATCCATTCTTTAAAATATCTATGATATTTAGTGTGATTACTTTTATAGAACTCTCTTTCCAACCAGTTATACAATTCTCTTTCCATATTTATTAAATTAGTAGTCTTATTCAGAATCGAACTGAAACCTCCATATCCGTAGTATGGTATTCTATCCGTTAAACTATAAGACTAAAGAATAGAGGGTGTGCTGTTACGCCAAATGCTCTGACTGAGTTTCACTCTTATCTCGTTTACCTTCCTCCGTCTATATAGGCAGTTTCAACATGAGTATTCTAAACGACATTATTACATTCTTGATTCGAGGCTATCAGTAAGGATGCTGCCTAATTATACTTCAATAGAAACCTACTCGCAACTCTTTAAATGATGGCCGCTTTTAAGCCTACATCCCCTCTATTATAATTATTCTATACCATAGTACATTAAGTACAATACTTGCTGCCTTAAACCGTATCTACGTGTAACAACATTGGCATTAAACCTTCCAGTTATGGCTGCATTAATGCTTCTTTTCAATTTGTCGGCAGTAAATGATTTACCAGTAGTACCAATTAGTCCATTAGGTTCATCAGCGCAAATAAAATCTACAGCTTCAAATAACTGTTCTTTGGTCTCTGCACTGTTTACCTTTTGCCACTTCTCTAATTCTCTCTCAGAATTCATAACTTAAGACAATGCTTCAAGCTCTTTAGCCAATTCTTCATAAGATTTACTCTCAAGCTCTGCATCCTGTTTCTTAGCCATGAGATCAAGAATCTTTTGACGCTTAGCTTTCTTCTCAGCAGCTACAATGCGTTCTTCCTGTTCCTGTAACTTAACGTCAATAATGTGTTTTACAATATTGAATTTCAGTTCAAGTTCAGTGGCGTCTTTAGTACGAGTCTTAATGAAACTTTCGGTTTGTGATTCCTTTAGCCTCTTATTAAGATTAATAGCAATAGGATCAAGTTGTTCCAGAGATAAATCCCACAAATCTTCAACAGATAATACTCCACGGTTAGTGGAATAACGTAATTTTACCCTTGATGCTTTCTCAAACATAACATTTTCATTTAAAAGTTAACTTTAATGGTTCTTGTAAAGCTGCCAGTAACTTTACAGATAACACTATTGCGGATGGTAGATGAGAATCCTAAACCACTCAACTGATTATCAGAATAAGGAGCCTTCATCTTATTAGCTAACATCTCAAACGTCTTACGATCCTGAGATAGTTCACTCCTAAGATATTCGTTAAAGAATCCTCTTACTGGAGATGGATTCTTGCACCCATCTAAGATAAAGAAATAGTGTTTATTGCCTACTTCTGCACCGTTCCAATAATTTGGAGACAGAGTGAGTAACGATACCTTATGGAATTTGTTAGTAGACAAGTTCCACGTCTCTTTATCACTTGAATTACTCGGAAGGACATCATGTATGACAATTCCCTTGGCCTTAGAATACTCAAATCTGGCTACTGTCACTTTATCACGACCTCGAAGATCTGTTGTGTAGGTATACTCACGTACTTCTCCGTTACATTCAATTTCAACAGTAAATCCAACATCGTGATAATCTCTTTTGCAGAAATTGTGTACATATACGGTATACATACCTTCCATACGCGGTTCATCCTCCCAGATAACGTTCTCTACTGGTTTACGAGAATGTATACCACCAGCATTCATGTCAACATCTAGCACCCCACCAGAAGCTCCAGTTCTATGTGAATAATAGATTTCATTATCACGTGGTTGTATGATATGGATGTCTAAATCATCACCATTATACCATGCAAGAGAACACCTTAGATATCCATTCACCTTACCTCCAGCAGCCTGCACCTTATCCTTAATAGAAGAATCTGCAAGGTCTCCATTGTATGTCCAAGCGAAATTGTTTGGCCATTTAAATAGATTCTTTGCATCTTTATTAGATGGAGCTGTTAGAGTCATAAGGTTGTTTATATGTCTACTTTCTAATAGAACTTCTATACTGGTAGCATTGGGAACAACATCCTTAATAAAGTCCTCAATTGATATTTCAGCAACAGTACCTAATTTCTTAGGATTAACTGGAATATCTTCCGCTAAATCTTGGAATACACTATTCCCAAGCATTGACTTCTTAGCATTTCTATCAGCAAAGATTACATCATTAACTGTAATGTCAGTAATTTCTGCATGTCGCCTTGGAAGTGCATCCATTAGCCCTAGTTCAATAACCCTAGCTTCAGCAGCTTGAATCATCTTCTTAGTAGCTATTGTCTTAGGTCTTTGATAATTAGCAGGAGCTACTATTCTCTCGTAAGCTCTTACACTTTCATCAAGTTCACGTCCATTGGAGATGTCTACAAGCAAAGTGCCTATAGCAGTATTCCTAATACGTCCTACATATCCAACTTTAGCAGATTCAACCCAGCAGAAATTATCACGTTCCTCACGGGGTACTACTTCATATTTCTTCTTAAGTGCAACAAATGCCTCTAGATCGGATTTGTACTGGTCTCCACGATACAAAGAACCTTGTGAAATCAAATCCAGAACAATGTCAAAAGCATCCATGGATAACTCATCCAAAGCTCGCTTCAATACTGTTTTATTGGTACGAAGTGCTCCTCTTACTGCTTCTTCAGAATCAGATACTGCACAAAGTAAATGATTAGGAAGCTTGTAAAATAAATGATTCCATGTATGTACGTGTCTCGTAGGAGTTTCTATCCACACATTGTTCTTATCTGTACCCAGTTTAACCACCTTACTAACAAATACGTCACATACTGGTTTAGATTTAACAAGTTGGGCTAAGTTTCTGGCTACTGTAGCATAAGGTTCATCTAACACTAAGGAATCCCAAATACTTACTAACTTGTTATTAACTATTGCAACTACATTGCCATAAGGTTTGATAAATTGACGACAGCAATTACATGTATGTGATTGTCTCTCGTCTTCTGGATAAGAATCTATGTAACAATCCCACAGCTCATCCTTATTAACATTAGTTAAATACAATCTATCAGCATTATTAGCTAAGGCATCAAATTGCTTATAAACTGCTCGTTTAAAATCAATAAATTCCACGATAATTAAATTTTATAAAGGTTTTACATTATCAAAGATAGCATCACTGGCTTCTTCTCCCCATTTAGAATAGATAACAACACCTATTGGGGTCACTTGGAATACAAATGGATCAATACTTCGCGGCATTACTCTTATCTCAGTTTCAGTAAAAGATACCAGTTGTTGCATATCGTCTACTGGTGCAGCTATAAATAAGTCTGTAGATTTACAGGCAGTATGAGACATAGTTACTCCCTCAGTTCTTCCATTCCAATACTTGGCAAATGGATACGCTAGAAGTTCTTTCTTGTGGTATTGTAAGAATATTAGACCTTCGGGAACAGGCTCTTCACGATAAAAGTTATAGTGAGAGTATGGATTTGAAGTACTACTCCTTCTGACATTGACTTTTACGTTAGTAATAAGAGCATTATCACGATTAGAGTATTTATTATCCGTTAACGAGTCTAGTGTAGTCTTAGTAGCCAAGATTTCATCCAGATTATCTTCTGGTATATCACCTTTATAATACGATAGTGGCCCGGATACCAATCCATACTTAACATTCAGATTAATAAAATCTTCCTCTTTGAGTATAATGCATCCAGGGAAGTTCTGCGAGAAGAAGTTATAGCATTTAAAAGTCTCTAAGTTATTCATATACTTCTCAGCATCTGTAATAACTGAAGAGTGATCAAATCCTAGTAACTTAGCTTTCTCAGCTTTCTCAATTGCAACATGATTCATCTCTAAGCTTCTGGTTTGTTGCAACCAGTTTAAGCTAGCTAATATATAAGCTTGATGAATCTCTAGAGCTCCTATTTGGGGTCTAGTACCAATTTGTGTGTCCATAATCTTTATGCTTTCTTTTTAATAGAACCTGGTCTTGTAGTAGCCCTTTTGAATGTATCAGACTGCTTATCCCACCATGCTTGACGGTCTCTAAGACGTTGTTGTTTCTTCTTGTATTTCATACATATTTAAGTTTAATTCATTGCTAGCATTATAAGCAAGCTTATCAGCTTTCTCATTATACTCAGAACCATTATGTCCTTTGACCCATCTCACGTCTATAAGCTTATGACGTTCAATAGCCCTATCAAGTCTAGCCCATAAGTCAGTATTAGCTTTCCTTTTCCAGTTCTTAGTAAGAGTACCTACTATATACATGGAATCAGTAACTATAATGACTTCTGAGCTAGTTTTAATGGATTCTAATGCGACTATAACTGCCATTAGTTCCATTCTTTGATTAGTACTATTTACATACATTTTACTGTAGGAGAATACTTCCTTTCCATCTTCCACGATAACGAATCCTATTCCACCTTGATTTCTAGCAGGAGAGTATGCTCCATCAGTAAATATTGTATACTTATGCATCAGCTGTAGGATCTTCAACAAAATCTTCGTCGGAATCTGTTTCAGCTTCTGTTGCTTTGTGAAGTAAATGTAATGTCCACATTCCTAATACGAATGCAACATACAGTTCATCCTCAGGCTCTTCATATGTAAGCTGATCTAATACAGCATTACATACTTCCATCAATGAGAAATCATCCTTAGACATTTCTTCATCAGATATCTTAGTCATATCATTTACATAAGGTCTAACTTTCTGTATAGCCATATCAAATGACTTAGATAGTCGCAAACCCTTATCACCAGCATCTATAGCTGCATGAAGAGGTTCTTGTAACTCATCTCTAAGATATCCTAATGCAAAGGCTCTAGTTATGTCTCCTTTAGCTAAATCTAAGAAAGACTCAGCATTAAGAAACTCGTCTAATTCAAATTCGATGTCTTTAATGTCTATTAATTTACCCATTTGATTATTGAAGTAAACTTCCAATCTTATCGGCCATGGAAGTTGCTTTATTAGAGACTTCGCTAAGATTAGCTGTCTCAGTTTGTAATAAAATAATCTCTTGTTCCTTAGCTGCTTTCTCATCATCTGCTCTTTTAGCTACATCACGTAACTTATTAACAGTAGACTGAAATGCATCAATAATCTTGGAAGATTCTTCTGCCAGAGAAGAACTAGTAATCTTATTTACTTTCTTACCTATTATCATAAGAGTTATTTAGTTACAAGACTTAAGGGATGTCGCCATCAGAGGATTCGAACCCCTGCCACTACGCGTACTGTGGACCCGATCAAAACGATTGTTAATGGCGTTGGAGCAGTGATTAAGACTTATGTCCCTAAAGAGGTATGCTGCAACCACCCCACTCCTTGTACTTCGGAGCACATCTTATTCCATATGCTAGACTCTGCTTTAGTCTTCATCGCCAGAGTTAATTATAATCCAGTCTCTAGCCTGGTTTCATTTTCACTTGCTTAAACTTACCACACTTAGTGCATACCAAAAGGTATACATGGGAATAAGGAATTTCTTCATCATTCATGTATACATTCATGTGCTTTAATTCCTTCCAATTATGCCGACACGTTAGTTTCAGTATCCAATTCTTTAATAGCTCTTTCATATTACAATATTTTAGTCACTTTGCCAAACACGGATTTAGTCCATCCATTAATCTTACCATGATTGTTGCCTATAAGGACTCCTCTATCTCCCTTAGCTTTGACTAAGTGAGTATAGTATCTACCTTTGACTTTACAAAAGACAATATCTCCCACTTCTACTTTATCTAGGGTTACTGGACTTAAGACATGCTTTTGTCCCGATTTGATTAGAGGAGTCATGGAATTTCCCTTCTCTGAAGTTACGAAGGAGTTTCCTTCTGCCAACATCTTTACCTTGTATAGCATTAGCCATTAATTGCATTTCGTAAATAAAGTTTAATCTCTGTTCCATTCTAGAACCGTTAGTTATTCTCTCAAACATAGATAAATGTCCTCCATTGCCACATAAACAATATTCCATTAAAGTGTCATATCGTTGTTTCTTAGCCTCTAGCTCGGCTTCTGGAATGGGATATCTCTTAAGTTCAAGACCTCTGTATAAATCAACAAGTTCGCCCAATGTAGATGACAGTTTTAATAATGCCATTACATTGGGCGCACGATGCCTTTCACATTTATTGACGTATTCCTCTAAAGCTAAATCCCAGTCACCGAATACATATTTGACTTGTGACAATTCAATTTTAGTAACCTTTCTTAGAAATTCATAAATCTTCATTATTAACTGCTTTAGACGTTACTACCTTATTTTCAGTCCTTTCTTTAGTCTTGATAGCAGACTTACAAGCCTTCTTTCTCATTACTAACGGACAATCACAATACCCTGCTGGATTATACCAACAACAATAATCACACTGATGCATACAACATAATTTTAATTGTGACGCAGAAGGGAGTCGAACCCTCAATCCCAAATGGGCAACGCATTTTAAGTGCGTTTCGTATACCAATTCCGACACTGCGCCATCCTTATTATACAATACATGCAAGAAGAAGTAACATTATTGTAGTTACCATTGATATGGAGAACATTACTTTAATGAATTTATCATTGGCATTCCATATCATTGCTAGAACTGCACTTCCTAGGGACATTGCAGCTAAAGTTACCAATACACATCTTAAAACCATCATATTTCACACTGCTCTTCATTTAATCTATCAATCCAATTGATTAATAGACGATACAACCATTTCATTTCCTTAATACTTTCTTTGCATATTCACCATAGGAACCATGTCTCTTCATAAACGGAGTTAGAAACCTATAATCGAATTTATAATCACATACATCATAATCGTTCACAATCTCCCTACTAGAAGAAATCTCATAGTCTAGGATATCTTTAAGTGTTAGAATATCTCTAGTCTGTTGCCTTTGGTGTCTCTTAACCCTTCGGTTATACCAATTGCGTTTAACTTTAGGTCCTTTAACAATAGGAATTTTACGTCTACTTCTAGTCATTTAATACATAATCACAATAAGTATCAACAAAATCTTTGGCTTCTTTCAAACCACATTTGGTAGACTCCTTTACATGCTTAACTGCTTGTAGTTTGGTACCCCTCTGCACAAGCTGCTTCATCTTAAAAAAGTCTTCACATGACAAATCAATTGTATTATTCCAACGCTTCTCGTATGCAAGCATTGCATCATTATACTCTTGAGGATGTTCTGTCCAAGTGATTTGCTGGTCCAGGATAACTGTACAAGTTCCATCAAGTATATCATACTCTCTGGATTCTACAGTAAATTTGCCAGCTTCTAGCACCACTGTGTCTGTAGGGAATGGAATCATCTCTGATGAGATTGATACTTCCTCTATTGTCTTATCGTCTTTTACAAATTTTACGTACATAATCTTTAAGTATTAATTAGTAATGTGGCGAGAAGGTGACTCGAACACCCAACCTTGATATTATGAGTATCACGCTCTAACCAGTTGAGCTATCTCGCCATTAATAAGAACATAAAGCTCGTCGTGTTTACATCGTCACCAATGTAACCTTAATACCTCCCGTTTGCTTCACTGCCGGCTAGTTTGGCTTTGTCTCCTTATGTTCTTATGGATTTATAAGTTAACGATATTTATCAAAGATGCTATCCTTAGCTTCAGTATCCCACATAGTAGCAATAATTGCTCCTATTTCATTTGCCTTAAAGACAATTGGATCCTCAAGCTGACGTTTTCTAGCCTCTTCTTTACCTGAATACATTCTGATAGTTATATTATCTGTCATAGTATCATAGGGAGCTGCTATACACCAGTCACTGTCATTTAAGGTAAGTGGACTGAAGCTTACACTGTCCTCAACTTCTGGGTGTCCTATAGCACGCATATATTGCCATCCAGAAGAGATATCGTCCACTACAAACGGGAATCTTGAGAAGTATTCAACGATTTCATTTACTATACTCTTTGGCATATCGGAATCTATATCTATTCTAGGAACCCATTGCATGTTATTAATATTCCTTATTTTACGCAATTCCTCTCCGGCCTTTACAATAGCTTCAATGTTCTCTTCAGGGATAACTCCCTTATAAGTTGAAATGGGACCACAAGCTAAGTTGTACTTCTTCAATACTTTAAAGAAATCATCATAAGGAACTATCATACAAGAGGGACTAACTTTCTTGATTCTGTCAATAAGAGAGGCAATTTCATCTCTAGATTTACTAGAACCTTTAGCAGTTAATAGAGTACGAAGTACTTCAGCATTCTTAGTTCTACCTAATCCATTAGCTTCCAGCTTAGCAATCTGAGCTTTAATATCTTCTGTCTTATCGACATTCTGCCCTTCCAAGTATTTCTTACAATACTCCATAGAAGCAACTACTAGGGCATTACGTAGAGCTTCTGCATTCAAATTATTTACCATTGTTATGACTTATTATACTAGTTATATAACGCACACTATACACTATGAACGAACAGCCACTACTTCCAGTTACTAAGAGTAAGAGTACACATATAAGCTGATTGTGCCAAGGTCCGTACTCGGCTCTAGATATATTAAAATAGAATGTATTCTTAACACCATTAATAATAGCCCTATTCCAGGTTGGAGTGTCTACGGCTAGCTTAAATGTGTTATTAAACCCTTCAGCTTGCAATACAAGTTTATTTACCTTCTTAGTAGTAGAATTACCATTTTGTGTAATAGTTTCATCCTCTACTATTCTGTCTATGACTTTACATTTAACTCTGTGGTCAACATTCATATCATGCCAGAACTGAGTAGTATATACTTTAATACATAAACATAGTATTAACAAAGCTACTATTGCAATCCTTCCTGAAATCTTTTCAATTTCAGGTCTTAAGTCAATTATTGTTGGCATCTTTTACACTTAATAATTGCGTTGCTGTATTCAGTCCTAATTCATATGCTTCAGCAATCAATACCACTGCATCGGCTAATGTAAGCTTGTTATTATTTGCTTCAGCAAACTCACCTGCTTCTTCAAAGATTTCTTTCAAATTATCTGCCATAATTAAATAAGTTTTAAAGTTACTACTCTAGTAGGGTAGGAGAGACTCGAACTCTCACACCCGAAGGCATCAGTGCCTAAAACTGACGTGTCTACCATTCCACCACTACCCCATTACCGTTTTAATAATTTAATGAACTCATCTTCATTCCCCTTGTAGTATTGCTGAAGATATGCTATATATACAGCTTCATTCTTAACTATTTGAGGGAATTTATTCTCAAACTCAATTACTCTCTCTTCTCCAACTACGCTAACATGAAAGCCTCTAGCATCATTACTAGGACTGCATAGCAACATAAATAAAATAACTATTAGATACTTCATTATAAATAAAAGAAAGAGGAGTGTTGCCACTCCCTTTCTAGTTTTAACCCAAAGTCAGTGTTAATCTTTAAAGTCGTTACGACTATATTCGAAATAAGTTTCACACATCTTTAAAGTCGTTTCAATCTTATCGGCTCCAAGCAATCCTATTAACCCAGCGGCTAATTTATCAGCAGGAGTTTCGATAACAGCTTTCTTAGAAGCAAGACCAACTTGACGTTGATAGGATTCAACACTGGTTTTAATATGGAACGACGTTACATGGGTCTCTTCAGTAAAGATAAGCTTAGACTTAGTAGATTCTACAATTTCAGCCATAAATGCCGGAGCAATCTGTGCTTTAGCAATGTAGTTACATACATCTGACAAGTCGTCGTCTACGCTATAACCTTCAGCTTCGGAGAATGTTTCACGAATAAACCTTTCAGCTGTTTCAGCATCAAGACAATCCATAGTAATCACAGAACCAATTCTTTTACCTCTTAAGAAGGTAGGTTCAATCAGCTCAATATGATTAGTAGTAAATAAAGTGATTACGTTCATATCTTTGGTATCGCCACCATCCAAAGTATTCAGAATATCCTGCATTGCAGAATCTCTGTTACCTCTAGTTACCTGGTCAATATCCTCTACAAAGACAATAACACCATGACCTGAACGGTCTACCACTTTACACATACGGAGAGTTTCAGCTAACAGAGAAGGGTCTTTTAGATATACGAATGACCATCCGTTGTTTACCGCATCTTTGGCCAGTTTAAATGCCAGTAGGGTCTTACCAGTACCATATTTACCTTCCAGTAAGCAGCCATACTTCAAAGGAATACCCTTTGCAATACATTTCTCTGGGTACAAGATTCTTGAACGAAGCGGTTGCAGCTCAAATTCTGTCTTCTTTGACAGAACCATAAACTGCTTATCGATACCGGCTAGAGTCATAATCTTCGGTTCACTCAGATTGGTAATTTCAAGTGCCTGGTTCTTATAGATAGATTCAGTTGCGAGCAATTCTTTAGTTCTTTCAACAATATCATCAATAAGAGATTGGTACTTGAATTGGCACTGACCTTTAACCAATAGTAAATGACGGTCGTTGTCATAGTTAATATTGATTTCAGAATTCTCACCAAGTTCTTCCAAAGAGATTTTACCAAAAGGTACTTTAGTACGAGAGCCATCAGCTAAGATAACATCTACGGTGTCAATATTACTGTTGCCGGAAGGACTCTTATCCTCCTTACTAACAGCAGAACCAAACACTTCATTGATAGCTCTATTCAGCTGATACACGCCATCTGGTTTCCAACATAGGAGTGTGTACTTGAACGATGCCATCTTCTTAGACTGCTTGATTTCGCCTTCAATGAAGCCCAGAACGTCTGCATACTTCATATTACTTTGGCACACTTCGATGATTCTCTGTTTCTGAGATTCCTCGTACTTGTTAACTCTAGCTGCTATAGCAGCGGTGGTTCCTTGCGGAATAATGTTCTTCGCCATTACTTGTTAGGTTTATTAATCTTATTTACTTCCTTAATAATTGCCTCGCAATTCTCTCTGGTTGTAGTTAAACAACCTAATTGAATGATTGAACCATCTTGAGTGACGGTAAGATTCTTATCATCAATTGTGGTTCTACATTCACTTCCCCTAATAATACTTTTAATCAATGGGTAGGGTAATGCAGTATTCTTACAGAATATTACATTCTTGCCTTCCACATAAATGACATCGTAGCCGTCAATGCTACCTACTACCTTCCTCATAAAAGATTCTTATCATCAATTGTGTGGGCCCAGCCAGACTTGAACTGACAACCTCAACATTATGAGTGTTTTGCTCTAACCAATTGAGCTATGAGCCCTTAATTCTTTAAGACTAACACAATTAATAGTAAGGTCTTATTAATAACAAACTCATTAACATATTAAAATCATAATTAGTAGTTGGACCACCAGGATTCGAACCTGGACAAACAGAACCAAAACCTGTTGTGCTGCCGTTACACCATAGTCCAATTACTAAGGGAATACTATGACTCCCTTACATACTCTTCATAAATATACAGTTCAAAGTTAGGTCTTATAAACATATCTTTGTCTGTAGCTTCGTCCCAATGAGTAACTATAACCTTCTTGCGAACGTTATGGCTAAACATAGAATCAATATTGAGACTATGCCTAAACAAAACTGGATCAAACTCTATAGCCCGGAAAGATTTCTGAAAGTCGTTAAATTGGTTGTTGGGGTCTACAACAGGTCTAACTGGCTTATCAGAAGGAAACGGACCGTTACCATGACGCGTTATGTATGGTCTAGTAACGTAATTAACCGTAACGGTGTCATTACATCCAATTTGTTTTAGTATTCGATGAGCATTCTGTGATGTTGTATTAGATGGAGTGCAATGGGGCATTATTCCGAATCTTTGGTCTAGTAATATACCTTGGGAACCTTCAAAGATAAGATTGTCGTAATCTTCCCATATAGCTTCTAAGGTACTTACTTGGACAGTGTTGAAATATGCATTCACAGTTCTGCACCAATTATCCAAGTCAATTGATGGATATACACTATTCATGTGATAATAGTTGTCTGCTATTGCATTAACTTTCTCCCTAAGAATATGTATATTCAAGCAATCTATAACCATAAGATTATACCCCGACTTCACTCGGTCTAAACACGTTTTAAAACCAGTCCCTACAGTACCATGACGTAGATTTACTACGTCACTTACTTGGGAATAGACGTCGAATGGTACTATGACTTGACATAATGGATTATAAATAATTTTAGGAGTAATACCTAATTTCTTTAAATCCATTGCTTCAAGTGTAGAGGTTACTGGGTCTACAGTACAGTATTCAGACCAATATGTAGGCACTCCTAGCAAGGTTCCACTTCCAAAGTTACTAAATGTGTGCATAAGGTCTCCGTATTTAACAGTATGGCCAACTTGATGTCCACCACTAAACCTTATTACAAGTGAGTTCTCTGGATTCTTAGCACATATATTATGTACCGTCTGTCCCTTACCTTCATCGCCCATAAATGAGCCTAACACTATACTAATCATGATTTTAATAGAAATTTTGTTTGTCTTCGGTAGTTGTACTACTAGAAGCATCACTAGGAGTTTCTGCATACACAGGCTCCTCGTAATTGTCTTTAATTGCTTTAGCAATTACTTTATCCACTTCATCAGATTTGCACATTAGTACATTCTGTCCAAGTAGATTCTTCCAAGATTCAGCCACCCTTGTGCCATAACTGGCATTAGTAATGTGAATGTGGAATACATGGTACTGCTCTTGTGCTTTCAGAATTGCTTCATTAGCACTAATAGAACCAGCACCTTTTTGATACCCTAGAATTTCAGTCAAACTGTTACCTGGGATTCCTTGTAGATTAGGTTCATCACCAATAGTAAACAAGAATCCTTTAGTGTGTCTTTTGAACCAAGAATCGGTTTCAGTGTGATATCCTGCAACTATGTGAGCTAATAAATAGCTCTCACCTGCATTACCACCACCTCCACCTTCTATTACTAAGGACTCTAATGAATTTAGAATCTTCTCAGTATCAGATTCAAACTGTCCAACCTGAATAGGATATCTATCGTATTCGTGGTCTCCAACTGCCATAAACAACAATTGAGGATCACGTACTCCCATTTGCATGACAGAATCCATAATCTTAGGTAAATGGTTCTTAATCATTTCATAAGGAGTATTCATCATTGAACCAGTAACATCTAGTGCAATGATTATCGGAGTAGAGTATGGATGTTCTTGAGAGTCACGACACTCACGAACTCCAACATTGACCATTTCAGCTTTAACTTGAGTATTAAAGCTACGTGCATTTACATTAAATGACGCTGCTGTATTACTAGCATTTACTGAAATGTTCTTAAAGAGCTGGTCACGCGATGCTTTAGCATATCCTCTATCATCGGATAAAGTTCTATAAGCAATACTACTGTAAACACCACTTCCCATGATTAATTATCTAATGGGTTAGTAATGTCTCCTTTTACATCATCCAAATTAATGGATTCTGTTGCATCAGCAGGAAATTCTTCTTCGTCTACCTGCATGGCTAGAGCAAGTTCAATCTTTGCAACACGCAGTTTACGTGCCAATTCATGTCTTGTTTTTACCCATTCAGCCGGATTCAGATTCTCTCCCGGATTCAAAGAGTCTCTTGATTTAACGGCAAGATCATTATGCTTATTGATTTCTCCCTGAATACGGAGTACTTTCAACTTGCAGTCCTGAACGAATCTGTCTTCTTCAATTTTAGTCAATTCATACAGATTCTGTGCTCTTGCATCAAGTACACTCTGACCACTCTTACTCAATTTCTCTTTAAAACTGCTCATTTACATTTCACTTTAACATGTTAACTTCATAAGCATCTCTGTGTGTTAAAAATAATCTAACAATAGCCTAAGACTATCATCGAGCCTCCTACCGGAATCGAACCGATAACCTATCGCTTACAAGACGATTGCTCTGCCAGTTGAGCTAAGGAGGCAATTTCAGAAGACTTTGATATAAAACTATACTGCTGTAGTCTTCTTATGCAAATCAAAGATTGCGGTGCATACGGGAATCGAACCCGTACCCCAAGATAGACAGTCTAGTATCCTAACCTTTAGACCAATGCACCATAGAGCTAGCTTACCTACACTTAACTTCCGTTCCCGGACACAGGATTCAACTTCCGTTCCCAAGTGTATTGTCTCTTCCCGCCAGCTGAGGTATTCCCAATGTTATTGATAGGTGTCCATCTCTTCAAATAACTTGGTATGCTAATGAGACTGGGCATATTTTAACTTAATTAAGTCTACAGAGGGTGGGTGTTAGCCGTTTCTATCCCACCATTGCGTACTACAGTGTTAACTACCGTCTAAGCTTCCATCCCTTACGTCGCCTTAGAGTGTACATGATTATTATTGCCTAATCAGTTACTTGATTGGAAGGATTATGTACAAGGTATTCCCAACGGGGCTCGAACCCGTATTTCCACCGTGAAAGGGTGATTACCTAACCAGTTAGTAGATGGGAATATAAGAGTCATGAATAGGAGGTATAAGCATAGTCTAAAACTAACTCAAAGGCTAAGACCAGCTGCATGAGCAAAGACAAAGATAACGACCTTTAAGGGATTCGTTTTTATATGCAGCTGTCAGTACATTTTATAAGTTAATATGCCAAGATCTGTGGAAACAGATCTTAAAATTGCTATAAACTTTTTATACCTTTCCTATTCACGCAAAGAGAGATTAGAATCTAAAGCGATTCAGGTTCTCTACACCTCAGTAGTGAGAGCTTTCAGCTTCTCATATGTCTTAGTAAGAGCTTCTGGAATAACAATCTTAAGAGCAGCAATTTTACTACGCTCTTCGATTTGCCAAGCTCTGAACTCAGTTCCTTTGGCTTGCATTGTCATACTATAGACTTCACTTGCATCCTTATACTTACGTTCAAGTTCCAGATTGTGTTCCTCAACAAGCTTCTTGATTCTATATTTGTACTTATTCAATGCTCCTTCAACATTTCTATGTTTCTGTTGTAGTTGCATATAACAATCCTCTACTAAATCAGAGCTAATTGATGGGACGAAATGATACATCATTGCATTGACGCCTTCTCCTATTAGCTTATTAGGCTGTACCATACGTTTCATCATATCAGTACGTGCCATAGAGAACGGTTTGTCTGGATGGATAAACTTACCTAGAGTAGCTGCTTCAGCTTCTAAGTTATAGTATTCCATTCTTTCTGCAATAGAGAATGTAGCAATGGCATCCTTCTCATTCCACATAATACCTCTTTCAGGAACTTCGGGCATTTCGGAAAGATTCTCAAGGTAATCACATAGATCAGCATTATCAATGAGGCTTAGTTCCTCATCCTTAGCCTTAATAGCTTCACGCATCCAAGCGCAGAAAGTATTCATTTCAGCGATTTCTTCAAGAAGTTCTGGTATAGAAGATAGATATTGTTCGTTTCTACCTTCAGTTAAAATGGAAGCTTGACCTCCACTTAACAATCTTACAGTACTCGTAATAAATCCCACACCCTCTAAGGCTCTGCGATTAGATTCCATACATTCTTTAGCCAAATTAGCTAAATGATTAGCGGAAGTAGAAGTAATTCCCTTCTCGCCAAAGAACACACGATTAATTTCCTTCATATAAATCCTTATTAATTAAGTTAGTACCGGGTACGGGATTTGAACCCGTGTTACATGTGTGAGAGACATGTGTCCTATCCAATTAGACGAACCCGACATCCGTTATGCCTTCCAGAAAGTGAATTCTGCATCACTTCCTCTTCCTACGTACTTTACTCCGAATCCATTGGCTCTATAAATAGGTTCTACGTCCAGCCAATGATTCTTAATAGCTTCTTCCTCTGTTATATTATCAGATGCTATATAGGCGATCACATCTGATTGTTTAAACGCGGAAGCCAGACCATTCCAATTCTTAACTATTAAAGTATTAAAAGCTAAGATAACCGCATCGGGTATAGACTTAAAGTCTCTACTCATCAATTCCCTTGAATTTAACACTTTCACCATAATTTTAGTAATTAGGTTAATAATAATTTCACAACTCTTATTAATCAGCGCGGAGGCAGCTGGATTCGAACCAGCGGAACCCTTTCAGAGCTCGGCACGTTAGTGACAATATTAGGAATCGAACCTAATATTATCTAAAACTGTATCATATAAATAGTCTTCATAATTTAATGGAGTGTTCTGATTAGTCTTCCTATATGGGATAGGGACATTGATACTCTTTCTGCCATTAATTATTTCAACTGGAACTAGTAACAGAATTTTAGATTCTATATTATATAAAGAGAAGTAATCAATTTCTGATTTATCATATACATGCACTCCAGTACTAGTAGATGATGTTAATCTCCATACAATAACGTTATCTTCAAATCTCTCTGAGGTTTTACATTGTATCTTATTTAGTTTGCCATTGAATTCAGCTATCAAGTCAGCACGTTCATTCTCTCCGAATGAAGTATAGACTGGTATACCTCTCCTAACAAACTCGGCTATCGTAATAGCCTCTCCAATGTTTCCAATTACTTTACTATTCATACATACATTATGCAATGTGCTGGTATAGACCACTCACCCATACCTCCAATTACAGAAGACCTTGCTGTATCATTATTAATGCTGTTCGTCTTCTTAAGCTGTAAAAGATTGTTACTTCACAGCTTCAAAGTTGTCTTCGGTTGGATTATCCTTTTTATCCTCGACAAACATTTCTTTAAATGTCTTCTTAAAAGGAATACTCTTAAGAAGTTCAAATGCTGGGTTGAGATTCTCAGCTGTTTTAGCCATGAAACTACCAGCAGTATTTTCATTACCATAAACAGTAACTTGTCCAAGATGGATATGTTCATACATCTCTGCGGATGCTTCAGCAATGCCTTTAAGCTGATCCACCGTCTTATATTGAACAATCGTTTGTGGAGTCATACCACATTCAATCATCTTCTCTACTGCCTTTGCAGGAGCCATTTCAACAGCAGTAATCTTGTCTGCCTCTGCCATCAAAGACGCTCTCTTACCTTCAGCCTCTGCAAGCAACTTTCTCTTAGTACCTTCAGCTTCAGCTTCAAGTTGCATCTGAGTTGCATTTGCCTTAGCTTCTGCCCCATATTGCCTACACATACGTCTTCACTGGATTTTATGCTTTATTACGCCAGTTGCTTTGGACAACCTAAATCCTTCAGTGCTGTACAATCTTAAAGGCGCCATACAGACTGCCATCGCACCTACTCCCATTATCGTGTCACGCAACGTATCCACATCCACCTCTAGGACTTTCACCTAGACCACATCCTCGGCATTATAGTATCTTAGTGAATAATAAACAATGAAACAAACTGGAAATTAATTTTAAAGTTAATATTATGTCTATAAGATACTAAGGGTGTTATGTCAGAATCGAACTGACGACCTCTTGAACCACAATCAAGTGCTCTAACCAACTGAGCTAATAACACCATATATAGTTACTCATTCTCGTAACCTTCGCGCACTGCATTTGCAAATACTTGTTTACACATCTCGTATTCTAGAATGGCTAGTGCTAAGTCTTCTCCTACGTCTTCTACAAACTTGTCTCGGTTATCAGTCTCGTCAAGTTCGTTTAATACCGCTATCAAGTATTCTAGTAGTTCAAGACATCTATTGTAGCTTTCCCCAACTTTATTAATAATGGCTATCCTATCATTGCTTCTCTTATAGTACTTATGGATTGAATAATTACAGTATAACACTACTAATGCACATATAAGTGTAGTAGTAGTGAATGCTTCATTTATATAACATAAGATACTGTGAGTTACAGTAGCAATTAATACAACTGTATTAGCATAAAACATCCAATTTAAAGACTTGAGAGCTTTACGGTGTGATAATAAATTATCAACCTCTTCTTTTACCTCGTTAAGCGATTCTAATTCTTTTTCATACTGTTCACATGATACTTCAAGTAGTTCTTCACTCATATTATTCAATTTAGTTTAATAGTGGACCGTGTGAGATTTGAACTCCTCCTTCATCTTGCAAGGATGATGTGCTCCCGGATTACACTACACAGCCCAGATTTAGTCTCACTATCGTAGGACTATAAGCTTCCAACGTCCGACTGGCTACGGAAGGTTATTTACCGGTCTAATAACCTATTATTCATTTTATATGCTTTGTTACTTCTTAGTTAAGTACCTGTACACATCTTCGCTACTACTAGATACTACGATCATTACACCTATCCAGGAGCTAATTACAAACAGTGTCAGAACTAGTAACATTCCATAGTCGAACTCGTAACGTTCTTTATTTCTTTGCCTTACTTTGTACTCAATAATTAATCCGATTATGGTACGTAATAAAGTAGCAATGCATCCAGCCGAATAAATCCATAAGAACAACATACTACTTCTTTCTAAACATCACTATACCTGGAGATACAAATACTATAACTGCAACAACACCAATCCATGAAGTTATTACAAGAGTTAATTCCATTAATAAGTCACACAAGTTGTAAGTGTAATTAGAATTTCTCTTATAGTCACGATATTCATAGAAACACACAGCCATCAAAGCAACTACACATCCGATAATATAAATAATCAGTATCATACATTTTTAATTATTAGTTAATAAGTACCCCGACTGCGATTCGAACGCAGATATGTGGCTTAGTATAAGAACTAGGAGTCGAACCTAATTCTTATTGTTATTAATTTCATTTTTATGGTAACGGTAATAGGAACGTTCTCCACACTTGTTCTTAGACTTATAAGTATCAAGCTGTGAATCACAGTTAGGACATATGCATCGTAAATTATCTCTACGATTGTTAGATGCATGTCCGTCTATATGGTCAATGATAAAGACCAGCTCTTTACCATTCCAGATAGGCTTCATACCACATATAGCACATACTCCACCTTGCTCTTTTAGAATATCTTTCTTGAAGGCCTTAGGAGAGTAGTTAGCTCTCATTATACTTTCATCACCGTCCAAAAGCTTCTTGTAAGCAAGCATATGAGCATGTTCAAATTGACATTTAGGACCACAGTACTTGCCATAACTTCCGTTATAACTAATAAGTTCTGCACCACAGTTTAAACAGTATTTGTACTTCCTATTGAATGTTTCTTTAGGATTAATTTTACGTTTAATTGGTAACTCTATGCCAAGTCTACGCGCTACATTCTTAATATTAGCACCTGAACAACCATATCTTCTTCCTATTTCCTCATAACTGAGCTTATCTATCAAAATTAAATGCTCAAGTTGAGCTTTCTCGTTAATCCATTTACTTGTCATATTCGTCTAAATTAGAAATTCGTACCTCAAAGATACGAATCTATTACGAATTAAACAAGTAAATGGATGCTTTGTTGAAATTAATAACAGTGAGTTGCGGACTCACCAGCCGTATGAAGGCCACTGTTCTATCCCTTAAACTATCGAGGCATTAACAGAAGACATTGTAATCATATGTAACATGACACCTGCTGTATGTCTTCTTAGGCGATACTATTTTATGAACATAAAGCTATCAGTTCTTTAGTAGTCCTTTTATATTGCAATCTGTTATATCTTTCTCCCTTACATATTGCACAACTACAGGGAGTACTCATGGTTTTAAACCTAAAGGTATTCTTAGCATTATAAAGTTCAGTCCAGCTTATTGCTTTACGCCACTTATTACTGCTACAGATATACCAATGCGGAAATGACCGTTTAATCCTAGTAATATACTTCTGGTCTTTCTTTAGGTTCCTCCACAATTTGTTTCTGTGAATTCTTAATTCTTTCATGTTTAGTTCTTCCATCGTCTCGTCCATTAATATTAACAATGTCCTGACTTGGATTGTAACCAGTACCAATGAATTTCTTCATATCTAGTCCCGATAAATTGATTGTCTTCATACGATAATTAAATTTTAATAGTTAAATACACTGTGATACTTTAGCCAATCTCTATAAGCTTTAGCATCCATGTTATAGGAATAATTCCAGTGAAACCTTCTCAGCTCCTTAATAAGTTCTGTTCGTATTTCATACGTGAGACGCACACCAGGTGCTGTATTAGATATGTAGAATTGTTCTTTAACAAATGAGAAATACCCGTATAATATAGGTGTGCGCTTTCCCTTAAACTTATTAATTAGAATAGCATGCAAACGGCTGTTATCCTTGCTGTACTTCGTTGGATATAGTGTCACGTTCATTGTCTAATATAGCAACAGCTAGACTATAACCATTATATAATGTCCCAATAAGACGTTTAAGTTTCTTCTTTATCTTCCTAGGAAGTTTTGGAAGATTAACATTCATAAGCTCTTCAGCTTCTTTATGTCTGGCTCTAACAGCAAGTTCTAAGTTCTCAGGGACATCTTCGGAATCAAAGAATGCGTTCAATACAGGTTCCTCTGGTAACAATCTTATGACTCTGTAAGCTACTCTTGCTTTCTTATTGTTACTGAGCTGATCAACATGTTTAAATTTCAATTTCATAATCTTTCATTAATAAATTAATAAGAGGAAGGACAGGGATTCGAACCCTGGGATCGCTGTTACACGACCAACAGTTTTGAGGAAGCAGTGGGACTCCAACCCACACATCACTGTTACATGATTACTGGTGCTTTTCAAGAGCACTGCCTTAGCAATTAGGCTTATACTTCCATTACAATGAAACTTTATATTTGTCCCATTTATCCGTAAGAGTTAGAGTACTTTTAACTGTAATCTCACTTGAAGGAATCTCGTACATATCGCCATTGACTACTACAATAAATAATATATCACATGTAGAATTATCAAAGTGTCTAATCTTTGATTGTCCAGAGGAGCCTCCACAATTCTTTAATAGAACTTCATAGTTGCCACTCTTTGATAGGTATTGAGTAGTTTTAACAGAAACTCTCTTCAGCCCATCTCTATCTATTGCTATATCATATTTTTGAGTATCATTTAAAGGAATCAGGACAGGAATACAATTAGTTGTATAATAAGCTATAGCTCTACCCAGCCCTAAATTGCCTTGATGTGATTTGTAGTCGCTTTCCCAAGCGTTCATTTACATAACATTAAAAATTTCTAACTGTTTATCTAACCGTTGCATTAAGCCAACTCTGCCACCCTTCCATTAATAAGAGAGCATCTATCTTTCGATTACATACTCAATGACACTCTCCGAATTACTCCGGTCCTCGACAGTAGACCTTTACTGTTTAGCTAAAGCTGTCGACACTTTAGGTTATCAGTTTCGCACGCCCTGCACGACTCGAACATGCAACACACCCAGTTTTGGAGACAGGGGCTCTACCGATTGAGCTAAGGACGCATTTTAGTTACCAATCCTGAATGATTGTAAGGAACATTACTATAAAACCCGCTGTACCTACAGCAACTCTGCCATCTTCATTTAGTGGAGAATACACTGCTATTAGAATTAATACAAATCCTAATAATAGTTGTAATATAAACTTAACATTTCTCATAATCACGCATCTCCAGAATTAGCAATCCACATGATGTATATGATCATAATCACACCTACGACAAATTCTGTTAACATAATCAAATACGTTTAAAATTAAACATTGCGGCGAGTGCAGGATTCGAACCTGCGACCAATTGGTTAACGGCCAACTGCTCTACCACTGAGCTAACTCGCCATTTAAATACTAAACACCATCTAGCATTATTAAGAAACCTATAATGGCTATCATAGAACCAATTATGATTGGAACTCCTATAATATCTCCTAAGTTTACTAGTATTGGCAACAATAGAATCATGCATCCAATTAGAAACATGATAAGTCCTTTAATAAATCTGTGTGTCATAAAATCTATATATTTCCTACTGACGGGCGGCAGCATGATTATCCATGCGGAATTATCATGCCTGTGGGAGTCATTACATAAGTCTTAGAGACTTGAATGAAATACCACTTAACTGCTTTCTTAATTAACTTAAATAGTTTCATAATAACTCAGTTTTAGTCAGTAAATTAATAATCTAAAGAAACCACTCTATCTTCACAGACCGAGTGGTCGAATACAATTATTTGTACTTCAAGTTGCTTAATTAAAACATTTCCAGTGACTCCGCAGGGACTTGAACCCTGTTCTATAGATTAAAAGTCTATAGCATATCCATACATGCTCCGGAGTCATCCTACAGAAGACAGTAATTAAATCACACGAATAAAATGGCGGTTGCCAAGTCATGAAGTGCTGACGTCTTCTTATATTTCACTAAATCGAAGAGTGGGCGCTCGGATTCGAACCGAGGAATACAGATTTTGCAGACCTGCCTATTAAGCCACTCTAGCACGCCCACATGTCAATGGACTAATGTGAGGCGAAAGTGAAACGGTTTAATCATTAAGGTTTTAATGATTGGATCTAGTGAAACTAAATAAACATACAAATAAATCGTCTGGGTAGCCGGGTACGATCCGACACTCTCTAGCTCCCAAAGCTAGCGGATTAACCTATTCTCCTATACCCAGAGTGCGGAAGTCTAAATATGCTTGACATGGGTTATGCTGTAAGACTTCCTATTATTCATCCAAAATCAAGATGTGGGCAAGATAGGACTTGAACCTATGACCCCTACCTTATCAGAGTAGTGCTCTGACCTACTGAGCTACTTGCCCATCCACAGAAGACGATACTAATACTAATCACGATAGGAGGTGTGTGCTGACGTCTTCTTAACTAAAAAAGAAAAACAATACTTTAGTCGAATTAGCGTTACCCGAATCTCACCACGTGGAGGTTTCGACTATGAGATTCTTGCGGAGATGGGAGTCGAACCCAATATAACTAGCTTATGAGACTAGTATGATTTATATATCCGTTTCATTCCTCCGCAAAGTGCTCCATACAGGATTCAAACCTGTGACACGTAGGTTTAGGGTCTACTGTTCTATCGCTGAACTAATGGAGCGTGTGGCAATGCTTTTAAGGTGCACCGCCAATTCATCCTATTACCTACTTCTCCACCCCGTAAGATTAACTATTCGGTGGTAAGACCAGTTGCAACATGCTAACTGCTGTGGAGCCTTGTTTCAGTAATTTCCTACTAATTTAAGTTTCTTGAACATGCGACCATCATCTTGTAATGCAATTGCTGTTAATTGGTTATTAAGGTCTGGTTCACGGAACATAGAGTAATCCTTATTAGTAAGGTCTAATCTAACTCTCCATTTATCCAAGTCAGCATATAAGTAGATAAGATAGCTGTTGTTCCAATCCTGATTAGGATGTTCCAATAACCACTGTGCTACTGCATGACCACCTTGTACACAACCATAAACTGCATCAAGCTTCTGGTCTATCAGCACATACAGTCTCTTCATCAGAATATGCATCAATTAGTGAATCAACTCTACTCACAAAGTATTTCCATGTTTCCTTTGAGTAATCTCCACCGGAGCAACCATACCAGCCGTTGAATTTTAATTTCTTCCAAGAATCTAATACTTGCTTGTAGTAAGCTTCTTGTGCATCCCCAACCAGTTTATGTTTTAGAATGTAATAAGCTACATACATTGCATGTAATAAACCTCTGTTACGATATACTTCTGATTGATGATTAATTCTTTTAGCGACCTTCTGTGCTTTTACTAATTCGCTAATTTCTCTTTTAAAATCGTTAATTGTTGCCATAATAATTAGTTGTTAATAAGTTAATAAAATTGTAATTTCTAAATAACAGACTAACTGTTATGGTGGTTTGTAAGAAATCTACCGCATAATCATTTCCTTTTAAATTGTTTGCACATGTTAATAAACTCATCTTCCGATTCGCATATAATCGGATTTATTTCCTTAATAAAATCCTCCTGATAAGCTTCTTTGGACAAATCATCTATCCCATCAGGGTAAACACCATGCACGTCATAAGCCATATTGGATTCCCAACAACAGAGCCAATCAGCTTCTTTAAACGATGAACATATACATACACTTATTCCAGATTGCTCTAACCTTTGTCTAAGTTCTGGAGTATTACTTTTAATAATACAGCATTTACTCATCACTCACTTTCACTGACGAATGGAGTCCAACTAAGACTAAGTGACTCTACTGTGTTATTGTCACTAATGGCAGTGGCTCTAGCAGTAAAACCTCCATGACCGACATTATATGCAAATACATCAGAAGTGTCGTCTAAGCGTTTATAAAATTCCGGATCAAGTAATATGTCAATGACACTCTCTGCTGTCTCTCTCAACAATTTAGCAGTCAGGAATTTACCATTCCATGATACTGAAGCTGCTATAGGCGAGGAGGCCAACTTATGGAAATCACAAGGCTGATTGACATCTATGTATAGATTATATATTTCCAATATCCTCTCGAAATCCATACCGTCTAAACATTCATTTTTAATCTTTTCACTTACACTGTTCATAATACTTCAAATTTAAAACGAGAGCGGGATAACAGAATCGAACTGTCATCTTCAGCTTGGAAGGCTGTTATAATAACCATTATACGAATCCCGCAGTTTACTTCTACTATTCTCGCGAACCATAGAAGGGTTTGCTGAGCGAATGCTCAACAGATGTTGTATTTAATTATCGCAGTGTGGGGTGGGCCCGGGAGGACTCGAACCTCCAGTCCAATTAAGGAGTAGATTTACAGTCTACGCGGCTACCAATTACCGGTTACGTGCCCAAATCACACAATCCATATTAACTGATGAATTGTGAGTGCAAAGATAAGTAATCCTTCTCACATATAAAAGTTAATATGTATTAAATACAACATGGGGAAATTTAATTGGATATAGACTTACTATCTTCACAGACTGTAAGCCTTTATGACCATTTCCAATAGTTGCTGTTTTAAGTAGTAATGGCAATGACACAGATGCAACTATCGGAAATTCTTTATGAGTAATTTAAAACTACAGTAATAATAGTCAGCTAGGTGGGATTCGAACCCACACCACTTACATAATTTGTAAGTCTTCTAACTTAAATTACTAGCCTTACCGCTCACAGGCATCATTCAAATAAATCCCATCTAATAGATTAGATATGTAATTAGACTGTCTTTGATTTGTAATGCACTTCTAATTACATAAGGAATTTAATCTTCTAGCCTTGTTGAGTGGACACAGTGCGCTTATTATAAATTGGCTTCTCAGACTTTGCAGGCTTACTCTGCACGCTTGCATTCTTTCTCGGTGTGTCCTTCTCTAACACCATCATATTCAAGAGTTCTTGATTCATCATGTAATCGAACAACTCTTTAGGCGTACTAGGATTCTGGAATCTCTTCTCTCCGGTTATAAATCCAGCAGTGGACTGACTTAATCCGTTAACAAAGAAACAGTTAGAAACATTGCGAATCAATTCAACTTTAGGCTTAGTCTGTTTAGAGGCTAAATGCCAAATAATTAATTTAAACTGTTTAACAAACTCTTTGCTAAATCCAGCTTTTAAGAGTTTAGATTTAAATTCAATGAATTGTTCACTGGTGTTTCTTAAATGTCCCAATGCTCCGCTAATTACCAAACAGCCATTTGGAAATTCACCTTCCCGAATTCCTCCAGATTTAATAGATATAAGCATATCTGCAATCATAGACAGAGTTGGACTAGTTACTAAGGCTTCCTCAGTATCTGAAATCCACTTATTAGTAGGAGTTGTACCTTCCCACTTACGTAAATCACATCTATTGTTGGCAAATACACCATACATGCCAGAGAACGCTACAGGCATTAATTCGGAATGATACATAGCATAAGCCTTACCAACACTATAAGCAGAAGTTTCAGTAGCTTCTATCTCAGAATAAGCAGAATTACTAATGTCTCTAATTACTAATAGTGGTGATACTTTCTTTAGCTTAGCATTCTTCACGAATGTATTAAAACTAACATCTATAGAAGAACCCATGAATTCTGGTACGAACTCTGCAATTTTATCAAGCCCAAATGGCTTAAATAAATTATGCACAAATCCGTCATTACAGGGCTTTCTACGAGTCTTCAGCCATTTCTGATACTTCTCTGCAAGACCTTGTTGTTTGAGGAATTTAGAGCCTACTAGCAGTGCTAGAGCCTTTCCTGGAACTGTATCAAAGTCAATGTCGAGTAATTTCTTATGGCTTATTAATTGCTGCCATTTCATAACTGTACCGCTGTTCTTCATCTTTCTATACTTACGATAAGATGAATAGTCTCCTTCCTCTTTCGGTTTACCATAAAGGCCTTCAGCTAGATATTTAGCAACTATGTTACGGGCTTTCGCCTCGTCTGTCTTACATATAGTATTAGCTCGAACTCTAGGAAGATACTTCTTTACTAAGTCACATGTTTGCCCTTCTACTAAACCAGCATAAATAGTCTTTCTAAAGAAATCCCAATCTAGTCTATGCTTGTATCCATGTAATTGAGCATCCATTACTAACATATTAATAAAGTCCTTCCAGCATCCTGCTGCCGCAAAGTAAGGCATATTGGCATGGAATGTAGATTTATGATATGTTGCCAACCACATCATTCTTAATAAACCTTCATTCTTTAGACCACCTCCTCGCTGTGTGTCTAAGTAAATAACTCCATTAGGAGTAACTACTCTACATTTACGTGTAATAAGTCTTACATAGGCAGTAAATTTGACACACAGCTTTGGATTGGCCTTCCACAGTTCATACATATCTTGACTAACGTCTTCATAAGAACGTGGTTCAAGATAGTGCGCAAGGTTTACGAATTGGTCCACAAATACTTTAGTAGGATTTGTATACCTTCGTCCCCCACCTTGAGAGGGCTTAGAGCAAGCCTTTTTAGGCCTTTCATTCATTTCCATCTTGTAAAATTAAATTAGCAGGTTAATCTGAGAGTTCTTTATTCTAATTGATAAAATGGGACACATAGACATTGAGCCAGCTTAATACAACTCGCTACTTACACACTACATGCCCCATATCAAATGAGGAAAGAGGTTCACTTGATGACCTATCTACGTGCTGATTATAACGTAGACCGTGCAGATTCTCTCTTACACAATACTATGATGGACTCAAACCATCTCCACCCCTAGGTGAACTTTCCGTTATTCGAATAGTACAGGTTTCAACTCTTTATAACGCCTTTAAGTCAAAGTATACTCCGGAATATACTCTTAGTTCATCAGACCAAGTTTGCGCTTAGAATTATCTAAGATTAAGTTACCCTATTAAATATGCAATTTGTAAATCTACGGATGTCCCGTTGTCTTCTAGAGTAACCGTTGTGGATATTGTTTCCAGTTGACCATTATTAACGATAGCACTTCTAATCTCATGTGGAGACTCAATGTGCAAATAGCCTTTACCGTCCCAAGCAGGTATATAACCTCCTCTCAAGATATTCTTGGAGGGAATGCTCTTATAGTAGAAGTCAGCTGTTCTATAATGTGCGAATGATACAGTGATTGGAACATCAGAAAGGTTGCCTATAGTAAAACCTCCCAATACAGTTGCCAATTTAGTAACCTTCTCAACATAAGAAGTTCTGCCAACTACTTGCAAAGAAATCTTCAAGCCTGGAGCGTAAAACTGCTTAACTCTGGAATTAATATCCTTTAGTGTTTGAAGTGATTGCAGTTCTGAGATGTCAATATAATCCTTCTCAGATTCTTCATCGCCAAATACACAAGCTACCGAGATTGGCAGGCTTTCATTTATAAAGTCTGTAATCCTAGCAATTGCTTTGGTTGTGATTGGCTCATTTCCCATTCTAATTCTATTCGTAGCATATAAGATATGCGCTACAATATCTTGTAAGGGAAGTGATTGATTCTCTTTAGCGAAATTGCTGTCCATATCATATAGATACTGACAGATGTGCACCCCAAATTGGGATTGACTACTAATTGTTAATTTCATAAACTTGCTATCTTCATATACATATTAAACCATGCTTCAGTAGTGTCCTTGGGCTCTTCCCAAGTTGCAGCTCTTCTTTTAAGTCTTACTATGAACTTAGTAAAAGGAATACCAAGTCTTGTACGTGCTTTCATCCAACCAGTACTGTGGTCTCTAGCATATACAGATTGAGTTCCTAATACTTCCGAGATTAATGACAATTCATCCATCATAGCCTCTCCTAATTCTAACTGGGTTTCGTTAATTAATAACTTACCGTTAGAGAATGCAGTATTTAAAGATGCTCTTGTCCTACCTCCAGAAAGAAGACTTAAGCCAGCTTGTACCATATACTCACCATTACGAATAAATATAGATGGATATTTATCCATAAACTGTTTTAGTATCATATACGGTTCTTTCTTCTCATATACATAAGACATAAGTTTGTCATGTGCCTTCCATCTATTCTGAGTATTATTAATGAGACGGGCAGTTTCTAATGCAGATTCGTCGGCATAGAAGTATACTCTTAACGTAAATGGAATATTCCTTTTAAGACATTCCAAAGCAGCTGCAAGTCTGTGATTACCTTCAGTTACAAACCTGAAAGGAGTTGATACTAGAATAGGAGGAATATAATCCTTGTTTTGATAAGCTTTTACTAAGTCCTCAACCTTCTTAGGTTTGATTTCTCTGTTTCCGGGTAAGAACCTCAAAGCCTCGATAACCTTTCGGTTATCATTAGTAAGAACATAAACGTTCTCTGTGGTAACTCCATTTAGAAGTTTACCAAAATCAATGTTACCTCTTTCCATGTCAAAGTGATTTAATTAGTTAATAAGTGGACCATCGCGGACTCGAACCGCGGTCTTCACAACTCTAAATAATAAGATTACGTGTGTCTCTATTTTATTACATCAGCTGTTGAGTTCAGCATGTAGACAGTTTTATTAGTCTTATCCTGGAACCAGGTAATTAGGCTGCAATAGCCAAACCAGTACGCCAAAAGCTAATTTACAAACTACCAAACTTAAAGGTTCAGAAGCTGACGCTTCCAAACCTGGACTGACCGAAGTCGTCCCTCCACCACTCCATTTACGTTGGAGAACGTCTATTTGTAGCCCATAGATAGGCAGTGGAGATTTCAGCTCTACTAGCCTTTGGCTTTCAAGTTAATGCATCTAAGCTTCACTGTAACCTGTAGGTACTATGATTCTTCCCCGAAGGTCTCGTTATAACACTTAGATACAAACCTCTTCTGTTTCTAGGTCTCCCCATTAACCCGACTTAATCAATATGATATCGATAAGCCACAGCTTACGCTGCCATTCTTACTTCAGTGTTGCCACTTGAAATTTGTGTATCATTTTATAAGAGTTGGTACGAACTCTACACGTCTTACTACCCAGTTATCATGAATCAATTCCATGTATGGCCCATAGTAGCATGATTATACTCTCATGCCAGGAGTGGGAAACAACCCAAAGCTTTCAGTATCCTCCTGTGCTACTGGCGTACCCATTTCAGACTTAAAAGCTTATCAATGAATGAAAAAATGAATAGCACTGCAGAATGTTAACGGAAGAACTCTTTAAGCAACTCACATTGCTCATTCATGAACTTCCGTCTAACACTAGCACTATTAAAAGAAATAAAATGATAATCGAATCGAGATGTTATTGGAATTATATTGTTACCACATCTAGTGACGCAGTATTTATAAGTTCCATCCTCCCAGTCAGGTTTCCAACCTTCGTTGTACATATCAAGAGCAGTCATTACTGCATTGAATATTTCGGCATGTGACATCAAAACGGGTATTGTACGTTAGATTGTTTACGCATCCAGCTATATACTATAATCTCTGGTTGTATATCCTTAATAAGTTCAATGCAGGATTCATAAGACATCGAAGTGGTTATTACAGAAGGATACTTAGAAGTATATACCCATTCCTCAATAACTTGTTTCATGTCTATATGCTCATCATAAGGCCATTTAAGCTCTGCTTCAATATTGTCTCTAATACGTTCTAGAGACACATAGAGCCTAATACCATACACATTAGTAATAAGGAACTTAAGCAGCTCCTTGTTAAATTTGTCTACATCACATATAAGGATGTGAGAACCTTCTATAACTTTATGCATAGTTAATAAATAAGAGAGGCAGAGTGTTTCACAACATGTCTGCCTTAGATTTGTAACATATTATTCAGTCATTAGATTAGAGTCCATGTTTTTAGCCTTGAATAAAGTATCAAATACTTCTCTTAGTTCGGATACCACTTCTGGAGCTTCAATACCGAGTTCTTTCATCTTATTCTTAATGACGTCCTCACGGAAGTTCTTGGTCTCATCCATTGCCTTCTCCAAAGCTTTGTCAAATGTATCCGGATCCAATTTCTTTAAGAGTTTAAGTATATCAATGCCTGATTTCTCAGTAATATCATTCATTCCAAAGTGTTCCTTATAGGCATCTATACTTGCATCCAGTCTGTCAAATGCCTTTACTAACATGGCAGCGTCTTCTTCAGTAATATCAAAACCGCCATTCTTGTCAGTAAGTTCGGGGCTTTGGATACAAGGAGGCTCACTCATTTCCAGACAGAATACAGGCTCGTTATCCTCTCTAAGGATATATACCGTATGTTTGGTATCTTTTGTGATACCTTTTCCTACTCCCCATGAAATACCTTCCTTGAATGATTCTACTTCATCAAGAGCTCTAGCCATATGAGATTTAATTTCTCCTATAACTTCCTCATAGTTGCGTTTAGGAGTTTCATCCACTTGAGGTCTTTCTGACGCTAAAATTTCTTCTAATGTTCTCATTTCTTGTTAAATTTATTAATTGATTTACTATCTGGCATATACCAGATACCTACGGCTGTCACAATCATAATGGTTGCTGTGATTAATGTAAAATCATCAGAAGCCATACATAACATAAATATAACACCTAATGCTAGTATTATATCTATAATAATATTATCCACCTTCATAATTATTAGTATTGATTAAGAGTGACACTCCACCGCCTGCCCTCGGTGAAGTGTCTCGTCGCAATTTCCAGCGACTCATCAGACTCTCTTTAGATGGAAAGAATGCTGATCAGATAGTTGTAATTAGAGATATCTTGTCACAGGCTATCTCTACAGCTATCATAGGTTTATGATGTACTTTGTGAGTAACATCAATTAAAGCATTCTCTACGTGTTTTAACTGGTCTCTATTACTACCAAGACCTAATAGAACTGCATCATCCTTGAATGAAATGGATTGGTGATTTACATTAACCACCTGTCCATCATTAAATTGTATTCTAGATAACATCGCCAATCAGTTTAAACAGTCCTTTCCAGAAATATCTAGGAAAGTCACCAGTAAATCTTACATACGTAGCCTTATCATCAGACTTATAGCAGATTCTGACTCTATGGTGATCAATGAATGCGTAGTGAGCAGAACCGTCAGCTAATTCAAACATAGCTTTGCCGAATTGGGCCATATTGACAGGTCTCCACTCACTGCTGGTCTCCTTATTATAAGAATTGAGAACTGCGTCAGCTGTAGCATCAGTAGGAATACCAGTTCGCATATCAATGATAACACCGTTATGTTTAGCTACTATGTAATTACCTTTAAAGTTAAAGTATAATTTCATATTTTTATTTGGTCACATGAACATCACATGAAGGATATCCGTGAGATTCTAAGACTTCAATAATATCACCAGATGTAAGTTCCTCATCATACAGATTTGGAACATATTCAAACAGTCTAGCATGTATATCATCCTCGTCTCTGATGTTGTCTATAATAGCCTCACGAATGTTCTTAGTAAGTATTTCCTTAAATTCTTGCATCAGTTGCCCTTTAGTACCGTAACGAGTAGTACCTATAAAAGTGTTGCAAGTATAAGAGAATACATTAAAATTATCAATAAGTTCTCTGAGAGCGTGACGCATCTTATTTGTTGCCTTAGTCCTTAATGAGGCTACTAATTCAGATTCCTCTGGAGACAAGTCAACCTCGATACGTCTATTACCTACATAAGCTTTAGTGTAATCCAAACTGAACTCCACTATAAGCCTTCTGCCATTCCTTGCAACTCCTACTAAGCTGAGACAGTCGGTTATTCTATTACAGCCAATTTCAACCTTATCAAAATGAGCGTTCTCTGGCACCTTTGCATCTGTAAGGTTCATAACAGCTAACTCTACCATTTCCTCCAATATCTTTCTGGCTGCATCAGAGTCAGAAGATTTCTCAGCTTGTTCATTCTGCTGCAATAAAGCTTTGTATTTATCTACATCTATCATAACTTGTTTTATTTAAATGTCACGGTATATGAAGTAACAAACATGTTACAAGTATTTAATTTGTCCACCTGAGTTCCACTTCTCTTAATGTAAACTTCAAATGGGCAAGTTAATAATACTTGACCCAGAGACTTAGCTTTGAATGTGGATAATGCTAATGACTTATTATCAAACCATGCAGTAGCCCCCTTTATAAATGAACCAGTCTCTAGACATGCAAGTTTCTTTATATAGTAATCCTCTTTAGCCTTCTTTATTTCCCATATGTCTTCGTTAGGATCAGTAATAAAAGTGTTTAGATTACCGATTTCAGAGATTGATATTTCTTTGACTACTACAATCCTTCTAGGACTATTAGGATTAACTACTTCGAAGCGAATAGTACTACCTAGTGCCTTAGCTAATTTTACTAAAGTAGCTTTACTGAAACTATCAAATCCAGCTACTCTAAGAAGCTGATATCTCAAATTGGGAATATTAGTTTTCCATATGCCAGGCTGGTAATCGTCTCTAGTTGCCACTTCAAGTATGCCTATCCACAACAATCCTTTAGTAACTATGATTGCATCAGCAGGAGTTGTGTCAATAATGGTATACAGCTTGTCATTAATAAATAATGCTCTCTGACTAGGCTTTAGGGGCTTTGAAGATCTTACTTCTATACCGTAGTTATATTTTAGAAACAACTTACTAGAAACTAGAGAACTCATTTTAGCTCTGCCAGCTATTTCACAAAGAGCTTCTTCATATGCACGATCAACAGCTCTCCATACATCTCTATTCTTTAATATGCTCTTGAGATCCTTTAAATTCTTATCAAAAGTATTGCTCATAAATAAATTGGCAGTTAACCTACTCACTGCCAGGTTTTAGATATTTATTCTTCTTCGTCCAAATCAGACATGTCATACTCTTCCCAGTTCTGCTGTTCTAAGAACGGCATTGTCATGTCCATTCCAAATGATGTGTTAATTCCACCGAAAGAAGCAGGCATTCCACTAATACGCTCTTCAAAGAACCAGAACGTATCATCCACTTTAGCAGCATACATATATTTGCCAGTTTCATCATAATCATGAAATGACTTCTCTACGTGCTTTGGATAATAAACTTTGATAGTGGGCTTAGTGTGCATTGCTTGTGCAACTGAAGATGATGGATATTGCAGTATAACTGCAACCTTACCATTTACTCTAGTAAGGTCTACAATCATGCTTTTGAAGGGAGCAGTGTTAACTACAATACTATAGTTTGACTCTCCAACTTCATGCTTATCTGGGTCGAAATCCGTCTCAATGGAATAGAACCATTCCATAACCTTCATTGCATAATTCTTGTGTTCGATGTTATATTTTTGCTTAGACATACTTTATTTAATGAGTTTACCTATACACTCACGAGGTTTTAGTGAAATATTTAATAATAGCTACCTCAGCCGTTAATTTTGATTAACATGTCATTGTCAGAAAGGATATCAAGTTGCACTTGTTCCTCAGCCGTCATGATAGATTCCGATTCCTTTGAGCTCCATGGTTCCAGATGACAAACCCAAGTAACCTTACCACTGTTGGAGATTGGTTGCTTGTAAAGCGATATCAAAGAATCAGGATGTTTCTTTGCATACGTCCTGCCAAATTTAATAGCATTGTAAGACTGAAGAGTAATTTTAAGTGGTGTTAATTTACCATTTACTAATTCAGCTACTAAGAAGAAATACTGTTTCATAATCTTGTACAACTTACCTATACGTTGTGAGGTTCTAATTGTTAGTGACTAATTAGTTTCAGCTTGTTTAGCTTACTTATAGCATCGCCACGTAAAGGCTTAGTCATGATGCCGCTCCCATCACGGGAGAATGAATAATTTTAACTTACTGTATTTATTAATTTAAATTCAAACAATTTCATCTTCCTGTGCCACTATACTTTGAGTTGTTATCACAACAACTACATAGTCTCAGGGCGTACCCATTATGATGATGCTAATAAAGAAATAAGAATATGTGAACCAGAGTAGATTCGAACTACTAACCTTTCTCTAGATGAGAATGTTCTTCCTGGATTGAACTACTGGTTCCAAACCAAGCCTGTTTCACAACAGACTTGGATTCAAATAACAATTTTAAACTTTTATATTATAGTACACTTGATTGCATTTTACACCTAAAACTTATAACTGCGCAACGCATAGCCTGAATATTACACGTTCTCTCCAAGAGTAACTATCTTAATCTCTAAAATAGTTACTTCCTCTTTATCAATATGAATTATCATTTTGTGGGATTGTAGATGAAACTTTCCTGTTCTTCAAATGTGATTTTAATGTGTTGCACACGCCAGTTTGCTGTTGAATGCATTACATCTTGTTGATATTTCACATGAGAGATTGCCTCTTCTCTAGTGTTATAACAACGCACAAATCTTTCATCTGTAGATACCCACCAACCCGATTGAATATTTAATGGATTCATAATCTTTACACTTACCTAATCAGTGTGAGGTTGAAAGTTAGTAAAATGCCTGTCTTTCCAGGCTGTCACCAAACTTATAAATCGGAATTGGTTTCCTGTACGGTTTATCCTTAAACTTTTAAGTGCGTTACTAGTAAACCGCCTAAAAGATACAGCACTACTGGTTTAAACTACCCTACCAGCAAGTAAAGCTCGTCTTTCCGAGCCGCCATGCTATCCCTTGTGTCACAGTACTCGCAACATACTATAACAGAACGTTCCTTTAGCCGATTACCCACACACCCCTACGTACAATGGTGGAACGTAGCTTTCGCTACGATAGTCAACGCTCATTTGCTTCCCTCTCTTAGGTCTCTGTCACTATGCAGTTCATAATTGCAAATAGGGCGGAATGGTCCCCACATTACTACTTAAAGCAATGTGGTTTTACCATTATTTACTCGCAAATACATTTTCTTTGTGAGTCTATCATAGCTCTTGTACGCATTACTCGGCAGAGGAGCCTTACCGAAACCTACAATGTAGGACGCTGTTTAAAACTTAAAAATTAATATAATTAAAACAATCATGTGGACTCCTGCTTTAACGCATGAAGCAGGAACGTTTAACTTTTGGCACTACATACATTATGTCCGTTTTGTGATGTAGGGATTCTAAGTATTTGCAACTACTCAGAAGAGCTAAACCAGGTTGCCTATCCTTTACAGCGATAGGCGTTCTGTTTATTTATAACTGCATCCAACAATTACCATGCCAAGCAAATTCTGCATCACCGATTCTCATTCTCCACTCAGAACCATCATCAGTATAGAATTCATATTGTCTTCTGAAAGCTTCTTCACTTGAAATTGTTGTTGTATGTCCGTCTGACCAAATTATCTTATCCATAATTGTATATGTAATTGACCTTTACATTACGAGGTTTTAAATTGTTAATCAGACTCCTGCATATAGCAGAAGTTTCGTCCAGTCTCATCAGTGATTATTTTATAGACTCCTGGTTGTCTTATTAACGCTTCTTCTTTAATTCTTGGAAACGCTTGCGAGCTTGTTCACCTTTGGAGAATTTCTGACATGTTGTGATTGTCATATTACCTGTAGATTCTTCTACATAGATAGTCCAATCAAATGCATGTGTGCCCATTAATGTAATGGTTCTTCCCCACTTATCTGTGATTTGTGCTCTTACTGAAGATGTGCAATTCTGTTTGTTGAAACGTTTCATAACTTTATACTATTTACCTATACATAGCGAGGTTTTAAGTTAATATCTTGTTATTTATTTGTCATCT